TCCCTCAACGGTATCCTTCAGGTGACGAGACAGTGAGCCGCGACCTGTGCCGGACTGAGCGTGAGGACAACCGTCGGAAAGTACGATCATGATCTTGCCTTTCTCCTTACGCATACGCAGGCGACGGTGAGCAATGTCAATACATTCTCCATCGACGTTGTTGCGGAGAAAGCTCACGTTAGGCAACCATGCGAAGCGTTGGCGTGTCTCAGTGTTAATACGCTCCTCATAGCCTTTCACGATAGGCATGTAGAGTGATTCATAGCGCGAGTATTTAACGCCGTACTTTCGCTCTTGTTCTTCCATGCGTGAACCGTCGTGGACGTCGCCAGTCGTAAAGCAGATCACCTCATGATTGATACTGAGGCGGTCGAGTACCTGTGAGAGCGCATAGGCTGCTGCTGCTGCGGTGTGAATCTTACCGCCAGTCATTGACCCTGATGCATCGACAACAAGTGATACCGCAACGTCGTTGGTGATGTTCTGACGCTTCTGACGGAACACGCGGTCGTCGCCTGCACTCAGACGAGCAAGCGCTGACGGATTCATGCGACCTTTGCGCAAGCCGCCTTCCCATGAAGCAATAGACTTTGCTCGCATGGCACGTTCAAGGTCTTTTGAGATTGGACCAACCATCGCGTCCACTTTCTCGTTCATGTTCACGACCATTCTGGGACTGAAACCTGAGCCGACGTGCAACTTCTCCACTTTGTCGTGTTCGTTTGTATATACGAGATACGGTGTACCTTTGGCAGCGAGCGCAGCTTGTTCGCCCATCTTGCGCGAAATGGCAGCGTCGTAGTTGTTGGCAGTGTTTTTGTCGATCGCACCCAAGATTGCACCGCCATCTAGGTTTGAAACTTCATCATCGGTTTGCTTGTGGCTCATTTCGCCTGATTTAGCTTTGCCCTTACCTTTTTTACCTTCGTCTTTGCCTTCACCTGAGCTGTCACCTTCGCCTTCGCCTTTAGCTTCGCTTTTGCTCTTGCCTTCGTCTTCACCTTCACCATCTTCTTTGGCTGCGCCTGGTGCAGAACCTTCGCCTTCATTTTCGCCTTCGTCGTCTGCGCTGCCGCCTGATGCACCTGCACCTGAACCACCGCCACTTTCAGATTCTTCTTCGTTGTCGTCATTTTCATCTTCGTCGGGCGCAGGCGGCTCCTCATCTTTAATGCGCTTGATGATGGTTTGCGCCATGTTGATCACTTCTTTGGTTGAGCTGAGAGCTTCAATCTGTGGCTGCAAGTCTTTGATCTTGTCGTAGAAGTTTTGAACATGGTGCATCTTGTCATCCATATACGCTTGGAAGCGATGCTGACCTGACATGCCGCGCAACAATGGCGTTGCTAACAGTCCAACCATTTCTTCTTCGGAAGCGCCCGCTTTGACTGCCTTTTTAATTTCAGGCTCAATCATGTTCTCAAGGAAAAAGTCTGCGGTATTACCCAAGTTTGTACCTGAACCGCGATATTTGTTTGCCATCGCTTTTTCAATACGCGCATCTTCGAGAATGTTAAACAGCTGGTGCAAGTCTTTGTCTTTGATCTTCATAGACTGTTTAAAGTCGGTAAACAGGATGTGCGCAACTTCGTGATCGAGAAAGCCTTGAATAGCGTCAATTAGCGCGTCGTCTGCGTTGTCTGGGAGGTATGGTAGATTAACCTGAACTGGCTTGCCTGACGCGTCATTGCGCACCCATGCTTCGATACCTGACTGCGTTACTTGAACATCTGCGCCTGAGAGTGTTTGTGTGACCGTTGCGATCGCTTGGCGCATAATTGCTATACGTTCGTTCATATTCAACTTCCTTCGAGTGAAAATTAATACCAAAAATTAAAGTCACCGCTGACTTATTATGTCTAGTATTATGCACGAAAGATGTTGGAATAGAAGTGTTTATAGTGGGGAAAATTTTAAGCCCCATAATTGGGGCTTATTGTTCGTTTCGAGGCCGTTGGGCTGTTACATGCTTATCATAACGCAGTCACTATCTGCTGCAGACTGGATGATTACCGCGTTGCCGCAGATTGGATGACCACACAGTCGGCACATCGTAAAAGTTCCTATATTCTCCATAGATGCTTGATCTGATTCGCACAAATCGCAAAATTCATCTATGGAGATTAATGTTCCCGCTGCTTGCTTCTCGCTCATTTTTACTTCCCAAGACACATTGTTCTTAATTAGGTGGGTTACGGCTTGGAGGTTTTCGCCAAATTGTAACAAAGTAGATATGGCGTATTATATTGGATTAAATCTTCTTTTCGCTTTGCGTAATTTCCGTTTGATTAAATATTAACTAGCGGCCGAAATCTAATTTATAAGTTCCGATGATTGAGAATGGCCTTTTCCAACAAACCGCTGCTTGAAAATTTTGCGTGATTTGTCTCCTAATTTGCCGTAATTTCGGCTAACTTGGGAGACTTGGGCATCCATACCGCTATCGTATATAAATATATAAATCTAATTAATGTATTTAAATTACATATTAATTAATACGATAGACATGGCGGTTCCCAAGTCTCCCAAGTTGCGGATTTAAAGTAAGTCACTTGTAACTTAACCGACCTCGGGCGTTCAAATTGCCTTCATAATCTTGTGCTACAATTGCCTCATAGAGATGTAATTTGGTTCGCTTAATTGTCCATTAATTGAGCCGCATTAACATTAAGCCTGTTGAAATTTGTTAGCTTGGGACGAAAATTATGGCAAGTGCTATGATTTGTAATTAAATCACCCGTAACTTACTTTTAACGATGTATAATGTTGGGACGAAGGTTCGGTTTGACCTCGACAAAAACATTACTATTAAAATTAACTACGGCATTTTGTGCCTTTGGGAACGCGGAGTATCGCTATGAACAACTTAATCAACGACAGTCGCTCAGTGGCGGATATTGTGAACGACGCGCTTGAGGCGAATCCTCAAATCAAGCAGTCGGTGGTTGCGGAAGTATCAGGCTTTGCGAAGCCAAACATGATCTACATGATCAAGACTGGCAAGACCAAAGTACCTCTCGATAAAGCAGGCAAGCTGGCGGAAGCTATTCGATTAGACCCTAGAGAGTTCTGGTTTAAGTGTTTGAAAGAATATTTACCAGGCGCATTTGAGGAGTTCGAGAATTACTGCAAGCAGCCTGTAGTTAGCGCAACGGAGTTGCGTTTCATTAGAGCGGCACGTCACCACAAGTTAGACCTTATGAAGCTTTTGGATGACAACACCGCCCCTGTCAAACTCACGGAAGAACAGACTGCGGACGAATAACGCTTCAAGTTCCCAAAATACTAACCGCCTTCGGGCGGTTTTTTATTCTCTCCCCTTAAAATGTAGTAAAATGTCTCTTTTACTACATTTGTTAGGAAAAAAGCCTAGACATCGTTTTGGCTTGGCGTTATAAGAAACTGAACAAATGTAGTAATTTATATTTATTTACTGGACTTTCAGGGATTTACAAAATGATTAAGAGTGGCAAAGCTCCATACGTGCCGCCCGAGGATTTGGAACTCACAGTTGGAAAGTTGAAGGGTCCAAACATGCGACGAAACAGGGTGGTGTTGTACTTCTCGCATTACCTCGGGTTACGCGCAAAAGAATTGGCGGCACTCAAGTTGTCAGACGTTTACGATCACAAGCGCAGTAAGGTCAAAGAAGCCATTCGATTATTGGCCGCATATACCAAAGGTCAGAAGTTTAGGGAGGTTTATCTCGTCAACGAACAGGCGATCGACTATCTCAAAGCCTATCTGTATGCCGAACGCTGTGGTAGTTCGCCTGAATCTCCGCTGTTCATGTCTCAAAAAGGCGGTCACTTCAATAACAAGTCGATGGCTCGAATGATCAACACTCTTTACAAGCAAGCAGGGGTGAACGCGAGTTCTCACTCTGGGCGACGCTCATTTGCGACACACTTGATCCGCAAGAATGTAGACATTCATTCTGTGCAGCAGTTGATGGGGCATAGCTCGATTCAAACAACCCAAGAATATTTCGCTACAGACCCGAACAAACTCAGGGATGCAATGGGCAAGTTATAAATATGGCAATATGGGAATATTCCTTGCCATATTTCCATGTACTCATCAGGTCACTTTTAAATGCCGTTGCCAAACTATGCAGCCTATATTACACTCATGCTTTCACTGGTGCATTTGCCAATATTAGAAGGATAAAAAATGTTAATACTAATCGCTAACTCGAAAGGCGGTTCACACAAGACCTCACTTGCAACTTCAATTCTTGCGGAACTCTCTAAACACCACGCAGTAGTCGGCATTGACCTTGACCCTGTAAATAAGTCAGCGTCCAAATGGAGCGTCTCTCGCGATGAAACGCAGGGGAAATTCTACGAACTTACTGGAGACATTAAGGACGAACTGGCGCGTGTACGCGACGATTATGACCATGTTATCGTGGACGCTGGCGGTTTCGATAACATTGAAATTCGTACTGCAATGGCTCTAGCTGACGTGGTTTTAATCCCACTTAAAGTCGGTTCTTTGGATAATATTGAGGGTTTCCGCAACATCGTTGATCTCGTCTATGAGTTCCAACCAGTTAAAGAAAAGCCTGCAAAAGTGTTTGGCGTTGTCGTTGGTGCGAAGGGTGTTGGCGGTGGCGCAGAAATTCAACGTGCGCTTGCTGAGATTGCCGACTATGACGCTGTTAAGCCACTGAAAACCTCAATCGCTGATCGCATTTGGTATGGGCGTGCCATAGATGCAAAAGTCGGTCTGACTGAATATGTAAGTCCTGACCCAAAAGACTTCCGTTTAGTTGAAATGGCCAAAAAAGAATTTTTAGCAATGCTTGAGGAGATTATGTAATGACTGAATCAAACAACGAGAAAGGCGCATTGCCACCTAAGCGCGAACGTACACCACCAGGACAAGGGCAGCCACAAACACAGGAACAGCGTCAGCAGGCGGAAGATGAAATCATCAACAACGCACCTTTGCGCAGTACCGACGACAGCTCTACCAATGCTGCAGAGCCAAAACAGACACGTAAAGCAAAGAAACCGAAACCTTGGCGTCAGGGCTTTGATTTGTCAGCCGAAGAACTCTCACACATGCCAGTAAAGACCACGCTCTCTACGAGCAAGGAGATTGAGCTGCGCTTGGCGTTTATTGCGAACGAAATGAACCTGAATCGCGGCTTTGGGCCAAAGACGTTCTTGCGTGACCTACAGATGCAGGCGTTTGAGGAGTTCACTACACGTAAGCTGAAGGAGATGGGTTACGACGTCGATTAAGTCCAACTCATTAAAAAGCCCGCTTATGCGGGCTTTTCTTCGTCATCACCGAAGATGATTGGATTGTAATGATCTGCAACCATTCGCTTGTACTGCGTCCCTAAGCTAGTCCATGAGCGACCGTATGCGCCATAAACCACCTCGTTGAGATCATCTAGGGCAACATGCTCTAAGTCGTCTGTGACGTGCCAAAACATATGTATCGTCTTAGTAGATAGAACGCTACTGCGGAGCACACCTTGCGCAAGCTCTGTGAGATTGGAAAGTCTATGTGCTTGCTGTACGGTTAAGTTTGCGGTGCGAATCGCTGATAACTCCATTTCCATGCCGAATAGGAGTGCCATGCGGTAGATCGGCGGCATACGCTTTAAGCCCGATACAAACTCTGTGGTCGTTAATGCTTCTGTGTGGTCTTGGTAATAGTCTAGTAGTGGTGAATCGCAAAGGTCGTCAAGTTTGGCGTAAAGTACGTGTTGGATTAAAAAGCTAATTTCTTGGTCAATGTTTGAGTTTGTGTCGTTCATTAAGGTTTTTTTGCGCACAGCAACGAGCTGCACAGGATGAATCTCCGAGACTTCTTTGTCCCAAAGTTTCGATTTTGCGATCGCAGAGCCTGCCAAAGTTGGCAGTAAGCCTGGAATTTCTTTTAACAACATGAAGGAAAACCCCTTAAACAAAAAACCCCAACCGAAGTTGAGGCTTTTATTATAGTGGCTCTGAAGTAGTTTTAAGCCACTTTTTTGATGCTTGCCTTGAAATTAATGCTGGACGGCAACTCATTCATGCGCGTGACGTGATCATGGATGATGGCCGAAACCTGTTGAATTTCTTCAGGACGGTCTCCTGACATATCAAAAAAGATGTCAAAGTGAGTGCCGCGCTTGGCCTCGTCCACCCACCCCTTCTCCATTTCGATGTAGCTGACCACCTTGTCAATGTACTCCGCATTGCTTAGGCTATTTTCATCACGCTCCTTGATTAGACGCGCCAGGATCGTCATCATGTCTCCGTCGATAAAACTCATCAAGTGCGGCATCTTGTTCGCGATCAAGTATTTGCGGAGCTTCTTTGCACCATTAGGGCTGAGTGTGACAACTGAGTTCACATTACCTTCGATGGCTTCGAGCAATTCAGCGAAAGACAAACCGTATTGCTCGCCAAAGAAGGTTTCGGTTTCAAGGTATTTACCGCTTTCTTTGGCCTTGTTAAACGTCTCATGGTCGAGAAAGTAATAAGTGTACCCTTCAACTTCGTTGTTCATGCGTTTGCGTGTGGTGCTTGTCACGATCTTGGTGTAGCCGCGCAAAACTAAATCATCTGCAATCTGACGTTTGCCCGAGCGCGTTTGTCCTGAAAGTATTACTAATGCCATTTTATTTGTCCCTAATTGGTTTGGTGCAATAAAGAATGCCGACCATTTCGAGATAGTCGGCATTTCAATTTCTATCAGCAGTAACGTCGATAAACTTGGCGATCAGCCGAGTAACGACTATTGCGCAAGGTGTCACATTCGACATCGTCATCACGGCGGTGTGAACCGTAGTATGGTCTTGGCTTTGTTGCGCTGTTCGCTACAACTGGCTTTTTCACCGTTGAGATCGGTCGCGGTGCAACTGGCTTAACCACTGTTGGCGTTGTACGTGCAATCGAAGATGTTGTACGAGTTACCGATGGGCGTGAACTGCTAAAGCTGCTCGACGAACGGCTAACACTTACGCTACTGCGGCCACCGCTGAACCCTGCATGTGCTTGTTGCAATGACAGAGCAATGATTGCTCCTGCGGTACACATTGCCAGTACCGCTGCAATCACCACATCTTTAATGTTGATCATGCCGCTTTCCCAGTGATGATGTTGTCAAATTGCGCTTGAATGCGCTCCAAACTGTCTGCTTCGTCTTTGTCTGTGCGGTACACATCTTCTGCAAGGCGAGGTAAAAACAAGCTGTAATCGTCATTTGATGCACTTGGACTAAGCAACTGATTAAACACGACCGTTACAATTTTACCATTCCAGTCTGCACGATCTTTTTCAATCGCCTTGCGCATCTTTTCATTCTTGACCGCAACATCAACTTTCAATTTGCCACACGCAGATCGGCAACGTAACGCTCCCGGCAAGCCTTCGTTCTTACTGCCAATCTTGCCGTCCGCAATGTCGTAGATTTCCAACTCACACGGCGCTTCGATCTTGAGCTTCACTTGATCTTTAGATGTGCCATCTTTCCAAATCATGTCAGGACGTTTAATTACAGTGCCCTCTTTACCTTGCTTGGTAAGACTGAAAAAGTGATCGTATGCGGCAGCGAGTGACGTCACCACCTTCGTTTCGATCATGCGAATGTGAGTGGTGTTCTTGGTTGTGTCGCGAATATCCTTCAGACGATTCAAGTAAGGCGTGTTGTACTGCCCTTTCGCTTTCACCGCAGTGATTGGAATTAAGTCCCAAATCAAGTAAATCGGACGCTCACCTTCGCCAAACTTGCCACCTTTAAGAACTGAGTTCAGAATGCCGTTACTGACTTCACGCGCCAAAATTTCGCCATCACGTTCAACCATTAGCTCACCGTGATACTGGAAGTTTTCACGGAGCTTGACCTTTGCTTCTTCAATCAGATCGCCAAACTCATCCATAGGGAATGGTGAGCCTTGACGCGAAGCGAAGAACAATGTGCCTTTGATGCGGTTGCCATTTGCGAACATACTGTCGGCTTTCTCTTGTGAGATAATACCTTTCGACCAGTCCCATTCTTCGATCTTCGCTTCTTTTGGCAAAGAGCAGCGCTGATAAGGGAAAACGGGGATTAAGTCCTTACATGCTTTGTTGATGGTTGATTCGCTGAAGCCTGCACGTAGGTCTTTACGCAAGATACGAATCAATAGCTCTGCTGAATCCTTGCTGAGTGTACGCAACTGTTTCTCAAGTGCGTCTTTGGCTGCGTTACCTGTGAGTTTGCGATCAATCAGGTCTTGCAGGAACTCATGCGTACCGTTTTCATCAAAGAACAATTCGCCTGGCTCAATTTCTTCGTGCGCTTTGGTTGGCCGAATGCCAAAGATCATAAAAGGGTCGTATGCGAGTTTGCACACCGCCTTAAATTCATCATTTGCCGCAAAGTTCGTAACGAGTGCCTGCTTGTCATTCTTTGACGATTTTTCGGCTACTTCGTTAAGTGCGAGTAATATGTCTTTACTGTTCATGGATATACCCTTTAGTTGGCTACTGCTTGCTGTTTACGACGTTTCGCGATTTCGAGGAGCGACATGCCCGTCGTGTCAAAAGTCACCGCTGACTTTTCATTTTGTGATGATACTGTATTCGCTGTGGAAGTTGAAGCATTTGCACTGGTTGTCTTTTCTTCTGTTGGTTCTTTCGCCAACTCACGCATACGCTTGTTGATGGCGTCTGCAACGGTTGGTGTTGATTTAAATTCTGGAGCATGTGCAATGCCTTTTGGCACAAGTCTGCTTTCGTCAACTGCTTTTGGAGAAGCTAGGGTGCGACCGACATTACTTTGGCGACCAAGTTTAAGGCCCATCGCTTCTGCATTTTCGATTTGATTTTCTCGGAGCTTCTTGCGGTTCACGTAGTAGATTGCGCGTCCCGCTTGTTCTTCTTCCTTGCGCATACCGATGACCATGCAAGCCGAACCACTTGCGATAGCCGCCCCACAAGCCGCTTCGTTTGTATCTAAACTTCCTGCTTTGCGGTCTTCGATACGACGCAAGCATGATGCGTAATTGGGACGGTAGCCTGCTGCGCCGCAGTAGTCGCAGTAATACGCGTTAGTGCCTAATGCAGATTGTTCTATTGGGTAGACTTCTTCGTCTTTAAACTCGACTAAGCGAATGTTACGTGCCATGTGATGTACCTTTTTGATTGATGCTTCGTTTCGATAAAGCAATGATATAGTGCTGATGTAGGGTTAGAAGCGTGTTTGTAACTAACCCTAGTGTTTGCCCTACCATGTCGCCCAATTGTCGTACTGGGGCTTTGGTTGCGCAGGAATGTTGGTAACAACACCAGGCGTAGTGCCGTTGAGGTTGAAATGCTTGGTAAGTGTCGGCAATGCCAAACTGCCATCATTACGCATCTCTAACCGCTTGTTCTTTTGTAGCGCGTAGATGAATCCATACACTTGAGATGCCTCAAGTTCGGCAGAGTAATTGCCTGCGTCCACAAGTTGCGAAATCAGATCCAAGAAACCAATTCCTCGATCTTTGAGTTGATGAATCCGCTGATTGCCGTTCTCTAGGCAAGTCTCATTGAGTTCGTCAATTTGCTTGGCGTAACTGTTCATGTCTGCACCGCTGTAGGTATTAACCCACACCGTTGATCTTTCGCTATTCATAGACAGCACTGCCGAATTGAAGTTGCCTTCAGCACCCGCCTCAATACCGACTACACTGAAAAAGCCTGTTAGTGTTTTGTAGGTGCTCTGTGTAAATGTGAAGCTCATTGCCACGTCCCCCATTGTGCGTATTGATTTGTCTTTGGAGCTTCCTCAATCTTTGTTCCCGTTAGTGCGCCAAACAGCTTGAAGCGTTGCTTTTGGTGTTCGCCATCATGCTGAATGCCAAGACTGTCTAACCAACGATTCAAGCCTTGAAGTGAAATCGTTGGTTGTTGTGCATTGCAGAAATTCATAATGCGCGTGTCGGTCTGCATCAAACATCTGACATCGCCATTGTTGTCCTTGTAGGGGATGTGGCGCATGTAGACGTCGGACGGCGTGGCGACATATCCTGTATCTTCAGCGTAATCTAAGACTTTTTGGTAGCCTTTCAACAGGCGATCGTTTTCGCCAGGCTGCTTAATGTTATAAGCATCGGCACCAATCTCTATCTCCCCATGTCGATTCTCAACGCCAAGGTCAATGCTGATGCCAATTGCGACAGAGATGCCATTGTTTCGATTGCTTACAATGACAGCAATGGCACGCTCTCCTTCATTAGCGGAATTGGTATGAACGCCATCAAAACTGGCTGTAACCGTCAATACGGTCGGAGGAAGGTGCTCAATCACCACGCACCCCACTGATTGTTATAGGTCAAGTCAACTTCCTTGTACTTTTCACCACCCTGTAAGAAGTCCACGATGAAATGTGCATTACGACCGAGACATGCGTACATGGCTTCGCCCATGCCGTTTGCAGCCTCTAGCCATTGATTGCCTTTGTAGTGCGACAAGCCCATATCAAAGTCGCGCTTGCAGTATTCGCCATTCATCACCTTTTTGCGGAACTCGATCATTTCGCCTTGATTGAAATTCACGAATCCATCTTCGTCGGTGCTGTATAGAATATTGATCGCTTTTGGCTCTTTGCCGTTACTTGTTGCCCATGTCACATCAATAAATACAGATCGGAGCGATTTAGTGGCTTGAATGGCTATACCCGCATGAATCTCTTTTAAGTCGTCGGTCATGCCGTTGAAGTGTGCAACAAACAATGCCGTGTGACCTTCTGGACTTAGATCAACCATTTCGCCATTTACTTCGTCAATCTCCTTGTAGAGATCGACAAGGTCGCTGTCGTTCGTTGCTGACACATCCTCTGTAATGTCGTCTTCGTCGGAGAACAGCGCGTCTAAGTCTTTGTCTGACAGCATGTAGCTTTTTGTAGTCATCATGCCCACATTCCCCATGACGATTGGTAGGCATTTGCACGTTCTTCATCGAGAGCTGCCATGCGGTTCTTTTCTTCTTCCGCCTCTTTAATGTCGGCTTCTGATGGTTCGACTGAATTATGCCAACCACCTAACAGCATGATCTGCTCGACAACCGATGAGCCTAAGTCTTTACGAATGATCGAAAGCGCCTCTTTGTCTTTAAGTTTGTCATTGCCAAAAACATGCGCGTTAAGCTGACCAGGCTGTCCGAGCATCATCTTTGAATTTGAAAGACGGCGCGTATAACCTTTCTTTTCCTTTTCGTTGATCTTCTTCTGTGCCTCTGAATAGACTGTTGAATTGTTAATTCCGTGAGACCAAGAAATCTGACCTGTTTTTCCAATAGGGCCATATTGCGTCATCATGGATGCAATCTTGGTTGTTTTGTTCGCCACGACCATGATGCGATAGAACTTGTTGGAAGAACCCTCTGTGCATTCGAGATAGTATTGGGTTATCTCTACGCTGTGTTTGCCTGTGATTTCTGTCATGTGATGTACCTTTTTGCTTGATGCTTAATTGTGAATGACGAATATTGGAAAGTAGCGTTTCGGGGCTACCTGATCTGTTTAGCCGAACAATGCCCACTGTGCGTATTGCGGCTCTTGTTTTGGTGTCGGCTTTGTGACATTTGAAAAGATCGGCTTTCGCTCAAGTCTCCTCATGATGACATCTAGCTCTGTCATAATGTCTTTACCTACCGAATCTCCAAATTTGCGAAGGAGCATGTTTTCGGCGCGCTGTGCGTCGCCAATAGCTCTCAAAGGAAAATGAACACCATTTACGTTGAATGGTGCATCCGCGTGTATGAAGTAGTGCTTCATATTTTCAAACATGCGGCTCTTGTATAGATCGCATTTAAACGTCGTGGAGATAAATAAGCTCATAGATCGCATTTCGCGAACACCTTTGCTTTCCAGGCTATTTGGCGTAATGTCAAAAACCTCAGAACAGTGATGAACCCAATCATCTTCTTCGATGTATCCGTCATCCGACACGAAGTCACTCAATGCGGTGCGTACTCCTCTAACTCCGCCAAGTAGAGGGTGGTAATCAGTTTTGTCATACAACTCAACCACGAACGCCTCAGCAAGCATGTCGTGGTTTTTATTTTCCGTAATCTGAGAACGAACAATTAATTCCAAACTCATGCCCACATCCCCCACGCTGCTCCGTATTCGCGCCGCTGTGCCTCACCAGGCATTTTTGGCATTTGTGATTGCGGCTCGACAACACGAAGACTCGTTGCTGGCAGTTCTTCAAATTGCTGCTGAAAGAAGTTCAGGACTTCTATCGCTCTGCGTTTACCTAGCGACTCCACCAATGTAATTTGAAGATTCCTAAAACATTCCCGATCGACGACGTCATCGAATTTGCACTCATTGCCAAATGGTGTCTTTGTCTCGTTGCGCGTCGTTACACAAAGATGATTCATTCTGCCTACATCATCGATACCGTAGTCATTGACGAGCTTGGCCGTCTCCTTGTTGCACAAGTGAGTAATGCGCTGGCGGGAAACGCTGTCGTGCTTTGTCGTGTTGATATATTGCCAATCTTCATATTCAAGGATGTACTTATCCTCGTCGTCATACTGGAAGCACTGAATCTCAGCCTTTCGCGTCAGGATGATTGCTGACAGGCTAGAGCGTTGACCGCCTCGCATGTCGATGGAGATCGTCTCGAAAATATGCGTCTCGTTTTTAAATACACTTGAGCTATAAACCGCTTGAATGCCCATTACATGAGTTCCATTTTTAATTTAATTGCTGATGTAGTATTTATAACTCGCGCATTGAGGAAAGCATCGCGAACTACTTGGGCATCTACTTCATTCGGGTCTTTATCCTTCGGTAGCCTTGCAAGTCGCGCGACAAAGCCAACACCATGCAACATCAATGCGGCATCCACTGCGTCATTCAGCGCCACCTTCTCGCCATCCCACATGATTGTGATGCGCTTCAAGCCTGCATCTTTCATCTTGAGCAGCTGTGCCAACTGAGAACTTTCGTCGCCATGCGACAGATGCTTACCGAATGAACCGATTGCTGCCACGTTGCACAAGGCGTCGTCTTCTTGAAACGCCTGGTGAATTGCCATGACGTCGAACACACCTTCGCCCATGCACGCGTCTTTATAGCCAAACGCATTATGGCCATTAAAAATAATTGAGCCTGTAGACGCAAAACCGTTAGGGAATAAGTATTTCTTTTCCGATGTGCCAGTGATGTCACGACCTTGATAGGACACAAGATTGCCGTCCAGATCGTAGATAGGAATAATGATTCGACTGCTGAAATTTTGTAACTTGCGTTCCCCTTCATGGTCGATGTATTCAAACCACCCCTTTTGACAGTAGCGCAAGCCAAAATCTTTCGTCGTGTCGTTTGTAATACCGCGCTCTTGGAGGTACTTGAGATTGCGACCGCCCACAGGTAACACCATTGACTTAGGCATTTTTAGTGCACCACGCTCTGCAGGCTTGTACTCACTACGCTTTACGGTGAAGCCTTGTTCTTCTGCGATAGCTTTGATGTGATCCACGATCTCGCGATTGTTCAGATCGCCCAATGATGCTTTGATGAATGACCACTTTGAGAACTTAGCCTCACAGTCACCGTGAAAGCAGTTACCCAAGCCAGTCTCTTGCCCCATGTAGACCTTCCAATTGCTGTTACCGCACACTGGACATTCGCGAATATTCAACTGAACACCGCGAGAACCACGTGCAACCTTGTACTCGACCGCCTCACGGTTGAGCCAATACTCCATGTCGATCTTGTCGAGTATTTCGCCAATCTCTGAATTATCGCGTTTGGTGACTGAGGTGGACATTGTTTGTATCTCTTAAAACTTGTTACACGTCTACTTTAGACGCTGAATACTGGAACGCAAAAAGGGCGTGTAAAACGCCCTGTGCTTTGCTTATGCCGCTTGCGCTTCGTCAGCAATCAGAAGGTTAGCCACCCGAAGGTGACTAAGTAAGCGAATCAAATTGCTGGAAATGCAATGTTCAATCGTCGCATCTTCACTTTACATGCCGTGAGGAACTTACTTCGCGATGACCATGCAAGGTTGTCGAGGTTGGCGTTGTTACGGTCGCCATCTAGGTGCTCAACCAAATCAAGACCAAACATGATGGTTGGACCCTTCGGTGTGAGGTAGATGTCCTGCATATACTGTGGCATCTCAGAGAATGCTTGCAGAACCAAATGAGACACGCGACACGACACATAGCCATCTTTTGACTTTGATTGGCGACACATGCGATTTGGCAAGTAAACTACCGCTGATTTGCCTTTGCAATTGACGTGGTTTTGCTTGCGCTCCTCCCATGCGCCATTCACATTTACTTCAACCTTTGTGCCTGTGCGGTTTACGCGTAAAACGATGCCATACACATAGGTTTCGCGAAATTCGTCGTCCGCGACTGGCAATGGAGTTATAACTTCAAACCCACCATCAGTCGCTTCAGGCTTTCCCGCAAAATGTTCCGCTGCTTGTTCGGCTGTTGTGATGCCGATTTCCGACAAAGCTTTTTCAACAAAGTGCTTCTTTACCACCTCTGCCGCTTCTACTTTTGCTTCGGCTTTGATTTGCGCAAGTTCTTCTGGACTAAACATACTTTTTCCTTTTAGGTTGGTGGTGAGCCGCTCTGACTCACCCGATCGACTTAATGACCTCTAACCACCTTAATTGCATCCTTGATTGCGCTTGTGCCGATGTTGCGTAACTTCTGCAATTTTGATGGCTGTTGTTTAACCTCCACCATGTCTGCAGGCACTACGAATAACCAATCATCTATAGGCTTATCGAGTACAAGCACCTCAACTGTTGGCTCTTTAAGTAGCTGTTGATCTTTCATTTTATTCTCCGCAAGTGAACTGTTTCGAGAGTGTATAGTCACTTGCGGTTTCAGGGGATGCAAGCGCTTAGCTCACATCGCCTGTTGGCTGTTTTTCTTTCTTTGGTTGAGTCACATTGACGAACCAAGCCACGATCATTGCTGCTGTCGCTACGCCAAACGTAAACGCCAACCCGATGAAGTAAGCCCAAAACATTGAGCCTACTAAACTAAAGTTCACACTGAGTTCCATCACTCGATCCTCACTACATCTTCGATGAATTTCATCATGGACAAGTTTTGCTTGATCACGACGGTAAAGCCTGATTCTTGGTTACGTGATGCCGCAAAGTACAAGCGAGATTCGCCACGCGCCGCTTCTTCTTCGGTCTTGTTGATCGAGATCATCAAGTCCACTGTACGCACCTTGTTAAAGTCCTCTGCGACGTGTTCTGCTTTTGCAACGGTTGACTTAAAGCCCTCACGGTTGGTCTGCGTTGCTGTCAGTACCGCTGCATTCTCCTCAAACGCGATAGCACGTAAATCGACATAAACACTTTTGGAGTTCTCGATCGCGTCATTCGTGCGATAGTTTGGAGCCATAATGTCTGCATAATCGACCACAATTAAGTCAAACTTAATCGGTGGGCGAATTGAACCATCGGGATTCCGCCCAGGCGTTTTGTATCGCTGCACCAACTGACGCAATTGATTAGGACTGAACGTACCTGAAGGATATTCATGCAAGATCAGCTTGCCTGCCTTCTCCCCTGCTTTCTTGACCACTTCCGCAACTGATGCCGCTTTCGCGCCAAGCTCTTTCATCACGACACTTGCAACTGACGCATCCATACGGTCTGAGATAATGTTTGCACCAACCTCTAAGGTCGCGTACAACACATTGAAACCGTGAAATGACGCCATGCGTGCGAAGTGAATCAAGGCTGTCGTTTTACCTGCCTTTGCACCACCCATGATTGACGTAAGCTCTCGACGCCCCCAACCGCGATGGTAGAGAACAGCATCGAGCTTTGGCGTACCAGTCGTGATACCTTGCGGTGGCAGCACACCTGTTTCTTTCTCAATACGGACAACGGTACGATCTGCAACTTTGGCGTAGTAGTCATACATTGCGCCATCTTCATTGATACCGACTGTGAGTGCTGATTGGACGAGTTCGTCAATTTTGACAAATTCACCGCGTCTTAGGAGTTCAACCGAGTTCATGATTGCCTGTGTCATCGCTTGCTGTTTAGCAAAGTTGACAAGGTTGTCCTCGACGTAACCGCGATTGGATACGTCTGCATCGAGCAGCGTCTTGACGGACGCTGCTACTATTGGACCCATTTCTTTGGTGATCTGCTTTGACGCAATGGCATCTTTAATCGACTTAACTAAAGATGCTTTGTCAGGAGCGCAGTTGTACTTTTTGAAGTGACGTAGGGCGATGTCAACTAACTTTGCTTCACCCTTGTTTTCAAAGTATTCAGGACGCAGTATGTGTGCGGTACGACGCAAGAACTCGTCATCTCGCAGAGCCAGTGCTGCAATCTTCGTCTGAAATGCTTCTTCAAATTCAAACGTGCTTACAGGCGAACCTGTGGGGTCTTCCACAAGTTCTGTTGGCTCTAAAACTGCTGCTGTCGCTGTCATGGTTAAATCCTTAGCTAAACTTCACGCCATCTACTACAGGCGCAAACTCAATGAGGTTGTGCTTGAAGAAAACGCGATTTTGGTATGCGTCTGGATTGTCTGGAGTTGCACAGCTAATGCGGATTGAAATGGTCGTTTCGTCGCAGCCTTTGATTACACCTGTGTATTCATCGCCTGCAATAGTCACCAAACGAATGACGGCCGCTGAACGCATAAGACCTTTCAAAAAGGCTTGATGTCCAGTTGCTCGGTTGCCGTCGTTACGATCATCAAAACCGTGATCATCTTGGTTACGCGGTGTAAAGCCACCGTTATGACGCTGACCGCGATAGCCATTATGTTGACCAAATTGGTTTGGACGTTGAACGTGACTGTTTTCGTAACCACCGCCACCAACACTGTTACCGACTGGCTGACGATAGACCATATCGCTTTCGTTCTGCATCATCGTCTGACCGTAGCTGCGCTGATTTTGAAGCTCGTCACGCCAAGCTGACCCTGTACCATTCATGTTTTATATCCTTATAAAAACCGAGTGAATCAAACGCGATTCACTCATGGCACAAGTATAGTCACCTGTGACTTACTTTTTTGGGAAATTAAAACTCGATTGAATGATTAATAGCCATACTTAACGTATGTTGATCAAACTGCTGCATTGCTGCCTCAATTCTGACCACTTCAAACTCATACAAACAACACGCAAGCGAATAATGCGGAACACTACGCTGTGCAACTTGAGCCAATGCAAACCGTTCATGGTCGCGCTGTATCAAGCTATGATTGAAGTTTGAGACACGAAAGTAGGGGCTGCAAGCGATCTGCAAACCTGCCTTGCACATTGCCTGCCAGGACAGAAGAATTTCAGCAAGGAGGTCTTCGCTGCTTAGTTGACTTGGACGTGGAGGTACTACTCGACCGCCTGCTTTCATGGTGTAGATTTTGTTGAATGCAACTTTTAAGAAGAAGTCGTAACGAATCCCGAGCATGTCCGCTTTCTGACGTAACCGCCAAATTGTCAGACCTTCTTTTGCTTTTAAGAAGTTGCGCTTGGCTTCACCTTTGAACGGATAGATGAAGGGTGCAGATTCGATGTTGATGTTTTTGGCAATGTAGGCTTGATACTCTTTCACGAACAGGTCGAAAAAGTGGAAGGTTGCGTACATGGGGTGCATCAGCCGATAATCAAACCACTTGGTCGTCATCAGCTCAGTTTCGACTTTCCGATCCTTGAGAGGAATGTGATTGATCATCAAAATTTCATAATGATCGAAGGCGAGATTGTCGTTGTAAAACTCTCCCATCCACTCTAAGTGTTCCGACTTGGGAATACTTGGGTTCATCCGTTGCTACCGTAATATTAATAAGTTTAAGTTGTAGTTATTATATATAAATATACGATAGAGTTCGCGGTTCCCAAGTCTCCCAAGTGTGGCAAAGAGTCAATAAATACGCGGCTCAGAAGGGTAATTCTACATCCTCGCCGTCCGCTTCGTTTGGTGGTGGGAAGTCGGCTGAAGGTTTGCCTTGTCCGTAGCTTTCATCCTCGCCGTTCTCTCCGATCTGTGCATTCTTTGGTGTGTAACTGAATCGGTAGCCGACAGTTGTGCGCCCTTCTTTTTGTGGCTCAAATTCTAGGGCGATGTCGGTTTTCTTGGTGATCTCATCTACGGACTTCTTGATGACATTGCGGTTAAAAATCTTGAGTTCTTCGTAATCATCATCTTTGACGCCCAACCATGTACGCATGTATGCGACCGACAGCGGTGGAGTGCTTCCCTTCTTGCGCCAGAACATCATCAACTCATATAGGCGTATCGAGTGCATCGAGCTGAGTTTGGCGATGTTGCGCAAGTTGTAATAGGTGTAATTCTTTTGCACATCGAGAATCAATGGGATGATGTCATGAGTAAATGTTACCTCCAGCACCTTAATCTCATCGTTGTATTCGGCTTTTGAGATCCAGTTGATGCCACCAACCCAGTTTCCTGCAGTTCCTTCTTTTTTGATTTTTCGGTATCTTAGTTTTGCGTTAAGTAACTCGTCCGTCGCACCCTTAAATGATCTGTATGCTGGCGAAGTATCTCCACCCGTTCCGAAAACATCATGGTAGTCGCCTGGGCTGATGCGAATCGGGGCAAGTGGGCTTGTTTTGATTTGCTCAATGAACTTGTCCGAGCTAGCCAGTAGAATAATCCGATATGCGATAACAGACATATCGTAAAACTGCGCCTTGGTCAGCTCATTGTCTTTTTTAATGTAGTGATTTATGGGCTTGTTTTTAAGTTGCAACATTATTCTGTTTAAACCTAGTAAGTTACGGGTGACTTTAGGAAATTTCAGTCACCGAAAATATTAAAAATTCGACACTATCAGGCACAATATGCACTGTCAAATTGAAAAATGTGTGGCTCAAACGTGCTACAGAATGATGTTGGTTAAATTATCCCCATTTTCTGTGGATAAGTCTGGTGATAACCCCTGCATTGTTAGGAAATTTCAGTCACCGAAACCGACATTTTCAGTCACCGAAATCGACATTTTCAGTCACCGAAACTTTATGTTTCCGACATTTTCAGTCACCGAAACCGACATTTTCAGTCACCGAAAAATATGTCAATACCAACAATGGTAAGGCTTTGAGGGGTGCTCCATAAGTTGTTTATAAAGCGGCTGCGCCACTGTGGGAAGTGCTTCGCCCTTCCATGTTTAAATCGCTTCGCTCTTTAAACAAATTTAAATTTAAATTTAAATTTATTATTATAATGTCTCGCTTCGCTTCGACTTTTCCAACAATTTTAAAAATCTTATTTTTCTTTTTGTTTACCGTGTATCGGTATTCATCTATGACAAACATAGGGCTAATTCTTTACAGAATCGCGTATTTCGCATTTAAACCCATTTTAGCGGTCAGTTTACGTTTTTACAAATAGGCACGCTTAAAACGCAAAATAGCCCACATTGAGTGAGCTATTCTTTTTTGCAAAATTGATAACCTTGATCTTGTTTGTCCTTCACATAGTCTTGCAAAGCCTTAAACCGCTCTGACTGCTCATGATAGAGACCTACAACCTCAAGATCGTTTTCAACCAACTTGCCTACTGTAACGTCGGAAGCGGTTTGATCGGAAGCATCGTTGCTGCTGGCGGTGCTATCGGTGTCATTGGCACGGGCTGCGTCGAGCAAGCGTACAACCCCGTTACTAAAAGACCAAGGACGAGAAGTTTCAATCGAAACGGCGGGCGTTGGGTCTCCGTCATTTGCATTGCTAACATGGTTCTCTCCTGGGCATTTGTAAACTGTAACGGTTTTGGTAATCACTTTAGGCTCATTCGCCTCCACCCGCCTGACCGCCTCATCTTTGATTGCTTCGATCTTTTGGGTTGAAGCTGCCACCTTATCCTCAATCGCTATCGACTTCGCTTGGCTTGCAAGCACTTCCTGATTGGAATCGGCTTGGGTTAAGGTGGCTGCCTCAATTTGTTTATCCTTCTGATTGCTAGTTGCCACGGCGTAACCTAGTGTGAAACACAGAGCCATCACCGCAAGCGCACCAACAATCTTCAGGATAATTTTTTCAACAAACACTAGGCTTCTGTGACTTTCTGAGCAGTTACACCGCTGTACTCAGGAAGCTCGTAGCGAATCGCTAGTGGGGTTGATGTTTTGCCGTACCAGCGGAACTCCTTAAAATCGGATTCGCTGTATAGGGCTAGGCAGACTTGATCGCTTTGGTTTCCACCAAGAACAACCAATTTGCCAGTTTTTTTGTCGCGACCTACCACGAAACAAACGTGACCACCGCCCTGTCGGGACTTGATGGCGACGCAGCCGTAACATGGCTTGGATAATTTTGCACCGTAGTTACAGTAATCCAATGCGCGATACCACGCTTTTGCGTACTTGACGCCTGCTGACTTCAAGCACCACGCGACGAACGTGCCGCACCAAGCGGTTTCATCGTCGTCGTACCAAGCACCTAACGCCTTCAACCATTTTGCGATTTCGGGGTTGGTCTTGGGTCCCTTGATTTCATGTACGCCAATATTGCTAAAGGCCGTTTGAACCCAAGGTAAATTCGGTTGATTACTCAAATGCCTCCTCCTTCGACTTTATCCTTAAAGCGCTTTTGAAGAATCCGAATAAATTCGACTCCCATGTGTCCTGCTAATCCTGTGCAGATTGCAGTTAGGAATCCTGGGGCGTGAACCTGCATACAGCCTAACCATGCGAGTAAACCCGCAAAGCCACTCGTAGACAGATGCACGAATGCACTTGTCCACGAATGAGAGTGTCCTTCCTGAACACGTCGGAAGTAGCCAATAAGGCCACCCCACATTGCGGTTACGGCTGCAAGCCAGATATGCCACCATTCGATTTGTGGTGGGTTGACCCCGCCACCGACGCTGAATGGGTCAGTCATCGTGCTATGCCTCACATCCTTGTGATGGCATGGGAATATACGCCAATCTATCCAATAAGTAAAGTCACGGGTGACTTATCTTTTGGAGTTAAGCTTGCCCCTCCGTTTGTTCAACTTTGAACTCTAGGTTGACGCCCGTGCCTTCTGTGGTGTAAGCCAACTCAAGCTTCTCCACTTTCTTTCCAGTTGTGGATTCAATCAGGCTAACTTGACCGTTCAACCATGTAATTAGGTTCGCTTCTTCCTTTGAAACTAACTTCATTTTCCCTTTGTCCTTTGAGGTAATGTGTGGCTGATAATACCACTAATAGCAACAAAGTAAAGTCACGGGTGACTTACTTTGTATTTGTAGGTAAACTTTCTCCATCGAAACAGATGGATGGTTACAAATGCCACAAGGATTAGAGGTCAACGGCCCTAACGGAGAACAGATCATCTCCTTAACAGATCGCCTTACAAAAGTGTTAGGAACGCTCGTTATTCCCGCCACAGTTGAAGAAGACAGCGGAATGCTCGAAGTTCCCGATCTTGCTTTCGGCACGCCTTTTTATTTCACCACTGGCAATGAATGCCTGAAGAAAGGGTATAAAGACAGTAGAGGTTGGAATCATGGATTTTGGATTTATGACGACGGCTCTTTTTATCCAAAATATGAAATCCCCGCCTATGAGGTGCAAATCACTTTCAATGGCAACATTATGGATTGGTACGTTAAGCGTTACTCAAAGTGGTGGGTCGGCATCAAGAACCAATCATTCAACATTCACTATGGGGTTTACTAATGGCTAAGAACGCAGGCATCCGAGTAATTAGTGACTCAGGCATCCTTCAGGTGGATTCTTCCTACCGAAACTTTCACTTGATCGGGAAGAAAAGTGCGCCTCACTATTACGAACCATCCGACCCAGTACCATTGGCAGCAGGGTCTATTTTGTATCAGCCCAAAAGTAAGACCTCAATCGTGGCCTATGGCTTAGATTTGTGGTATCCCGATGTTGACCCAAGAACTGACGCCGAAATGCCTGGCAAGGATTACAATGGGCAATACGCGCTTGCCGAACGTTTCTCTCAGCCTTTGTTTATATTCCGCGGTCGAAAGTCTTACGATGAAAATCCATCAGTGGCGGGGATGGATGAATTTTCAGGCGTGACAGCGTTGTCGAAATTGGTCAATATCGAACGCCGATCATCAGGCCCATACCGTGTCTACAAGACGTTTGACTATTACTCTGCAATGCCACCTAAGAGTGCCAATGTCGAGTTTTCAGTATATGAGTTCGACTTGATCGATCTGTCTGATTCTGAGTCCACCTCGGGGATGCAAGTTTTTGACGCACAAGGCAAGCTTGTGTTTGATGCAAATTACAAACCGATGCGTGTGGTGAAGTTCTTTGAAAGTGAGGTTTACTATGATGGCGAGTGGAAGTTTCCCCCCAACGTGTGGAAACTTCCTCAGTACAATGATGGCATCAAGCGAAAATATGCGATTGCGCCCCTTGACGCTCCTCTGCGCTTTCACAATTACTATACCTATGTAAATGGTCAGGCTGACGATTACGTGATGAGCGGTGGGCATAGCGCGGTTGATTTCTTTCAGTTTCAACAAACGCGTATTTTACACATAGCGCAAGGCGTAGATGCTGGAATCAAAACTCAACCTAGTCGCTATCTATACTCGGGAATGCGAACGGTCAACTATCTACTTTTGGATGTGACTGGTTATTAAAACAAAGCCCATCAATTGATGGGCTTTTTAGTGTCAGCTTATAAGCATGGACTGATTGCGATTTTCAATTCATCGACATTGGTTGCTTTGTCGATCTCTGTCTGAATTTCCGCATATTCTTGGCGAATCTCCTCGCGTTTAGCTTCCGCCTTCTCTGCTTCTGATGGAATCGTTGTAAGAATATCCAAGTCTTTTAGCAGCTCAGCGCGAACATGGCGGCGCTTGTCGTGGGCGATTTCTTTCGCTTTGTTTAAATTTACTTGAATCATGCGCCTACTCCGTCAGTCATTAGTGATTCGTCCATTACCCAAGCATCGCGGAATGTGCGATCTGTTGGGACTTCGTGGTCTTGTACGATTTTAAATGGGCGACCTGAAGGCACGTCCTTTCGCGCAAGTTCAAACATTGTCATTGTCTCCAATGCTTCTGCTGTTGGGTGAATGATGGCAATTGAGCCATCGCCAGTTGCGAAGATGATTTTCATAATCTTTCCTTAATTAAGTTTGGTTATCCGATGAAAGCGATTTCAATTGATGGGAAGTCTACAATAGAGCCACTTGCTGTCAGGGTTGTAATTTGTGACTGTGCGGCAGTCTTCACTGCACTTTTAGGTCGCCCGACGTATGAGTCACCTTGTCCATCTGTGTCTTCTCCGCCGCCGCAAATTACGTAATTTGCGTGAGGTAGAGCTTGCGCAAAGTTAATTGTAAACCTGCCAACGCCGTTATCAGTGACGCTACCCACGTTAAATGACCCAGCGATGGCATTGCCGCCTGTGGGCGAGAACGAGAGCCACGCGAGCACTTTACTTCCCAAGAGATCCTCAACATTTGAAGATCGAGCTCCATTTGAGATAGAGCCTGCGATGAGTGTTCCTGCCATTAATCACTGACCTCCGATTAAAATGTACATTTCTTTACTGTCCAGTATGGTGTTTCTAGACCACTGAAGCACCGTTACAGCCTTTCGCGTTTTGTTTAGAGCGCCTGAGTTATAAGCTCCAGATACGGTCTGAACAATAGTCCCTGCGGCGTTGTTGTTGTCGCTCAGTGTTCCACCTACAACGTAATACTTGTCACTTGGCAGCTCTTGAGCAAAGTTCAACGTGTAGTTGCCAGCGCCATTATCAGTAACACTGGAAATGTTATATTGACTCTTTATCTCAATTGGCGTGGCAACGGTATCCATAACGACGTATGCGTGAGGTGACGCTATGATCGCTCGTTGAATGTCGATGGAGTTTGCCCCGTCGGTCAATGCTTCCACCTTGAGAGTACCTGCCATTAGCCACCTCCAACTAAAACGTAAGTGTCCTTAGTGTCGTAAAGTCCTGTGTTTGACCAAAGACGAACATCAACCGCATTTGCTGTTTTGTTGATTGGCCCCACGTTATAAGCTCCTGAAACTCGCAGAAGCAAGCTGCCGCCGCCATTGTTTTGGTCACTCAATGTTCCACCAATTACATAGTAATTAGGGCTAGGCATTGGCTTTGTGAAGTTCAATGTAAACTGACCAACACCCAAATCTGTAACGCTTGTGATGTTGTACTGGCTCTTAATGTTGATTGTCGTTGGTGTTGTGTCCATTACGACAAACGCGCCAGGAGACGCTTTGGACAGTTTCTCGACCGTGATCGTGTTGAGTCCGTCAGTGATCTGATCCGCTTTGATTGTTCCTGCCATTAGCGCACCACCATCACGCTAAAATCATATGTATCCGTCCCAGATACATGACCTACAGTTACAGATGACTCTGTTTTAAGGTTAGGGGCGTTGGCTGCACCGCCTGTTGTTAGGACTTTCGGGGTGGCTTCACCAGTCAAGATGTCACTTACACCAAAGACAATTGCATATTTTGTATCTACAAAAGCCTTAGCAAAGTTTAAGGTGTACTGACCCACACCAATGTCGGTGATGGAACTCACGTTTCCTGAGCTATTGATTGACACAACGCCCGTACCATTGAAATTTACCCACGCTCGAACTTTGAAGTTTTCAGAACCATCAGAGTTCGTCCACTTGTCGGCAATGATTTCGTTAGTTTTTAGCTTTGACATTAATTACACCACCGTCCATGTTGCGCCATCGTCAATGATTACTGTGAAGCTGTCTCCAATCTCAATTGGCCCTGCACTTAAGGCATTAACATCACCAGGAATAGTGACATTCTCTGTGATTGTCTTAGCGTTGAATGCAATCGCCTTGACCGCTTGGTTGCCAATGTACTGACCGCCTTTTGGCAATTCCAACTGAGTTAAAGGAACTTTTCCGTCTGCTCCTAGCGTCGCGACACCATTAACCGCTCCACGTTGAGCTAATGGAATCATCGTCTTTGCGTAGTCGTAAGTTTTCTTTACGGCGTTCGCTGTGGCAGCTTGAGCTGCTGACGTACTGGTCATTGTGTCATTCAGCTGAACAATGCCTGTAGCTGCGGTTGTAGCCGCTTGAATGGCAGTTGTGCTCGCTGAGGTGATACGACCTTTTGCGTCAATCGTAAATGTGCCAACCGCAACAGCCGTGCCGTAAGTCCCCGCTGTCGCACCTGAGTTTTTTAGGTAAGTTTCCTCAATTTGAGTTTGAGCATTTAGCGGTACGATGCCATTAGCCTTACCTTTGGATGTAGTGAGAGCGGATGCTACCGACTCAGCACTGGAAATTCTTTGCTCTGCCTGTGTGAAGTTGCCATTCACTTTCGCGAAGGCGTTTCGGACGGTGTCCCCTTTGCCGTCGTTTGGCGCAGAGCCGAGAATCACATTATCAAAAGCCATTTACAAAATCCTTTTCGTGTAATGGGGTGAATGTGAGGTGTTAAGTTTATTCCATTTGAAATAAAAAAGTAAGTCACGTATGACTTACTTTTTGAGTGGTTTAAAAGTCTTGATCGTCCCATACGCCAATTCGGACTCGCAGGACGTTGTTTTCGTCATACACTTTGATTAAGTTGTCCGAAATCTCAGTGCGCGCTCCTGTTGTTGCCGTTCGCAGTGTACCAATTGTGGCGCTGACCGCACTAAGGGATGTGATGCTCGCCTTGTCGATGTGAGCCATCTTAATTGATGCCTCTGCAATGTAAGCGGAGTCAATCCAAGTGCCAGGAGGGTATGTGATACCGTTGATTTCTCGCGGCTCAGTAGTGACGATGAACGGTCGCTTCCCTGTGGCTGGAGAGCCGATGTAGAAGTTGTTCGCATTAACACCAAAGGTTGATACCACTTCCTGATTTTCGCCTCGTTCGGAAACAAGTTGGAAGTTGCTCAGTACGCCATTGTTGTCGATCGTCACTGTGTACTTGCCGTAGATGCCATTAACAGAAGCCATCACTGTGTCGATTCGCGTGGTCTGATCGCCCAGTGAGGTGCTTACGTGGTTGACCTGCTCACTTAGAGCTGACATGCCATCTTTCACCTCTGAGTTGATCACCTGACCCCACTCAGCGAGCGTTCCGTCCATTTCGGCTTTCATGTTGTCAACCGCTTTCGCGTTTGCCATGTCGCCTTCGACAATCATTGAGTGATACGTCCAACGCACCGCACCATTCGTTCCACCGTCAGCCGTGAGGTTGCTATCGTCTACCGTCTCACCCGCATCGAAGTAGGCAGACATTGACTCAACCTTTTCGGCTGTCGCGCCAGTGTTGGTAGTTAAAGTGTTTACCTTGCTCTGAACTTCGGCAACAGTGGTGCGCAGCTGAGGCGTCATGTCATCAAAATCAGTCGTGTCGTAAACTTCGATCGAAGCTAGATACCAGTTAAGCGGAGCGGCAGCTGTTGGTGTTGGGCCGTTCACATAAACATGACCAGTCGAGCTGAACGAACCAGTTTCACCACACTTAATCAGACGGTAGTAAGTTTCATACTTACCTGTGCCATCTACATTGCCGATAAAACTGGTTGTTCCGCCTGTCCCTACTGAGTTAGAGGCAGGGACTAACGTATACCCAACAGGTAGGCAAATGATGTACTTAATTAAAAATACAGCACTTGCACGCGCAGCAAGGTTTTGAAAAAACCCTCCAAGCCCTGGGTTTCCTGCGCCTGTGCTTGTGATTCGCATTTCAAAATCAGAGCTAGTTGGGTTTTTGGCTTGCTTTGCAACCCGAGCCACTGTCACATTTCCATTGTTGGCGTTGTTGTAGGCGCTAACGCCATTTGCTCCAGTTTTGAATGTCGGGTCGCCGTAAACTAACTTTCCGCTCGACATTGCACGCGCAAGAAGTTCGGCGTTTGAAATGTCGTTAGCCATCGTTGTCGTTTTGCTCGTTAGCGTGTTAATGCTTTGAGCTTGCGTTTCAACTTTGCCACTCAGAGTGTTAAGCGTGGAGTTGGTTGAGTTCAGTGACGACTGTTCAGCCTTGGTTGAAATCGCTCTGTTGGCTACATTAAGTCCTGATTCAAGCTGACTTAACTTGGTGTTGGTATTGCTCGACAAGGTGGTTACGGAATCCGCAACGTCTTTAATCTTTCCAGTTACAGTCGTGTTGTTGTTTGTCACCGTGGTAGTGAGCGTATCAACACGACTGGCAGTGGCAGCGTTATTCGTTACCGCAGTGTTTGCCGTAGTTTGAGCTGTAGCTGCGTTAGAGATGGCTGTGTTTGTTTTGGCATCTACTGCAGTTAGGTCAGACTGTAATTTGGCGATGCTTGAGCCTTGAGCTACCACTACGCCATTAACGCGTGATACCTCGGTGTTGGTGGCGTTGATCGCTGTTGAGTTTGCATCAATGGCAGTCTGCTTTTCTGCAAGCGCAGTAAGCGTGTCTTCTGGTGCAGGACTCCATTCAGTCGGTACGCTGCCAATTTCCATTTTTAAACCGCACAGGTAAATTGTGCCAGTGGTTAATGGATTCTCAGGGCGCATGTGCAAAGCGACGGTATCCGACGTTACTGTCGCCGTTGCCGAGTAACGCTTCCACTCAGTGGTCAATTTGACTTGGTTGTTGGTTGAACCTGCCATAATTGCATAGCTAGTACCGTTACAGTAAACGCCTAGAGGTTGATTGGTAACGTCAGCTTTGGCATAGAAGCTCAGGGTAAGTTTGGTGCCAATTGGGAATGCGCCTACAGGGAAAATCTGTTTAGCGCCATTCCACTGACCTGTTGATTTACGCACCACCAAGCTTTTGTAGATTTGAGCGGTGTCGATTGACGTTGAGCCAATTGACCACTCTGTGCCTGCAAACTCTTTTGATTTCAAGTACAGGTTGGTGCTGCCAACTTGAAGCGCAGCACTGAACTCACTTACTTTGCCTGCCGCAATCGTGGTTGCGCTCGCATCACTTTGGGTCTTGGTGTAGTAGTTGTTTAAAGCTGTAGCGTCAGCTTTTTTGGCTACATTCCCCTCAATGGTGGTAGCTCTGCCTTGCAATGTAGTAATCGCAGAAGCGTTGGAAGAAACCTTACCATCTACTTGAGTAACTTTGGTATCCAGGGCATTTAAAGCATTAGCACTTGCCTTGGTTGCAACGTCAGCTTCAACAGCATCAAGGCCAGCCTCTAACGTAGACACGCGACCTGCTACGGCACTGTTGGCAGTTACCGCTGAGTTTGCGGTGTCTTGGGCTGTCGCTGCGGCTGTCTTAGTGGTGTTTAGCAGTTCGTTTGTTTCGGTTAGATCCGCACGAAGCGTGGTGATGCTGTTGGCATTCGCTGTCACTCGACCGTCAATTGAAGTTACCTTCGAGTCCAAAGTAGTAAGCGCGGCTGTGCTTGCTTTGGTATTGATGGTGTCGTTCATGGTTTTAAGCGGCTGTTCCCACGCGCTCCAAACGGCAGCTGTTCCCGAGCCACTACTGCGGCGAACCATTTGTAACAATGGGTTAGATACGCCGATGGCGGTTTGTAAGATTGGGCCACCTGACGCGTCGCCGTAGTACACACGCGTTTCTAGGTTGACATACGCGCCTAAGCCAGTCACTCCAATTACCGATGCGGACTTAAACTCATTCACAATGCGCTTGGCGTGATTGGTCCAATACCACGATGGCAATTCGTTGGTACTACGCGTGTCTTTTACTTCCACTGCGGAGAGCGCTTTGCCTGCATTGGTTGTGGTTGTTGCGAGATCGTTGGTCAGACTCGTAATCGACGTGCCTTGAGAGGTGTTTACCCCTTCTGCATTGGTTACGCGCGTAGTCAGAGCTGTAAGTGCCGCAGCATCTGCTTTCTTGCCAATGTTGGTGTTTGCGGTGTTTAGTCCAGATTCAAGGCTTGTAAAACGCGTGTTGGTATTGCCAGTCAGCGTAGTTACAGAGTCGGCCACATCCTTGATTTGTCCTTTAACCGCCGTGTCGTTGTTTTGGACGGTGGTGGTGATTGAGTCAATACGATTACCCAGTGCAGTATCAGCGTTAGACAATGCTGTTTGTGCGTTGGTTAGATCAGTATTAGTCTTAACAATCGCATCCGCATTGGTCTTGTCTGCTGCATCAAGATTTGCAACTTTGGCTTCGTATGCAGCTTTTAGCGTGTTGGTGGCACTTGCCGCTGCATCTGCTTTGGTTACACCAGTGTTAGCAGTTGATTGTGCGGTTGCTGCGTTGTTTACAGCTGTGCCAGCTTTTGTATCTACCGCAGAAAGACTTGACTCCAAAGTGCTAATCTTGCTGCCCTGAGCAACCACTTCGCCATTTACACGATTGACTTCCGTATTGGTTGCGTCGATTGCGGTCGAGTTGGCATCTAGCTTGGCTTGAGTGGCCTTGTCAGACTCCGCAAAGGATGAAGCTGTGGTTGCCTTTTCCATCATGAAGTTACGCCACTGAATCTCATCCCCCGCTGTCTTTCTGCCAACCAAGTTGAATACTAGGTTGATACCTGTAGCTGGTTGACCAGAGGTGTAAGTGCCTGGTGCAGTAGTCAGTTTTACCCAAGTGTCTTTCGGTAGAGTTTTTACATCTACGGTTGGCGCATACACATACGATGAACCTGAGAATCTGTATGTGCCAAATTGAATCGTGTAATCACTTGTATCTGTAGACGGCACAAAGATTTCAATGCTTGCAATGGTCGGGTCGCCGATCTGTAAGCCTGACAAATCTAGGTTGTCATTAGTCAGGTAGTTGAATCGCTGAGTGTTGCCCGATTCAACAGCAGGGAATACGATGCGCCCTTCCGAGGTTTGGCTGCGAAGCACTACAGGGTTTGGACCGAAGTACAGGTTACTGCCACCAATAGTCAGTTTGGCATCGTACTTACTCACCTCGCCTGCAGCGATTGTGGTAGCGGAAGCGTCTGATTGTGCCTTGGTGTAATAGTTGTTGATTGCAGTTGCATCTAGCTTCTTAGCAACATTACCCTCAACGGCAGTCATTTTGCCTTCAAGTGTACTTGTGCGGCCTGCCACGGCTGCGGTGTTGCTTACAGCAGTATCCGCTGTGGTTTGGGCCTTTGCGGCAGCCGTCTTGACTACACCCACTTCTTTGTTGGTGTTACTAAGCTGAGATTCTAGTGAGCTGAATTTCGTATTGGTCGAACCTTCCAAAGTCGTTACAGACTTGGCAACGTCCTGGATTTGACCTTTGACTGCCGTATCGTTGTTGCTAACAGTGGTGGTCAAGGTGTCAATACGTTGACCTAGCGCGGTGTCTGCTGTAGTGCGCGCAGTCGTTTCCGCAGTGACTAGGGCTGTAACGTCAGCTTTGTCAGTTTTGGCTGTCGCAATAACCGCATCGACACGCTGCCCTAAAGCAGTATCCGCTGTTGTGCGTGCTGTCTGTTCAGTCGTGATTGCTGTTTGTAGGGTTGACTTATCTGTCGCTGCATTGGCAGTCACAGTGTCGATACGAGAACCCAAAGCTGTATCTGCATCAGAACGTGCTTTTTGCTCCGCAGTTACCGCTGCGTTGGTCTTGCCAAGTTCGGTATTTGTCGAAGTGGTCAGGGTATCAATGCGACTGGACAATGCAGTGTCCGCACTTGTACGTGCCGAAGTTTCGGCTGTTACCAATGCAGTGACATCAGTTTTGTCAGTTTTGGCTGTAGCCACTACAGTATCAATGCGAATACCTAGTGCCTTGTCTGCATCTGTTGATGTTTTTTCAACGCTAGACACTTTGGCATTGGTTTGAACAAGCGCTGCGTCGTTGGCTGTTTTGTAACTCTTGAAGCTTGAGTCCAGTTCAGTGATGCGTGAAGCATTCGCGCCTGTCGCTGTAACTGCTGTATTTGCGGTCTGTTGCGCTGTAGCTGCATTCGTTACCGCTGTACCTGCTTTACTGTCAGTTGCGCTTAAATCGCTTTGCAGCTTCGCAATTAAAGTGCCATGAGTGGTTACGACACCATTGATGCGGCTGACTTCCGTATTGGTCGCATTGAGTGCTACAGTTTTGGCAAGGGATTCATCAGAAGCCACAGACCAGTCACGCAAGCTCACTGCGCCAAAAGCCATTGCAGAAGCAGGATCATTAGCGCCGCTAGCCTGACGGTTAACCAGGAAGCCCACGCGAACATAAGCAGTCATCATCGGCAACTTGTCGGTTGCCGATAGTGGCGTACCGCTTAGATGCGAACCTGACACATCTCCGCTGTATGTCGTCCAGCCATCAGGAACCGTGCCGCCCTTCAAGCCAATGTACATATATGTACCACCTGAGCTGCCGTTAGATACTTCTGTGCCTGCTGAAATCTCAGCGCCAGCCCACGGCGCTTTCAAGGTGATCACATTGCCATTGATGGAGCCTGCTGTGTACAGGTTGCCAAAGTAATTACGGCTGTATGTGTTTGGCGGCCATGTGTAACCAGTCTTGTCCGTGTAGTTCCAGAAGATCGCTGACAACAGGTGGGTTGACGTTGCAGGTGCAGTGTTGTTCCACTTGGACGCATCCTCTAGCGTCATTGTGGTGTCACCTTTCTTCAAAGGCTGAGCTAGGCGCGTTAGTGTGCCAGTCTGCGCCATGTAGTGCTGAGGTGAGATTTGGTTTTTGTCCACATCGCAAGGTACAAACATGCCATAGGCACGCGCAACTACGCCAGGAGTCAACTGACGCAATGCGTAAGATAGACGGTAGATACGTGTTGGGTCTACTGCGATCAGTTCACTACCGACGATATTGGTCTTTCCTGGCCCAAGAACGAAAGAGCCAGCCCCTGATGGTTTGTCAGTCGCAGTGAACTCGGCACCTTGCCAGAATTTGTTACTTTGCAACTGACCTAAGCCGTTACTCACCAAGTCTTGACCGCGCAAGTTGATATTGTCAATGCTTGCGGCCAGTTCTGTAATCTGGCCAGTTTTACTGGTCAGGTCACTGCCCTGTTGGGTAACTTTGGTTTCAAGCGCTGTAAGTGCAGTTGCGTCCGCTTTCTTGGCAACATTTGAATTGGTTGTGTTCAGGCTTGACTGTAGGCCAACTACCTTGCTTGCGGTTGCTGCGTCGTTGCTGATTGCCGTTTCTGCTTTCTCAAGAACGGCAGCTACAGCTGTATCATTTGATGTCTTGTAGGCATTCAATTGACCCACAACCGCAGTATCACCTGCTTGGCGATCCGTGATTTCTTTAGTGATGCCGTCGTTTAGGGTTTTAACTTTCGCTGCAACGTCTGTATTGATCTCGTTGGCTTTGGCTGTAATTGCCGCATTGCGGTCAGTCACTTCCTTAGTGATTGCAGCCTGACGATCGGTAACTTCTTTGCTGATTGCTGTTGTGCGTGCGGTCACTTCCGCAGCGAGGGCATCGCCACGCGCTTTTGCTTCTGCTGCAATGGCAGCTGCGCGGTCTTTCACCTCTTTAACCACAGCATCATTTACTGCTGTGCGCGCCGCGATCTCGGCTTGAATTGCGTTAGCGCGAGCTGTAGCTTCTGCAGCAATGGCATTTGCACGACTTGTTGCCTCTGTTTGAAGTGCTGTGGCGCGAGCTGAGCTTTCCACGGCGATAGCATTGGCACGAGCTGTAGCTTCGGCCGCAACTGCCTTGGCGATGTTGTCACTGGTAATATTCGCCTGAGAGTTAATTTGGCTACTAATCTCGTTTGAGCGCAATGTTGCTTCGTTTTCCATTGCTGTAGTGCGAGCAAGAACTTCGTCTTTAACTGCCTGATGCGCAACTTTGGCATCTGTTACCGCTTGCTTGGAAGTGTCAAAAGCATCCTGTAATTTTTCATTTACAGAATTTTCCAACTGACTTGGGCCAATCGAGTCCGATAAAACATCAAGCACCTTGTCAGGGCTAACGTCAGGTGACGCAGAAACGACATTTGACCACTCACCAAAGTTACCGTACTTATCAGCAATGCGAGCCTTGAACCAGTGTTTAGACGCAACGTACAAGCCACCAATGGCATGATGTTGCAATGGGTCAGGGTAAGTGCCAAGAAGCGTAAATGTTTTGCCATCTAAGCTGCTGTGTACCTCAGTGTGAGAAACACCAACCGTCCCTGCCCCGTAAAGCCAATCAAGCTCAATGCCAAACTGTGCTGCTTTCGCCGTGAATGACGACAGCTTAGGCAAAGTTGAAGCTTGACCATCTAACAAAACCATGTCCGAGTAAGCTACACGTGACTTGCTTCCTGTAGAAGAAACAGCGACGACTTGAGCTTGATATTCGCCTTGGTAGATGTTTTGAACATCTACGCTTAGACCCTTGACGGTTGGAAGTGTAAGCCAGTTACCTTCACCTTTGCGGTACTTCACTTCGTAAGACACGGCGTTTGCCACTTGCTCCCACGAAATGCTCATATCGCGAACGGTGATACCTTGATCAATACGCGCTTCTTGAACGACCGTTACCGACGCTGTAGGTACGATAACCGAAGGTGAGACCAAGCTTGTATTTGGCGTTTCAAGGATTAGATCACTTTCAATGTGACCGAACTTATTGATGTTGTGAGGGATAGCGGTGATAGAGAACTCACCTGCGTTTTCACCTTGTCCAACAGATACAATTCGGGCTGTTTGTGGTTCAAGCTCAGGCGAGCTAATAACCCACATTGCATTCGCAAGCGGCAACTTAGTTAATGGAGTTTCCCAATAAATAACTTGCTCGTCCGTGTCTACATTGACGCCAACAGATGCAATTAAGCGCTCAGTGAATTTTCCGTCAGGAAGACGCATTGAGATTGTTGTGTTCGCCTTAATGAGGGCGGCATCAATCGGAGCATCCAACACGGCAAAATCGGCAGCGACTTTTTTAAGACGACCACCAAGACGAGAGCCTGCACGATCAGCGTCCACAATTTGAATCACGTCACCCGGCAACACGAATGATGAGTCGATGCCTACATTGAATGAAATTGTCTTGGACTGATAACGCTCGGTGTATAAAAGCCATTTACCGATACGGTGAGCTTGACCGCGAGACGTACAGCCAAACGAAGTAATCTCAGCTTTACGAACACCAAAGCGCTCTACCAACTCTTGATCTTCTACATATTCAACGGACGTCTGATAGTTACGTGCAGGGTCATTCCATGTAACTAATACGACGGAGTGCATGTCTTTACGCGCTGCGCCTGCATAGTTGAACATGCCGTCAATGACGTTGGCAGCAGAATAGACCATCGACACTTCTGTTGGCATGTCCGCCATGTAACCAAGCAAGCCGCCAGTCCAGTAGGTCATACCGTTAAACGCAGATGAAATGTCACTAATCAATTGGTACGCGTCGGCACGACTGTTGATACAGGTGTTGATTGAGAAACGCGGCTCTCGACCACCAAAACCATCATCGACCATTTCGTCACAGTAGCGACCAATCACGTATAGACGCGCAGGATTGGCAAGTGATGGATCAATGAACGAACCTAAGCCGTAACGAGCGTTGGTGATAACGTCGTAAAGAATCCATGCAGGGTTATCAGTGACAGCAAGTTTGAACGTGCCGTCCCATACGCCTGTGTAAACGCGAGTTTTAGGATCGTAGTTCGACGGCACTTTAACAAGTAAACCATCCACAAGGTACGAACGTGTTGGCACGCTAGAGAATTGCTCAGCGTTAAAGTTGATACCAACGATTGCTGAGTTTGGATAAGTCAGACGTGAGCCGACAGCAACAGAGTAGCTGTCCACATAGAGGTCATTCTGAACTGAGGTTGAGCTTGAGTCAGGACTTGTACGCGCAACACGAATCGTCCACGAAGTAACCTTTTTACCTGTGGATGTAGTTTTCGGAAGAATGTGGCTGTATTCACGTTGGAAGCGCGAACGCGTCTTACCTTTAATCTGACCGATGCCCAGTTCTTCAAATGGGCCTGAGTTCAGCGACAACGCAAAAGAGAAGCGCACAGCAGAGCCGTTGATATTCCCTTTCTTATCCGTGCTGATCAGCGCAGGAGTCGCAACAACAACGCGCACCTGACTTGCATTTGGGTCGGTAATGGTAAAAGTGAGCGGTGTTGCATTCTTAACAAGCTGATTAAGCGACTGTGTAAACTCGGCATTATCAAAGCCTTCGCCTAACGAATCTTGAGTTTGGGAACCTGTAAGAATAGCCCAAGTCACGTTGTCAAAATTATATTGACCAGTCTTGCTCACTAAAGGCGTGTCATTCAAAAAGATTGATGACGGGCTACCGTCAACCAAGCCGCCAATTTGACCTTCACCTAAAAGATCAAGAATGGACATATACGCCTTTGATTCAAGCGTATCGTCAGCCTCACTGCCGCCACTTGATTCGCCACCGCCGCTGCTTCCTGCACCTGCAATGACTTTTGATCGATGATGTTTTGCTAAGGCAACATTAATAGTTGTCAGGCGATGTACTGCTTCCATGCAAGTAGTCCTTAATTCCTTTTGGTTTTGTGTTGTACGGTGATAGGTCATTTACTGAGGTGCGTACGGAAATTGGCGCAGAACCAACTCGACAGCGACCATAGATCAGCGGAACAGGGTCGCCTTGAGAGACGGTGTTCGCCACACCCTGAAAGTAGTGAGAGGTCTTGGTTGAGCCTGTCTTTACCTTTGGCGCAAGCAATTCACTGACGCCACTAAGCGCCAAAGCCATACCTGCTTGGAATGCCACTGGCCCTAACCAAATGGATGCGACCATTAGCACTACGCCACCGATGATCTTGCCTGCCTTCCCTGAGCCTTCCACAACTGGCGTGAATCGCAATTCTTTGACGTTGTGTGCCGTAAGCAGCGTGTCTTGGGTAAGGTACTCTTTTTGTCCGTTCTTAAAGACCGCAAGCACCTTGTAGGTGCTGTACTTCTTTAAGTTATTTCGCATCCATGCAAACACCTTTCCTGTGTTTGCTTCGATGAGGGCTAAAGCTTCGCGAGGGGTGGAAATGGATAACTTCCACTCCCGCCCAAGCTCTTTACCCATTGGTCCCTGTAGGTAAACATTAACTAGCATTTACTTTCATGCCTTAAGTGTCGAATGGTGTGCTTTGTCCAGTAGCCACCATAAATGTCAATTTGAGATAGTCGTCCTTGTACGTGATGCAGAATTTTGTCATCACCCACGTAGACGGCTACGTGACTAGCTTTGCCAGTTGCGTCGGTTTGAAACATAAAGACGTCGCCGTCCTTTGGTTCGCCCTGAACTTCAATCAAGCCCTCATTGCTGAAGCAAGAATCGAAGAAATCTGAGCCATCTTTGCGCCAAAACCCATCGATACGCGGATAGTCATTACTCATCCGTATACCGTGGGTTCGCTCAAGGTAATCAACAACCAAAGTCCAACAGTCGAATGTTCCGAAGATGTATGGGCGACCTACGAATGGCGCTTTATAACCTGACGGCTCAAATACCACCATTGGTGAGTATTCAAAGCAGTCTGTGCGCTTGTAGACGTTCAGCAAAAGCCAAGTCACGCCACTTGCTTCACAGCCTGCCAAGTCTGCTTCTGTTGGCTCGATGTTTCCGTTTGTGTGGGTGTGCCACACGGCGAGAATCTCTCCCTGTTCTTCGGCTTCGATGTAAGCTTCAGGGTTAATTAGGAAAAATTCACGCGGGTTTGCTGCTTCGTTTTTCACTTCAATCGCAACGGATTTCTTTCCTTTGGAAATGATGAAGCCGCAAGCTTCGTTTGGATAACTTGCGGCGCCTGCATTACGAATGAAAGCTTCTACTTCACGGTTATTGATTGCCACGATCTGCTCCAGGGAATCCGCCATAGGTCAAATCAGCATCAACGCCTTGTCGTGCAGTGCATGAACTTAAGCGCTTAGGACAACAGTCTTTGTTGATGTCCGTGGTTGGTTGGTCGTTGAGGTCATAGAAGCCGCCCGTGTAACCACATTCAGAACTTCTATAACGCCAAGGGCATGTGTTCTTAATGATCTGACGGTAAGGCAACTGAATGCCATCTAAGTCAAATGCTGATGCCAACTCCCATTCAACGGTGTTGCGGTTTTCAGCAGTCTTGCGATCAACAAACCACAGCTGATCAGGAAGGTATTGGTCGGGATTCGCTTCGGGGTTTCCGCCGATGAAGTTCACTTCATCCAAGTAGCGAGCAAATGTCTGCTTGCGAGTTACTTTGGCGTTAATGAGATCGTCCATTTCGACGGCCATTGCTGAGAACAAACCTCCAATATTCGCTACGCGAATTTTTGGACGAGGAAGCGTTCCTTGCGCTGTGATGTCGAAGCCTTCCGCTTCAATTGGAATTGCTTGATAAGTTTCACCTTGCCAAACAATGTCTTTGTAGCCTTGCGCTGTTCCTGAGTGAAAGCGCATCAGTGTTCCCTTTTCAATGTGACTGGTATCAATGACAAACATTTCTACCAATGCAGTCGGGGACAATGATTGCACCTCCGACTGAATAGGAATTTTCTCCATTAACTCCCTCTTTCAAACACTTGCTCGAATGCGCCTGTAATCTCAAACACACCGAAATTCTTTTGCCGACTTTTCCATGATCGACAAACGTAAATGCCCTCCTCTCCCTCGGGGTCTACCCAAGCAAACGCTTTTGAAGCGCCTTGTTTCTTGAGAAAATTACGAATCTCCTTATGTCTAAGGAGCGGTGAGGTAAAGCTGACTGACCACTTTGAGGGCTGATCATTGATGCCAACAGGAAGTCGGCTCTCGTACCCATCTCCGAACTTAGTTACCTTAACGAGAGGAGCTTCCTCTCGTTCGGCACCCAAGTCGGGAGACCATTGGAATTTATCCATAATATAGTCACCCATGACTTACTTTTCAAGGGGAAATTAATGAAGCATTCCGCCTGGGCGTTTTTGCTTCACAATTTCCTCTTGAACGACTGATTTAACGCGATCTGACATGGCCTTCCAATCTGAATTGGTATTGCCACTCTCGCTCTCGGTTGAAGTTGAACCGTTGTTGTTCACTTCGATGTTGATGCTTACCACCGTTCCACCTGTGTTTCCTGCAGCTGCTCCGCCAGTGCTTCCGTTGACAGCGACGCCAAGACGCCCTGAGCTATCACGCTGAAGTGGCATTACTGCTTCGGGGCCTGCTTCGCCCATTACACCTTGACTGAACCCACCACCGTTCGCGAACTTGAATAGCGTTGGGGAGTTGTACAGACCGTTTGTAAACGCGCCACCGTTCGCAAACTTGTGCATGTGACCCGAACCATCAAAGGCGTTGCCATTCGCACTAAACAGAGCGCTGATGCCATTAACTGCCGCACCTACATAGCCACCAGTTGCGTAACCTTGCATTGCTGCGCCAGCTGCACCGACCAGGCGACCGCCTGTTGAGCCTTTGCCGCCAAAAGCACTACTTAACACCGTACCGATGCCTGAGAAGATTGAACCGAAGTTATTACCAATCTTGCTCATGAGGCCGCCTGATGATGAAAATAGGTTTGTGAACCCATTTTTAATCGACGTGAACATATCGGAGAAGTAACCGCCTGTTCCTGCAGCTGTAGCTTCATTTGGGTCTACAGCTACACGATCTTCCATCGGAATGATGTCTGTGCCTGCGGGCGCTTGATCTGACGGAAGTGCAACGGGGGTGTTTTTAAAACCTCTATCAATGGCCCATTGTTGGAACGCCATTGTTAGCTGTTGAATGGCTGAGGTGTTTGCGTTGGTTGCCTGATCGCCTGTTAGGTTTGCGACATCCGTACCGCTTTCACCGCCGAAGAACTTACCGAGGAAGCCTTGTGCTGCGCCGAAGATTTTAGAAACTACACCGCCATCTTCACCGCTCGTCTTGCTGTTGATGTATCGGCCAATCCAACCGTCGTTTGATTGCTGTTTGCCAGTAGCGAAGTTTCTAACCATGTCGATGACATTGGTGTTTTCACCTTCGCCCATGAGCATTTTTGACGCATTGCCCCAAGCGGACTTGAACAAGTTAGAGCCAATGTCTTTGCTCATGCTGCCAAAGTATTCGCCAAGGTCTAGCTTCTTGTCGCCAGTGATGACATCCCAAAGGTCTGTAGCTGCTCGTTCGCCGTAAGATGAGAGCGTTCCGCTCACATTCGATTCGAGGTCGCGCCATGTGGCCATTGTTTGGTCATAAGCGGAGCGTGTATTCTCTACGCGGAGCTTGTTTTGATTTTCAAGATAGGTTGTGAACTCGCTCTCAATGCCTTTCTTGACGTTTACAAGGTCTTTGTAAAGACTGCTATCTTCGCCGTACATTGCTTTAGTTGCCGCAATTTGGGCATCTAAGGAATCTTTAACGGCAAGAACTTTCTTGGTTTCAGTTTCGTAGCGGCGCTTCTCTGCTTCGCGGGTGGCCTGAACGTCATTTTCAAGGAATTGCTCATGCAGCTCCTTGTTTTTGTCGCGCAAGTCTTTACCCATTTCGGCAAAGTTTGTACCCGCAATTCGCGCTAAAGCTTCACCTTTGAACTTTTGATACGCTGGGTTTTGCGTAGCTGTGGAGTTCTTCGCTTCAAATTTGGCAAAATCCCGTTGAGCTTTTGCTGTATCTGATGGCGTGTTGGTGTCGTTATTCCACTCCTCAACAGCATTTTCAAAGTTGGAACTCGCTTCTCCAATCTTTCCTGCCGCGTACTCAAGAGCCTTTTGAATGCCGTCGTTGAGTTGGTTCTTCTCAGAAAGTGCTACCCAATCCTTAACTTTCTGATCATTCCAATTGATGTCGTTCTCAGTCCACTTTTTATCTTTGGACCAAGCGCGGTTGGCAAATGGACGTGCTGATGGATCGCGACCGTCATCTAACTTGCCTTGCATCCACTCTTTGGCGAACGCTTGTCGAGCAAGCCAGTTGTAGTCTTTTGGAATGCCTTGTAACTCAGCGAGGCGCGCTACGTCCTTAGCTGACTCACCTTTCAGGTTGGCCAAGCTCACATCGTAAGCATTTTGAGGAATAAACTCTTTACGATCAGGCTTCTTGTTTGCCGCATTCATGCCAGGAGGGAGACCGTTGCCTGGCAAGCCTGCGCCTGGAGTCGGGTTAAACTCCTTCATATCCGCCGTGTGTTCGGCTTCTACTTTAGGCGTCGGTTTAGGGGCAGGCTTATTGCGCGCCTTTTCAGTGGCAACAGTTTCAGAGTCAAGCGCAGCAAGGATGCTGTTATTCATCTGACTGAGAGCATTTCCGCTTTCTGTTCCTAGTCTGCCGCTTTTTGGCAGCGTAAAAGGCATCACGCCGTTGCCATCGTACTTTTTGAGGCGCTCGCTATTTTCACGCGCCATTTCAGGGGTGATGTGATACGTCACGCCATCAATGGTGAACTTGCCGTTCTTTCCAGAGTTAGCGATTTTCTCAAGATCGCCACCAAATCGTTTAGCTAACGCGTTCTTAGCATCGCCATCGGTACGGTTTCTAAGGTCTGCATTCTGTTGGCTGATCTGTCCACGGGTTTCGGCGATTTCTCGACGCACCTGTTCGTTTTGAGCGCCAAATACACCTAAGAAGTCTTGCCACGCACTGCGCATGTTGAGGATTAAGTTATCCCAACCTGTGAAAATGTCGTTAAACAAATTCTGCATGTGCTGATTGATGGTGATACCGCCAACCTGAATGTCACCAATCCACTTGCCAATAGCCCAACCGAACATAGCTGCAAGCGTGAGCCATCCCGCCCAATTGAGTAACGTACCCAATACGCGGAAAATTGAACCTACACCAACCTTGACGCCTGCAGCTGCCCTGTTTGCTCCTGAAGTTACGTTCGAGTCAATTGCATCGCCTGCCGCCTTGCTCGCCTGTGCGGCTTTGCCTGCCATGTCTCCAACGGCATCGCCTGTGGATTTTGCCTTACTTGACGTCCCAAGAAATGCAGCCTGCAAGGTTGCTAACATGCCTTGTGCGACTTTGGCGCCCTTGTCGGTGCTAAGCAGCGTTTTTGCAAACAAGCCCACAACACCTGTAGTGGCCGCGACAGCAACTTTAAAACCTAAGAAGCCTAATGCGAGAGAGGCGATTGTTGGATTTGCTGTGGCGAATCCTGCTAACCCTTTCAAAATCTCAGTTAAAGCTTTTGGGATTTCGGTCAACGTGCGAAGTAAAGGCTCAAAGGCAACTGCTAAATTGGCCGCTTGCGCCTTTAGCTCGATGATCGTTTGATTCCAGTTATCACTTAAGTCTTTAAGTAATTCTTCCTGACCTTTAGAGTTCTTGGCGGTTGCAACAGAGTGGTTGGCACGCTCAGCATACGATTGGTTCATCAACGTCATCATGCCTGTGACGTTGTTGTTCGACATGCCTGTAGGCGCTAAGAAGCGAAGCATGGCGGCATTTTCAATGTTTGCCTGCTGACGCTTGTCCACCACCTTGCCGTCAGCGTCAATCATTTGACCTTTTTTGTCGTATGAATGCTTGCGTGCGTCTTTGCCGAAATACTCTTTAAAGTTCGCTTCGCGCATCATAAAGTCCATGATACCGCCGCGAATGGCTTGCATTGCACCTACTGGGTCGGATGCGATTTGCCCTTGGTTTTTAAAGCCTGCAGTCATGAGCGCTCGGCTCATTACTTTGTTGTGCTTTTCACCTTGCTTGAAATCGTGCGCTGCACCGTCTTCGTAAATGTCATTCAGCGCACCTGCACCAACCAATCGCTGTGCCGCGATATTCGTAAGCTTACGACCCGACCCGAGCAACTGGAGCATTTTGATAAGCGTACCGACACGCGCTACACCACCGCCACCACCATTACCGCCACCTGACGTCTTGTTCTGCTCGATCAATGGTAAAAGCTTGAGCCAACCTTCGTCAGAGATCGTCATCACCCCTGAGCCAATGTTGTTCATCACGGTTTCCATATCGGCTACCGTAACCTTACCGCCTGATGCCACAACCATACGACGCATAAGGTCGGATGTTTTAACTGCTTCGTTAGAGTAGTCAGCCGTCGCTAAGCCACGCTTTTCCACTGCCGCGTATAAGTTCTTAACAATGTCGGACAGTTCCGCCTTGTCGTAACCTTTCGCCTTCAAAATAAAGGCATCACGCATCACGCTTTCAAGTGTGTTGTCGATGAACTTAGGGTCATTGTGGGCCAATGCTGAGATCGCATCGATTGAGCCTTGCAAAGCTTCTGTTTTAGACAGGAACTTGTTGTTGGCCGTTAGTCGATCTGTACGCTCCATGATTTGAGCGTTTTCTTCGTTGGTATAGTTATACGCACGAAGACGATCCATAACATCTTGGTACTCAGCGGCCTTTTTGACGCCTGCGCCTGTCGCTCCTGCAGCTGCCGCCCCTGTTGCAAAGGCAGCCATTTCTTTGTGCATCTGAAGTTCATCACGGCGCATTTGCATAATTTCTTTATGCGCTTGGCGCTGTGCCTGAAGAACATCTCGCTGTGCCTGTTTTTCCGCATCCGCTCTGACTTTCGCCTGAACTTTCGCGTCTGCCGAAGCTTGCTTGGTCAACTCTTTCTCTTGAGCTGCGGCCTTCTTCTTGGCTTCTTTTAGGCGTTCAGTTTCTTCGCGTTGTTCCTTTTGAACCTGTAGTGTTTGCTTGTTGGCATTCAGAAGCGCCTGTTCGCCTTGAATGGCTTTGTTAAGCTCTGAGTTGCGGAATCGCATTTCTCCAACAATGGCATCAATGTGCGCTTTCTGTTGGCGAATTTGATCGGCTTCTTGTTTATAGGCGCTGATCTCAGCCATCAATTCGCTATGACGACCTGAGTTCTTACCTACATAACGACGAACCTCTGTTCCATCAGCCCGAGTTTTGTATGCGTCAGCACGCGCAAATGCCGCACGTGTTTCAGCACGACGTTCCAACTGCTCAAGTTGGGATGTCATGTTCTTACGAACTTTGATACGCTCGTCGTTGATCTTGCGTTCTTCGCTCAGTGCGCGAATACGATCTTGAATGCCTGATTGAATCGCACGAACTTCCGCCTTAGTCGAACTCTCTGTGACTGAGGAAAGTTGCTTGTGTGATTTGGTAATCTCCTGCATTTTCGGACGCAAGTCGTCGAGAGACTTTCCGTAAAACTTATTCCAGTCCGCCAATGAGGACATGGCTGCATCTGAACCTTTAGCCTGTTCGGAAAGTTCAGAAAGCTTTTGCTTGAAACGACTAGAGCCGTTACTCGCCTTCTCAATGCTCTTATGCGTGCGATCTAAACCGCCTGCGAGTCCATCAAGATTTTGAGTAACAGCTCCGAGTTTGTCTGACGCTTGTTTGGCATTGGTGCCCAAGTCACGCAAGTCTTTCTCTAGCTTGCCTGATTGATTGTCCAGTTTTGCCAATTTAGCATCGAGCGAGTCCAGCTTTTTATCGACTTGGGCAAGCCCCGATGTAAAGTTACTGACGTCCAACGTCAGTTCGTTATTAATGTCGTTGCCACCTGCCATTTTTTAGCGTCCTTGCTATATGTGTTGCGCCATTGCTCTGAGTTCCTCGAAACCTTGCTGATCGCGTGGGGCATGAAGTTGAGCTTTGGCTGACGTTTTGACCACCTCCCCTGTTTCTGCGATTAAGACTTCGTGCATTTGTTTGACGGCTTGCTCTGTCGCTCCGAATCCAGTCCTTAGATTCAATTGCATGGTGCGCAAGTCGATTTGTGCTTGAATCCGCTCTACGTTGTTGCTGAGAAGCCAAAATGTTCGCAGCGGCATCCGCATTACTGATTCATAGGTTTCCGAGTAGAAGTACATCACCCGAGTTAATAAGAAGCCAAAATCTATGGCTTCATATTCAGGCAATGTACTTAGACGTTTCCCTCAACGTCTTCTGCGCCATCTACATCATCTTTTTGGATGTAGTCGGCCATTTGTTGAAGCTGCTCTAAGCTTAGAGATTCGATGTCCAAGCGCGAAGCTGACGGCACGCATTCGGCCAATAGATCGAGAATCATGTTGATTTCGCGAATAGGGTCTTTTTCGCCCGCCTTCACGTATTCTTCGGCTTCTTGTGTTTTCTTCACAAAAGCACCAACAGAAAGAGGCATAACCGTATGTTGGACGCCTTTAATGACGATTGACTTGTTGGTTTTCTTTGCAACTTGATCAAGATTTAATAATTTCATGTCTCTAACTCTTAAGAAGCCCCGCGATTGCAGGGCTGTTTGTGTGTCTTTTAAGTCACAAGTGACTTACTTATGCGGCAACAGCAAGCGGATCGCCCACTGAGTACAACACGCCTTTGTCAGTTGGGTAGCCTTTGAAATCACAGCTGTAGATTCGCTCGTTTTCCAACTCGTAAGCGAAGTCCAACGCACCTGCCGTTGCAGCAAGCGGAACTGTAAAGTCTTCAGACTTGTCTGACTCGGGTTTGCCGATTGGGTGCAAAACAAGCTCTTTGGCGAAATCAAGCAAAGAAACGCCTACACCCGTTGGAACATCGACGCGTGCAGTTTTTGCAACTCCGTCAGAGATCAACTTGGCACCAGGCATAACTTTTACAAGGTTTTCGAGAGTGGTTTCGGCTAACGGAACTTTCACGGACACTGTACGGCCCATGATAAATTCGTTAATTGGGGTTTGACCGTATTGGTCAACTTGAACTTCGTGTGTTTCAGTGGCAACAGTTACGCTGACACCGCCTTTGGTAAAGCCTAAATCCTGTCCGCCGAACGAGACTTTACACACACCAAGCTTGACGTTTTTAGCGTCACTGGTAGTTGTTGCCATTTAGCATTCTCCTTTGCATTGGCATTTTTCTGTTAAGTTACGTTGACAATCCTAGTCACCCGTGACTTACTTTTTGAATTAAATCATATAGGCATTTATTTGTCTACATGGTTCGCCATGTAATCCTGATGATTAATGAATTTGCGTGCCTTTCGGCTCAATTTCGCTTTAATCTGACCACGATGTTTCAACATGGCGCGGTCAAGGAACTTACCACCCACCACCTCGCCGTTGCCCGCTGCAACCGAAGCTACCGACGGCATGATCACGTTTGGTACGCCTGCCCACCCCATGTGTTCATGGACAAGCCAAGCATAGCCACCCACCACACCCTCCTTATGCCCTGGCGCGGGTGTCATGGGGTTGATGTAGATTTGGAATGAGCTTTTCCCCTTTACGAATCCCTTTACACCCTTTTGGGTTGCAGCTGTGCGTCGTACCTGAATGGCTTGCTTGAGACCGCCATATTGAATGGGTGCCATGTTTCGAGCGGTTTGCTGAACCTCTTGGGCAATTTCTCCCAACTCTTGATCTAGCACGTTAGGGAGCTTTTTAAGTCGCTCTAACTTGAGCTTTACTTCGCGTACCTGTCGCAATCGCAGAGCCATTTAGTTCACCTTGTAACATGAGACGTCAAAGTACACGGAGAACTCCAAGAGGTTTCCCTCACTTAGTGGGAAAACGACTGGCTCAGTGCGGGGACGGCAGTAGTTGAAGTGGTATTGCCAGAGCTTTTCATCGCTGAGCGTCAGGGCTGACGTTAGCTTTTCCATCAATTGCTCGCCTTGTGGGTAGCTTGGCGCACGGACAATCGCTTGGAATTGGGTTTTGGAATAGCCAGGGAGTTCGTGGTCGATCTCCGTGCCTGTTAGGGAGTTGCGGAGCAGTACCGCAAGTGGCACACCGATGGGAAGCATATTGATGTATAGCGTCTTACCCATCGTGCCGACTTTTTTGGTTTGAAGATGCTCCACTAATGGGAGTAGGTTCACGTTTCCTCCGAATCACTGAAGTAGGTGCAGCCGAGTTCGTAGTGATCGAGCTTGCCTGCAATGCTATATCGACCATGTTTACTCATAACGCGAAAGCGATCGCCTGCCGCGTCGAGAATTGCGTCGATTTGTGCTGTGGTACTGGCGCCAATGAGGATTAGCACATCAGCTTCCAGTTCGCGCGCATTTCCTCGGGATGCTGAGGAATCTGCACGCACTGAGGTTTTGTCGTTGCGTAGGACTTTCTTGACGATGGCACAACGCTCTTTCTTTCGGTTGCCGTATGTGGGCATCCCATAAACGTCGTTACCGTCCTTTTGGCGAACTACGCAATCGAGGTTGGGTCTAAACATCGAATCGCTCAGGAAGATTGTTTGAGTTTGGGTGGAACAGTTGATGGCGCACTTCTTGGAACAGGTCGAGCGTGTAACCGCGATTGCCGGCCGTGAAGAAATGCGCCCCTTCTGCTTTCAATTGCTCGATACGCGCTTCCACCTCACGTTGATAGTGGAAGTCACGCACGATGGTTTGGACCAATGCGCTTGGGTCTTTCCAGTTTCGACCCGCAGAATCCACCACCGAGAGGTCAACCGATTGAGCTGCGCGTGCTACAAGATGCCCCATTGCTCCATGAGCGTTGTTGCCGAGCATTCGTGCTGCGCCGTTGGCAATGCCAGTGGTGATCGCATTATTACCCTTCTTAATGAGCTGAACCGTGATGCTATCTAACCGTGCTTGGGCGACTTGGGTATCCAAACCGCTATCGTATATATTAATAAGATCATTTAAGTTTTTATTAAATAAATACGACGCGGTTTGGATGTTTCGCTTCCCAAGTTCCAAGTCTGAAGGCATGGGTTGCACACCTACCTTACGGCTTACGAAGAATGCTCCATTGATGGCCATAACGAAGTTTTGCGCGACTTCGTGTGCGCGTAATCCTGCGATGTCGAAATTTTCCATTACCCTGCTCGTCCAATTTTTTTGTTAAGTGAGATGTACTGCCCCAAGTAGCGGAGTGCGGTCTTTGACAGGCGCATATCCAGCGGTGCGGTCGTGCGGTAGGTCTCTTGGGTTTCGCCAATGGTTTGTGAGGTCAGTCCATTACGTCGGTAAAGTGTTGACTGATCACCACCGCCGAGGATTTCTTCTGCTTCCGCGAGCTGTGCCAATTTCAACGCCTTGACGAATCGTGGCGTGAGTCTTTTGAACTCTCTTGGCGGTAGCAAGCTGAGATTGCCGACAAGGTGACTTTCACCCAAGTAAGCTTGGCCGACAGTGACGTCCTCGAATCGGAAGGTGCAGATTCGCAATCGCGCTTCAATCATGGCTGCGACACGTTCATCTTCGTTAGCGGCTGTCCATGCAGCTGTGCCAGGAATGGACATCGAGGTCAGGTAGGCTTCGCGCAACGTCTGGAAGCTATTCAATCCCGTGATCAATCGTTCGCGTGGGACGATGATGTAAGGGAGGTCGAATGCCTGAATGTTGCCGTCTTCGAGTGTCACCTCAAATTCGACGATTCTCGCTTCGTTTAAGCGCGCCAATTCCATTGTCTCGTAAGTGAGCGCGTCAAGGTCAATGGCTGCGATCTGATTCAATTCAGACGCAATGGTGAGGGTTGTTTGGGTAGTGTCGAACGACGTACTCGCTTGAATCTCGGTCGAGTTATCATCCACGATGCGATATGTGGCCGAGGTGACTGACAGCGGGTTTCCATCGCTGTCAGTAAAGCTCACAGCCAGTTGAACTGGGGTTCCTGCGAGGTAAGTGTTCATTATTCGGCTTCACCCGCAACTTCTAGGATGCGATCAATTAAGTCGTTAATTGAGCCAGCTTTTACACCGACCTGAGTGCCAATTTCGCGTAGACCTGTTAGGCCACTTTCGTCCACAACCGCTTCCAGTTGAGCGCGTGTGTATTTCACATCCACATTAGTAGCAGAATTATCAACCACGCGATCGCCAACAGCGGCAGTAGGTTGAGCATTTGCCACAACATTTACCCCCTCCGCTTTGAATTGAGCGTGGGCGACCACCGTAGTCACATCAATTGCCTGCGCTGCGTTTTGGACGCCCACGACTGCCGCTAAGTGATCAAGGCGAGCTTCTTGCAGGCCAGTTGGTGCAGGCGTTTGTAAGTTGGCTGCGTACACATCGCCGATGTTGGCATGTGAACCATCTTCCCAAATGGCGCCAATTGTTCCCGCGATTCGCATCCCATCTACAGGCAGTACATCGTTAATCGATAGACCATCTTGGAAGTAGATCACTCCCATTTGACCCGTGTAGTTCTCAAAGCCTGAGCCTGTTAATCGTAATTTCATGTTTTACATCCTTGTTTCAGCCGTTCTTTGGCTGTGAAGTATGATAAGTCAGCGGTGACTTTATTACAACGCAAAACATTGAAAGCCATCGCCATATTCCCTGTGTAAATCTTGGTTCTTCCGACCAGTCTGGGACTGAGCAGATTGTGAAGAACAAACTTGCCTTCGTTTAAGCGTTCGCCTTTGTATCGTTTGGTTTTCATCACTTTCCTTGAGACGTAAAAAAAGAGGAAGCATTGCGCTTCCCCTTTCTAAATCTGACCAACTAAAGGCAGTTTATTAGATGTTTACCACACCTTTTAAACGCGCCAAAGAGCGGGTTGATTTCAATGCTAAACCGCAGTACCACTTCAAGCGGATACGGGTCGCATCTTTGTTCTGAACCGTACCGATGTTTTCAACAACGATACCCGCAGAACTGCCGCCGTAGATACCATGCAAGCCATCAGCTTCGTTCAAGCGTACTGCGTACACTGAACAAGTTTTGGTTGCAGTGCCTTGCACTTCATTCGCTGCCAAAAACTCGTTCATGATGATAGGGATACCATTATGAGTAAGCATCGGACGACCGAAGTTTTCAAGCTGTTGCATTACCGCATCAGTGCCGTAAGTTGCGCGAAGCAATGAACGGAATGCGCGGATTGTGCCGCGACGCATTACTAATACGTCTGCACCCAATGGAATCAAGTCAACCAACTCGTCGAGCTTGGCAAGTGTCAATGCACCACCATTTTCGCCCATGTCAATTGTCTGTTCGGCAGTAACCAACTTCGCAATACCATCGAACGATTTAGGAGTCGTTGCGGTATCACCAGTGGCTAAAGTTTGATGGAATTGACGCGCTACACCTTTCGCTTTTTTGGCAATCTGAATCGCCATTTGGTCGTTAGTGTCGCCCATCGTTGAATCGAGGAACTTATCGATGTCCACATCGCCAGCTAAGATGCGAAGTTTCGCAACTTGTTCTGTGAACGTAGACGCACTTTCTTGGATTTGTTCGTTCGGATCAATCCAGTCTGCTGCGGCTAACGTATCTTCGCGGTTATACAAGTAAGCCTTCGAGTTCACTTGCATGAACGGTAAGATGGCAAACAAGTCATCACGGTCGATGATTTCGTCGATCACGCCTGCTTCAAGCGTGTTATTACTGAGTTTCTCGGCTTCTTCGCGTAAAAGTGGCATCCTTGCCTCTCCTTGTGCTTTATTTGATTGAGTTAATTCGGGTCTAACTCGCTCTAGTCACCGACAGAACAAATCCTACCATCCTTGGTAGGACTTGTAAAGTCACCGCTGACTTACTTTTATAAGGAAGTTAGGCTTTTTGTTTCAATAGAGCGTTTAAGCCCGCTTGAATCTTTTCCTGACCTGTAAGGGCTTTCGGTGGGGTGTTGAGGTTTTGACCTTTAGGTGTCGAGATAGAACCTGCACCTTGTTTAACTTTGGATTTGATCAAGTGATCTTTTTCAGGGTCGGCTTCGATGATCTTGCGCATTGCTTCATCAAAACTTACCGTTTGACCGTAGGCGTCTACGATCGCTGTGCGGTTTGCTTCGCCACGCGGCTTGTCATAGCCAACTACTTTTCCATCTTCAATTTCGAAGTGTTCGCCGTACAATGCGCGGGCTTTGGCAGGTGGCAACACCAACTCACCAGTAACAAACTCAGATTGGCTAAATTGAGTGCCAACCGTTAAGTCGCTGATGCGTTGTTCAGACGCGCCTTTTGCACCTTTAAGGTCTGCAATTTCCTGCTGCAGCTTGGCAACTTCCGCTTTGTGTTGATCTGCCATGCTTTGCTTCACGCGTTCGTATTCGCCACGATCTTCAAGAGCTTTAACTTCGGCAGCTTTTTTGTCAGCCAACACTTGACGGACTTCAGCTAAGTCCAAGTCACCGATGCTTTCACGTAATGCTGCTTCTGCTTCTTTTGCTTTTTTCGCAGCTTCCTTGTGCTTCATTACGTCTTTAAGCAATGCCGCTTCTTTGTCGGTCAACGAACCTTCTGCTTTTGGTGGAGCTGTCGCAGGGTTTGCTTCGCCACCTTCTGCACCTGAGCCAGTGCCAGCGTTTTCTTCAGCGCCCTCTGCAGGAGTTGGAGCTTGACCACCAGCGCCACCTAAATCACCACCCTCACCATCGGCAGGGTTAGATAGGTGTCCACCATTCGTTAAAAGTTGCATCCATAAAGGCATATTCAGTTCCTTGCTATTCTCTTAGCTGTTGAGCCGACGATCACTTGTCGGCTGTATTTTTGGTTACTTGACCTTGGCGTTTGTTTTTGACTGCCTTGGCTTCAGTGTTTCCTTGTGGGTCTTTCGCTTTCGCGTCAGTTTGGGCGGCGCCTGGATTGGTTGACGTTGTGTTCGTCAGCTTCCCTGCGTTGTTGTTGTCAGTTAGACGGTTGGCAAGCTCAATCGGATCTACAGGCCATTCTTTTAACTCACTGACCATCTTCGCTTTCAGGTCTTTGGCGAGTTGTGGGAACAACTTGTCGATGATTGATTCCATTTGATGACGACGAATCGTTTCAGGCGCATCAATCAGCATCAGACGTGCCGCGATGTCGAACTCGTCATATAAGCCGCGTGTGTCGAAGTTGTCAGGGTAAGAAATGAACTCATTTGCCCCTTCTTCTTTTTCGCCATGCCACTTGAGGACAAGTCGAGAAATCTGTTCTTCAACCCACTCTAGGGAATCCGACTTCGCACAGAGCAATGCGTTTACTCGCTCGAAATCGTATGCCTTCGCAACACCGCTTGAGTTATCAATACCCACCGCGTTGTCTTGCTTGGTGCGCTCCCCTGCTAAACCTACCGTGTGATAAATTTCACCCACGATCTTGTTTACAGCGGTAATGATGAGATCAGCCTGCTTCACGTCTGGAGAGAGGAAGAATGGCGTTCCACCTTCTCCGTCATACAAGAAGATACGGCTAGTACCCATCTCGATGAGCTTGGCGTGCGTGTCGTCGCCTGGCAGTACATTCTGCGCAGGCATCGCCAACTGACTGAATGTTTGATCTTGAATGATGGCATCCAAGTTTGAGAGGTAGTTAGCTACCGCTCGGTCGAGGTACGCAATGTCGTCGATCATCGCGGGCGCCTCATATTCTTCATCGCCAATCATGTGATCGGCCAGAATTACAGGCACTTCACCTAAGCCGTGATTGTCACTGCCGATTTTGACGATCTGTGTCTTCTTGGTTGTGCCAATACGCTTTTCTTCGTACAGCGTCCAATCTAACTTCGTCCAAAGGCGATAACGATGGATGGGTTCACCTGTCGAACCAAACGGATCTGAATCGTCTCGTCCAATTTCGTGAATCAACACCCACTGAAGGCGTCCTTCGTCGTCAAATGAGTAATCAAGCAACTGTTGTGGCCCAACAATGTAGGCATAGGCTTTCATGCCTGCCTTCTTCTCATCAGCCCGAGTTTTCACCTCCAACCCATCTTTAGGCTGGCTCATGTCCACCACAATGCCTACGCGTCCGTACTGTGAGGTTCGCTTGCTCACTTGACGCATAAAGTCATCAATGGTTAGACCGTTGCGTGTTGCTCGTTTCCAAAATCCTTGCAATGCTTCAGGCGAATCTTTGACGTTGCGCGTGATGGACTGCTTGAATAGGTACTTGTTGATGAGGTCTACAACTTCGCGGGTATGGTTGAAGCGGTAGGCGCGTTTTAAACGATCGCCATACTCTTTGTCGCCTTCCTTGATGTAGCGGAAGACATTTGTTTCAAACCACTCGCGACCGCCCTCATAGGTTGCTTGCATGAAGTTCCAGTGAGGGAGTTGTTGCTTGTACTTCGGGTGACGTCGCTCAACGAATTTGCGTAAACGCTTCTGCTCATCCCCACCGACTGTACTGCCACTTCCTGTCGCAGTTACGGGGTTGATGACTTGCGTTTCTCCTTGCTTTAATGGCATGGTCGTCCTTGATTTAGTAAGTCACGGGTGACTTACTTTTTCTAGTCTAAATGGAAATACCACCAATTTCAAGTTTGCGAACAGGAAATTCCAACTCGATGCAATATCCCGCTGCATCGGCTGAGTGTTCTACGCCTGCGTCTTTATCGACGTCGCGACTTCCTGGCTTGTAGATGGTCTGCTCGAATGAGTTAATGAGGTGCTTGCAGGATTCGTCGATGCGCAAACGGATTTTGCCGTCCGCTGATCTAAGCATCCTGTTCACCGCATTGACGCGGTCGGCAATTGGTGGGTGCTTTTTGCGGTTCTTGATTCGGACAAAGCCCTTCTCCCGCATGATGTCCAAGTCGGTCTCACCCCTTGCGTGTTGACGCTGACCACTCGCAGGGTCAGGATAGATCACGACTTGTCGTTGGTATTTCCACAGCTTCTCGTCCAACGCATCGCAGATTTCCTGCGTGTTTGAACCGTACTGCACGATCTCATCAACCGCCCAAACTTCACCATTCGGCTGAGGTTGGAAAATGACGGTACTCATTGGGTCAATGTTGAAGTCCATCCCCACCCAAATTGGCAGAGCTGGATTGAACTTGTATTTCCCGACGTGTTCGTCACGGTCAAAGGCGTAGTACACACGTCCACTCATTGTCTCGAACGAAGCAAGGAACTCCTGCTTGAACGATTTGTCGTCCATATCGGCTTTCGCTGCTGCGATCTCCGACAATGGAATGAACGGTGAGGTGATGGTTGGAAACTGCCATGACTCCCATTGGCCTGTCCGCAGCTTGTGTGGGTCTTTGCCTTGTTTGTAAACAGAGTAAAGACAGTTGTAAGCCTTCGGTGTCCCAATGAAGATGGCGTGACCACCAGTGTCGGCAAGCGTCGGTCGCAATACTTTGGTCCAAGTGTCTTCGTCCATGTCTTGATATTCATCAAGTACAAGGAAGTTGATACCTACACCACGTAAGGAATCGGCTTTATCCGCACCTTTGAGTTCGATGCGCGAACCATTAACCAAACGAACGGTTAAGTTCGATTCATTGATCTTGGCAATCCAGGCACGGGGAATTGCGTCGAGTAACGCAAGCCACATGATCTGCTTTGCCATTTTGTAGGTTGGCGCAACGTACCAAATCAACTGCTTTGGCTTTTGCGCTTTAGAGATCATCAGCACTTTGGAGAGCTGCGTCTTGCCCCAACGACGACCCGCTACGACACAGCGAAAACGAGCCTTCGATTGGTACACTTCCATTTGCTTAGGGTGTAATGCGAGCTTTTCCTTTAGTCCCATTAATTACACTTTATGCAGTTGGTTGAGGGTCTTGGACTGCTTCGCCTTCTGGCATTTCAACCAACTCCTCTTGGAAGTCGTTGAAATCTCGGTTGCGTAAGTCCTCGATTTGATCTGCGGTCAATTCTTCGATCACCAGTGCTGGCAATTCGTTGGTATCGACTGCATCAGGTCGGTCAAGACCTAAGATCGCCCACCGCTCTTGACGAGCTTTTGAGATAACATTGACGGCAGCTTCAATTGCCTTAAGGTTGGATTGAGCAACGGACAGTGGCGAACCATCCTTCTTGCATTTCGAGAGTTCTTCCCACGCTAGGCGCGCAAGATGAGCGGACATCTTGTAATGCTCATCTTTCGTTTCCTTAATGCGCTGCGCGTAAATGGCTGCGTCTGCTGATGCTGCGTCCGTAACTTGTTCGGCAATCCGTTTCCGATGTTCTTCTGCTCTTGACCCGCGAACCACGCCACGTTTTTTCATGTGGAGTGATACTGCGGTGGGTGACACATCAAGCTTTTTGGCGATCTCGTCCCGTGTAGCTTCGCCTAATTCCCATAGGGCTTCCGCTTCAGCCCACTGTTTAGGCTTCGGCAGGGTTTTCTTTTCGGTAGTCATTCGCGTTCCATGCTTGAATGAAAAGGGGCGTGTGAGGTACTTCCATGTACTACACCGCCCCGTTGTTCAAGCGAGGATACTTTGAGCATCCTTTAAAGTCAAGTCACCGCTGACTTACTTTTATGTGTGGTATGCCAAGACGTACCATAGCGCACAAGACAGAGCCAGTGCTTCGGTATCGAATGGGATTGTCAGATGATGCTCATCGTTGAATACAAACGAAGCGATGAACATTGGTGAGTATTCTTCCCCACGTTTACGCTTCACAAAATCAATCGACGGGAAAATAAGAGGGTCTAGCCCGATGCGTTGCAGTTCAGGCATTGTGGCGTCAATATCACCACAGTAATCAGGAGCAATTGAGCAGCCGAACTGTTCGCTTCGTACCGCCTGATCGTCGAGCATGTGAGTGTTAAAACCGAGGAGGTAATCAATTTCTGAATTGGCTTGTGCGCCTGGGGAGAAGTCGTCCCCGATGATTAGAACTTCGTGTTCCGTAGTTGACTTGGGCATCCTTGCCGCTCCCGTGTATTAGTAATTAAGTAAGTCACGGATGACTATATTAATATATACGATAGCGGTAGGGATACCCAAGTTCACCCAAGTTGCGGAGGATGGTTATTCGGCAACCGTTTTCGGTGTGTGCCACTCAACGTATTTCTTACCAAGTTCGGTGGTGTCGAATAACACCTTACGGCGCTGTTCGCGTACGTCCGTTCCAACTTTGGCAATCAGTTTTTTACCGACCATACTGCGGACAACAAATTGCATCGAAGGTTTGTTGGTTGGGTAAGACTGAGCCGCGATGATCTGATCGAGATCCACCAGTGTTCCATCTGCGTTTTTACCGTCGATGGTTTTGAGCAGTTCCATTTGTTTAGAAGTTAAGAGCATTCAGCTTCTCCATGTTCAGCGGTTCGTCGGTGCGTTGATTGTCGAATGCCAACAACGGTAATCGCTCAGGCATGATCAACTCACGTCCTTCGAGCATTGCAGCCTTGACATCAGGGTTTTCATACATGCCGTACATTGGGCTTGCGAACACCAGTTGTTGTGTGGATTTGATCAGCATTTCCACCGAGAGTCCTTCCACGCGACTTGTGCCATTCATGCGGTTGTTCCCGGACTTCTCCATTGAGCTGTACTGGTAATAAAACTTGCGCATTTCCGCGATGCACTTTTCACGCACCGCTTTGGGCATACCTTCCAGTTCACGCTTCACTCCGACGAAGTCACTTGGATGCGCTTCAAACCAACTGCGGAAGAATTTCAATCCGCGCTCATAGTTGGTTGCACGTTTTGGCTGAGAGAATTGAATCCCTGCTTTTTGTGCGAATGGATTGAATTTGCTCATAGAGCTTTGGAACTCAATCAAACGGCAGCCAGTCATGCGCATCATGAGATTCTGTGCGCGGTAGGCAATCCCTGCCCCTCGGTACATGGTATCGACGACAAGACGGCTGTTGGTGCACACATTGTCATTAATCCAGTTGGCGCGGTATTGATTCATCAGACGAGAGTCTTTGCCGCCGCTTGAGTTGGGACGTAGATGCTTGAACAGGTCATTTCGTCCACCAAGCAGCATTTTGGGTACCGTCATCACTCCGACACCGATGGTCTTGCCGTGCAGCACCACTCGCCAACGTCGAGGGCCAATCCCTTCACTTTTGCCTTTGTAGTGGAGTTCGTTGAGTAGTAACCAGTCCTCTTTTGTTCCTGGCTCGATGTAAATATCATCCAGTAGCGATAGGCGGTGGTTTTTAGGGACGTCGTGACGCTGAATTAAAACTTGCGGGGTGTCTTTGATTACTTTCATGTTTCCTTCTCCTAAAAAAAGGGCTTTCGCCCTTTCTTATAGTCCCCACTCAATCAGCTTGGCTTCTACTGAGGCGGTAGAGAGCTGCCCTGCAAAGCGGGAAAGTTCTTCTCCACCTTCGTCAACCAACATTGTGACAGGCACAGCACGAATTCCATGCCGTTCAAAGCGAGGGCGATTATCATCAGCCAGCTCCACGATTTCTAATTCAAAGCCGCGTAATTCTGCTTGAGCGGCCAGTTCAGGTTTAAGGCGTTTACATGGTCCACAAGTGGGAGAGGTAAACACCACGACTTTATTCGGCATTTTTGTATCCTTCAGGAGCTTTAATATCAATCTTCTCGCGGAAGCGTTTGTCGATAGTCACGGTAGGCGCAAGGTCTTTCACCATGTCGCTATGTGTAGTGGCAACCAGTACAGTCGCACCCACGCTACGTGCCACCTTCTGAAGATTGAAGGCAATTACTTTGGCGGTGGTTCGGTCGAGTACCGCTAAGAACTCGTCGGCAATCCAGACTTGCGCACCTGATTCAATTAACTTGGCAAGACGGAAACGGTAACGCTGACCATCCGACAATTCACTTGGCTTGCGAATGAACAGGTATGCGTCGTTTAAGCCTGCAACTGAAAGCAGTGTGAGCGCTTCCTTCGTGCTTGTTCCAATTTGGTCGATTAGAGGCGCATCGAGCAGTTCAACCTTGTCGATGTCGGCAACGGTTTTCCCTTCTGCCGTCATTAAGGTTGATAACTCACGCAGAACAGTGGACTTACCCGAGCCTGATTGACCCGTGATATACACCACATCACCTTCGCGAATCTCGATGCCTAGGTTATCGAACACCACGAACTCTTTATCGTCCAACCCAAGTCCGAAGGCTTCCGCAATCTCCAAGACGCGCTTTGAGCGTTCAACTTCCGTGTTGTAACGCTTGTCAACTGTGTAGATCGGCATTATGCGGCTTCCATAATCTGTTTGATGTAACCCACAAAGGCTTGCGCGCCTTCTGCACCTGTCTCCGCTTCTGCTACTGCCAAAAAGCGTCGAATGGTACGTTCATCTTTGATGGCGATCTCTTTGAAGCCGAGCACCTTGTCGATACGCACGACGGCATTGTCGGTTTCTTCGATCATTTCACTGGTTTCTTCGGAGTGCTTTTCAGCTTCCGCGCTAATGTCCATCACAATCGCGTCAAGGTCGAACGTACCCAAGTCGGCAAACATGAAGTCAATTTCTTTCTTGTCGAAAATGCCGTCCATGTCAAAGTCAAGGGTTGATAACTCTTGTTGAAGAATGTCGGCATCAATGTCACCTACGGCAACGCGGTTGTCGGCAAGGCGCGAAGCTCGCGCTTGTTCTTCCGTAAGGTCATCACGCACCCATACTGGAACACTGGTAATACCTAAGTGAATCGCTGCAAGGCGACGACCATGCCCTTTGATGACAACATGGTCTTTGTCTACGACAATTGGTTGGTCCCAACCAAACTCCGAGATTGACTTAGCAATCTTTTCGATTTGTTTTTTGTCGTGAACTTTGGCATTCAGCTCGTATGGCTTGATGTCGTCAATGTCGAGGTAGACCACAGGAACTTTGATTGTCATTAGTCGATCTCCAACTCACCCATAGAACCTAAACCTACAGGTTGATAGTCAGGGTGATCAGGAGAGAGTGGCTTTTGTGATTGATCGCCTAATGTCAGTACCGCAACACGTTCCAGTGTCACCTCGCGATAATCGCGCACCACGTCAAGTTCGTCATGAAGTAACTGTTCTTCGCGCTCGCTGATGCCGCCTGCTTTGATGATAGATTGAAGTAAGGCAACTTCGTCGGCCAGTTTGTTTGCTCGGTCGATGAGCTTTAGAACCAAAGCTGCTTTTTCTTTTGGAATTTCAACTTCCGCTGTTTGTTGTGTCATTGCTTAATCCTTTAGCAATAGGTGTACGAGTGCATCGCCTGCGTTGGTCATACTGTCCGAATCGTCGAAACCTTGAACCTTAATGGTCTTTTCGATGATTTGAGTTACCGCATCTACGTCCTTGAGCGGCACTTTGAATCGCATAACTTGGTGAGTTTGCACAGCTTTTTCATTGGGCAAATCATCTTCATCTTCAGGCAATGCCAAAGAGTCTAGTTCTTCCAACGCTATACTTGAGTTAGTAAAGACCGAATCTAAATCCTCAATCGAAAGTGGCATTACAGCGATCAAGTCTTTGTAGTCACCAAGCGATTCGAGAATTTCGGCCAACTTGAAGGAATCGTCTTCACCAAAGCGACCGTTATCGACCAAGCTAATTTCTTTTGCTTTGCGATCATCAAGGATGCCGAGGTTTACGATTGGAATCGAAGTTAAGCCAAGACGTTGTGCGATTTCAGCGCGGTGTTCACCGCCAATAATTTGAAGCGTCCCATCCAAGAGTTCGCGAACAATTACAGGCTTGAACATGCCATAACGCTTGATGCTTTCTTCGAGTTTTGCATCGTTGTCGGGAGACACGATGTTGGAGTTCCAGGGGTTAGGAACGAGTGAGTCAGGATGTACCTGAGTGGTTTGGTATGTCATTCCTTATATCTAGTAAAGTAAGTCACGGGTGACTATACTTTGCCACAATCAAACATAATTTGCAAAGGACAAACACACAATGACAGAAGTAGTAACCATTGCTTACAACGCAATTAATGCGAAATTGCACAACCCATCGGTAGATGCAAAACTCGCGGTTCAAGCCGTGCTGTCATACAAGGTCGATGGGTCAGAGCATTCACTGGCTTACAAACAACATAAATGGGACGGTCGTTCATCATTCTTTGAGTACAAGACCGCATCATTCCCAGCGGGTTTCGTTCACTACGTCGCTGCCAATTTGCGCAAGAAAGGTTTTGAGGTTCGCTTGGCGCGTAAACCAATGCCTGAACCTTTGGGTCCTGAACGTCCAGAAGTTGACGCATTCGGCTATGTGGAGAAATACGACTATCAGCCACAGACTGTTGATCGCTTGGTGAAGTACGGCCAGATGATCGCTCAGGTCGCCACAGGTGGTGGTAAGAGCCGCATTGCACGTATGGCATTCCTTCGCATTGGTCGCCCTACCCTATTCCTTACTACACGCTCAATCCTGATGTACCAAATGAAGGATACTTTCGAGAAGGACTTGGGCGTGCCGTGTTCGGTGTTTGGTGACGGTCAGTTTGGTGAGACCAACGCTGCAGGACAAACCTCAGTGAAGCGCATGTCGGTTGGCATGGTGCAGACCTTCTCGTCAAAACTTGAAGTGCCATCATTCGAGGTGGAGTTTCAAGTGCTTTACGAGGCGGTTACCAAAAAGTTTGAGGCTGAAGCAAAGGGTTTAACGTCGGAACTGAAGAAAGACGGCTTGCCACAGACCATCATCAAGAAGCGCATCGAGCAGCTTGCCGCCAAACAGCAGGCAGCCCTTAAAAAGAATGCACCCGCAATGAAGGCAAAAGCTGAGGCGAAGGTCAAAGAGAAAGAGACTGAACGCCAAAAGACCATCAAGCTACTTTCCATGTTTGAGTTTGTGATCTTGGAAGAAGCACACGAAGCGTCAGGCAATTCGTACTATGACATTCTGCGTCACTGTGTTAATGCCAATTACCGTCTTGCTTTAACTGCTACACCGTTCATGAAGGACAGCGAAGAAAGCAATATGCGCTTAATGGCATGTAGCGGTTCAATCGGTATTAAGGTTACAGAGAAGATGTTGATTGATCGTGGCATTCTCGCAACGCCTTACTTCAAGATTGTCCAACTGCAGCGTAAGCCTGAGAAATTGATGCGTGGCACATCTTGGCAGTCTGCGTACCGCATTGGCGTGAAGGAGAATGAAGAACGTAACCTGTCGCTTGTGGCTGAGGTCAAACGCGGTCAGAAGTATGGCTTAACTGCAATGGTGTTGGTGCAACATACGGCTCACGGTGAGCATGTTGTGGAACAGTTGAACAAGCATGGTGTCCGTGCTGAGTTTATCTCGGGCGATTCTACACAGCCCGAACGCAAACGTGCCTTACAGCGTTTAGCCGATGGTGAGACTGATGCGCTTGTGGGTACCACAATCCTTGATGTAGGTGTGGACGTTCCCGCAGTCGGCATGGTGATTCTTGCAGGTGGCGGCAAAGCAGAGGTTGCCATGCGTCAGCGTATTGGTCGTGGTCTGCGTGCCAAGAAGACTGGTCCAAACGTAGCATTCGTGGTTGACTTCTCCGATCACTGGAACAGTCATACCGACGGTCATGCCAAGCAGCGTCTTGAGATCATCCAGTCTACGCCAGGATTTGCAGAGAACATCGTCCGTGATTTTGACTTCAAATCTTTAGGCTTCAGCGAAGTGGCAAAAGCTGCATAATTATTTGAGGCGATGTAGTCAATACTGCATCGCCTGCTATATAATGATTGCATCAATATATTATTAGAGATTTACAATGAATGACAAGTTTGTGCCGCTAGAGGCAAGCGAGTTCTATCGCAACAAAGGCTTAAAGCGCGTTTCGGTCACTTTGACTGATGGCACAATTGCCTTTCTTGAGGACAAGCGTCAAGAGTTCAGCGCAATCAAGACCACCAAGCAAGGTGATGTTGTGGATGCGCTAGTTGCCACTTATCTTGACAACCCACAGTTTGCAGCTGCCGTAGACGAAACCTTACGCAACATCCTTGATCAGAAGGTGATGCAGAAGATGGGTCGCAAAGAAGGTTGGCGCAAAGACAAGTCGGATGACTCGAAGTAACCCTCTCAGATCACACAGAACGCTCCATGTGAGCGTTTTTTTACGCTTATAGTTTGCTAGACAGTGCTTTGCTGTAACGTGTGAAATTGCGCAGCTCAGAGCCATATACGACGTTTTGCGATCTTACACGTACAGTCAGAGGCTTGCGTAAAGTTGATTTTGATGTATGATGAACCCAAACGAGTGTAGTGACTTGTTTGACCTGTAAAAGCTCAGTCGGAAACGATTGGGCTTTTGCTTTTTTCTGTATGCTAATTTTCCCAAATACCCACCCCTCTTTTTCCTCCCATCCTCCCAAGTTCCCAAATTGGTAACTCCCCAAATTCCAATCTTCCCAAGGCTGAACGCGTGCCGCATCTTGCCCTGTGCCGATGTTTGGCGATCTGTCGTTGGAAGTATAAGGACAAGGTATCCACCACCCCATCCTGGAAATATAAGGAGGTCGTCGGAGGTCGGAGATTGAGGAAGGCTATGCACACGAAGGTTCGCGAAATTCCTAAGACTTCGCTTGTATATTATTTGATCAATTGATTCAGGTCTTGCTTAGTGTGTCGCGTCGCGTCGCGTGTTGCATCATCACTACATAGAAAAAAGCATAGTGCTTTATACACTATGCTCTATATTGCGTTGTAATGCGTTTTAAGCTGCTGCTACTGCGTCGTCGTTGATGTTTAGCATGTTTAAGAAAATCTCACTGTGAGCGCTATCTTTGAAGCTTATAGCGTCGTCTTTTTTACCTTTTTCAACATGACACACATCGAGAAGCATTAACATCATGCGCGTGCTGCTGCTTTGCGTTTCAGCGGTTGACGGTGCAGTATTTTTATAGACTTTGATTTGTTTCAATTCGTCTAGTTTGAAGCTGTCTGTATTTTCGTTGACAATGTTAGCAGACAAGCAGCGCTCACACTCAAAGACAGTCAATGACTTATTAACTAGCAAATTGCGAACAATTGAGAACGTGTAACCGTCTAGTTTACGCGCGTTATTTTGCGCTACTGCTGTCAATAGTTGACGAATTTTAGTGATCACTTTTACAGCAACGAATTTTTCGCTGTCTTTGTCGTTGATCGCAAAGTTTACTAAATCGTCGAGTTTTAAACCTTTTTTGATGCACAAGTCGATCATAGCTAAACCGCTTGCAGACGCGAAAGATTTAAGGTCGGTGCGCAATGTTTTGCATTCTTTACCTGTTATACCTTCGTGTAACGGTAAACGTATTTCGATCGCTTCAACGATAGCTTTTTGTAGTTTAGTTGCTTTTGCAGACGCTTTAGTAGTCATGATGTATATACCTTATGTAGTGAGTGTTTAACCGTTTATCGAACCGTGTTTTGTGTTCTTCGTTTCGATAAAGCTATAATAGCAGATTTAAGTATTGATGCAACACTTATTTTATAAATATTGCATCAAGTGTTCATTATTTAAGCGGTTGCTTTAAGTGCTTTTTTCGCTGCTTTTTCGCGCTGCTTTTCTTCGTGCGCTGCAATCTCAGCAAAGAACAAGCGCAATAAGTCATGTTGTGAAATATTTAAGATTTTTTCAGCGTCGAACAAATTAAAACGGTACTCATCGAGCGAAGATACAACTCTCGCGACAAAGGTTAAAAAATCACCTTCTGTTAATTCAGTCTTGACAAGCGCAAGCGTTGCAATTGTCTTTTTCAAGTTTTTAGCAATTACCTTTTTGCTTGTTTCGTCTTCAATTGAAAATTGAACCTCAAAGTGCTGTTTTGACGTGTACACGTCAAAAGTTATTTGAACAAGCGGTGTAGCGGTTGAAGCGATAAATTTCTGTTTTGCTAAAATTTGCATTTTTAAAACCTTATGTAGTGAGTTTGACCATCGAACCGCGTTTTGTGCATCTCGTTTCGATAAAGCTATAATAACAGATTTAAGTATTGATGCAACATATAATTTTAATTATTTTTTGTTTGATCACTGATTATTCAATCAATTTTATTTGCAAAAATAACTATTGATTCAATATTTAAACTATGTTACTCGCACGCACGCGCTCATTTATATGCAGTCAAAACTATACCGCTTGAATGCTGGAAATTTCGGGGTGGGAAATGGCTGTTTTTTGATGATTTTTTGACCGCACCTGACCGACGCACCAAGGACGCACCAAGGCGATTTCCAGGTCGGAGGTGGAGACTAATGGCGATGGCTCGTTAGGGGCAGGCGCTTTAGGAAAAATGTCAGCCCGCCCAAGGACTTTGAAGGCGCATGTTGGTGCAGGCGCTTTTAGGAAATAGTCAGCTCGCCCAAGGGTTTCTCGTTAGCTCAGGCTATTGGTTTGATGGCTGCTATTGGTGCACGCTGGTCATGACAGGCAACACACTTCCCTGCTGCGCCCTTGGTTGATGCGTGTATTAAGAGTGACCGCCCAATGCGAGCGGTCAGTTGTCGTTTAGTCTTTAGTGCAAGTCGCTGTATGCTGCACAAGATTTGTCAGCGTAAACAATTACACATTTGTCCAAGTGAATTTCGATTTCTTCTGTTGACTTCACATAATGAAGCACACGAGCTTGATCTTCTTCATCTCCTTCAGTGTAACAGTCTGCGCTTGCGTCGTTAATTTCTGCGACCGCTGTGTACATCGCTTGGTGCTGTTCATGCGTTAGGTGGTCAAGGCAAATTGTACTGAAATACTCGTAGTAATCATTTACACGCAAACCGTCATGGTAAATGAAGTCTGGTGTCATTGGCGCTGCACCTTTAGGCTGCTGTTCAGGGTGTGAAGCATAACGAAATACTTGATTGTCATTTTCTGCACCGCTACCGCACAAAGGAGATACGTTGCGCTTGCATAGAGAGATCACACAAGGACGCGAGAAACCCATTACCATTGCGTCGTATCCATGTTCTGCTATGCGGTATGCTGTAACTTTCATTTCGTTTAACTCTATGTGTTGTTCGTTTCGATAGAGTTATTATGAGTGTCGTTCTAAGGCTTACTACACTAGGCGTAGGGTAGATGCAGATAGGTGACAATGTTGCCTGCGAAAGCCTGATCTAGCCTTGGATCGGCCTGTGCCTGCCTTTGCCTGTGGCCGCCTGAATGTGCCTCGGAAAGTTTTGGGTGTGCCTGAGCCTGTAAATGCCTGCATGAGCCTGTAAATGCCGTGGTATCTCTATAGAGAAGAACCGCACTAGGCGGCCTTTCTTAACTTACGATCTGCAAAGTCCATTAGCTTTTTAGTGAATTGCAGATACTTGGCGCGGTCTTTCCCAATCAGCTCGTATGGGAAAGGCGCACCGCTCTCAATGAGTATGATCTTCTTTCTATGCTCGCATATATCAAGCACAGGCATAAAGTGACCGATCTCTCTTGTACGTGCGCCAAGATCGAGTACAGCAACTTTGAACGAATGACCTTTTAGGCGCGCTGCTATTAGCACTTGACCGTTTTTAATTAAGCGTAATTTCATTTCTTTGTACCGTGTGTCGTTTGTTTCGATAGATGTATTGTGACGCACGATGTATGGACATGAAGTGTTTGGAGTGCGAATTTGTGGCCTTGCCTGTGAGTGCCTTGGTTTTATTATATAAAGCCGCTCTATAGATAGAGCGGCTTTGTTTCTTAACTGTGCAACTTGAGCAGTGAGTTATCTAATACCATTTTGGACACAAACTCGCGAGCGTCTGTCGCTTCGTAGAAGTTATGCGATCGGACGAGCTTCAATTCGTCGTATGTTAGTGCGTCAACGCATGAAATGTTGCTAATGTCACAATGACCGCTTGTATACTCGTTGATCTCGAAAATCAGCGCTTCATCACTGCTATAGACCGCAATGTCATAAATCAGATTGGACGCTTGCAGTACGATAAAATTACCATCTTCGACGTTGCAGTCTTGTTTTATGCTTTCAAGTTCTGCGATTTCGTCAGCGGTAGCGATTTGATTATTGATAAGTGTTTGCATAGCTCTCTTTAGAGTGTTTGTTGTTTCGATAAGTGAATTATGAAGCGCGATGTATGGACTTGAAGTGTTTGGAGTACGCTTGTTCAGCATTGCCCAAGGACGGTAGAGAGAATGGAAAGAGCCACCGCAATGATGGCTCTGTGTGGAGTTAGCAGGTGTGCCATTCACCTACTATGTCCAGATCATGCACGCCAACCGCCATGCACTGCCCTGTCGGCTTCCAGATGTTGAAAGCTCTTGGGTGAAGTTTGCCGCGAAACATTTTCCATACCAACCCTTTAACAGAGAAAGTGCCACGACCCTTCGCCTCATGCACAGTCACTCGACTGCCATTGCGTGTACGGTATTCGCCAGGTTTTGTTATTTCAAAATTTTCCATTGTTAAACTCTCGTTGTGCGTTTCGATAGAGTCATGATAGACCGCAGACGGTGGGTTTCAACGCTTGGCTCAGGCAGTTTTGCATTTGTCCTCTCTCTACCGTAATAACAGCCCAAGGACGCGCCTTTGTCGCCAGTCTTCACCAAGGGGACGCCGTGGACGATCGGTGGAAATAAAAAAGCCAGCTCCGAAATTAATCTGGAACTGGCTCTTGGTTGTGTGTAGGTGCTTTAGGAAATATTCAGCTTGGAAAAAGGATTTTGAAGTTTAAAATTTTTCCTTAATTTTAATCTTTAAATTTAATCCTCCTTTCCATCGTGAAAACCTTGGAGAAGGAAACTGCCCCCCCTTACCCCCCGTGGCTTTAAATGGCTCATTTTTGGGAGAGTAAGGAGGAAGGCAATTTCTCTTGTCCTTGGCTAACACGAAGAAAGGAGGATTACTCTTTCCACATTTGCTAAACCTCGACCCAAGCAAACCGCACCCCTATCGAAAGCAATACGTCCTGACGATTACCCAGTCAGAAACTAATCTAGGGCGAATGATAAGTCAGTGGTGACTATTTGGCAATATAAGTTTTGGGATTGGCGGTGGATTTTTAACAAGGCAATTCATAGGCTCGCATTCGCTCGCTCTCCTACAGTCCTCTCTACAGTATTCTTACCTACATACATCTCTCCTATGTTCCTCTATGTATTCCTCTCTACCGTACTACCTACATACATACTCTCTACGTTATTACTCCATGTGTGAATCCTCTCTACCGTAGTTATTGTCTTCCTTCTCTCTACCGTGGTTGTTCTCTTTATTGTTGGTTTTCTGCTTTGTGTTTAATAAGGTCTTTTTGATAGGTGTATGGAAAATTTTGGAGCTGTTCTGATTTGGGTGAATTAAGATTCTTTTTTGTGTAGGCGTATGGGTAACTTGGGAGACTTGGGGATTTGTCTCTCTACCGTAATATATAAATATATTCTTCCTGTTATTTATATTTATTGCGGTGTGAACTTGGGAGTTTATGGAAATATGGGAATATGGGAATATTCCTTACCATATTTCTAGCCTGCGAGCCTGACGTTTTTATTTGCCTGAGTGCCTGCGGTTTTATTGTGCCTAGTATTTATTAATTCTCTCTCATTTGCGTTCTAAGCGTGTTTAGTTTGTTTGTGCTGTCGTTTATCGTTTTCTTTCTTAAAGTGTCTCTATGAGCGAATTAGAGCGGTTTTATCGCATGTTTTATATCTTTGTTTGACGGTTAAGTCGAATACTCTCCTGCGTTAAGTTAGATGAAAGGATTTATTAAATGATTGATGCAAGTATTAAATGTTTTCTTTAGGATTATCAATGGCTTATTATGTGTTTTGCCTTGGGAATATTTATGTACAAAAAATAAGCGATCTAGGTGGTCTAAATCGCTTATTACATCATTGTGATGGAGTCTCTATTATCTCAGTGTGATCTTGGAAATCAGTCTGTTTAAACTTGTGCTTTGTCTTGTTCATACAATTAGCTCCAACCGTATGCTGTTTGTCCATTGCTAAAGTGCGATGTCATCGCGTCCAAGTTGACATACATATCTTGCGAAACTTCGTAAAGGTCTCCTGACGGTTCAAAGTCATTAATGTCGCTTAGGATTACACCGATTGCGTCGATTAAGTTGCAGTCCAATGCACTTAGGTCATGCGATGAATGGACGCAAAAGTTTGAATCATCACACACAGAAGGAGAGATCGGACGCGAGAATGGAGTAACTTCGTTGTTGTAGATATGTAGGACGATGTCACCGCTTAAACCAACCTTTTCAGATTCGGTTGACTTTAGGAGTGCGAAGCCCGTCGAACCGATGCGCGATATTTGCAAAGTTTTCATAAGGTTTTATAACCGTTGTTTGTTTCGATAAATGTATTATGCGTTACGGTAGAAGGATATGAAGCGTCTGGAGTACGGTAGTTTGACTGAGCCCTAACTTCACCAAGGAGAGTGACTAACAAAAAGAAACCGCCTATTACAGCGGTTCTTGGTGATCTTAGGTGTTTTCACCGTTCAGGACGCGTGTCACATTGAGGTCGCAATCAATTTTGACGGCTTCAAGCAGGGAGATGTCGTAGGACAGGTGGCTATAACAATTTGGAGCAACAACGGCATCAGAAAGCATGATGCAATGCTCAAGTAGATCATTGGCGGTAAAACCGTGAATAGGGCGATCTAGGACAAGCACAAGGTCATAATCAGCATGGTGCGCTTGGGTGACAGGGTTCAGCGTTTCAGGTTTACCGAAACCGTAGGTGAAGTGCGTCAGGAAGTGCGCATTGATTACTTCTTCACCTTTGGTGATTTTGAATTTGAAGATGTCGCTGTCTATGTGGAAGTCATCGGCGCGTTCTATGATTAACATTTCGTTTTGCTCGTTGTTTGTTTCGATAGAGTTATGATAGACCGCTAATGATGGAACACTAGCGGTTTTGAAGGACAGATGATTAAGCGTCCGCTTCCTCAATCAATTTCAATTCCATCTTCATAAAGCCATCATCTTCCACTGTGACAATGGTGACGTGATTTTTGGTGCACGTTTGCGAGTGAATGCCTAGAAGCATGTTATGCACCGACGATTTGAAGGCGTTATACAGGCGAATGCCCATTTCAGAATCTTGGTCGCAGGCGCGCATTACGGTTTCAAAGTCCGCAAACTCGCTGTGAATGTCGAAGTTGCGTCCTTCTTCGTCCAATAGAGCGATACAGGAGAAGTGAAACTCCACCGATTCGTCACCAAGAATACGAGCGTCGAACTCTACTCCTTCAGTTGCGCCAGTGTGACCGTAGTGCGCGCCAACATTCATAACTTTCATTTTTAAAAATCTCGTTGTTTGTTTCGATATGTGTATCTTGACCGCTTCACTATGGAAATGAAGCGGTTTTGATGGGCAGATCAATAGGCGGCATATACTTTGTCATTGATCACGTAATAGCTTTCTTGGAGCGTGTCGCGACCGTAGGCTTCGTAATCGAAGTAATGCTGGATTTCGTCTGGAATTTCCAAGTTGCCTAACTCTTGGATGAGGTAGTATCCAAAGTCCTCATTGCCTTTAAAGTCCGTGCGAAAGTGATCGTCGTGCCATTTGCGCACATCGTCCCAATCTGAATAGCGACCTTTGACGATGGCTGCATACTGCTCGACAAGCTCCATTTCGCTGCTGTCGCAGTCTTCGATCATGGCGATGATTTTACTTAGACTGTCAAAAGCCCTGACTTCAATCTCAACGTCGGAAATGGAATCAACAAGGGCCCAAAATTCAAACTCCACATTGCGTGTTATTTCCTTGAGATCGTCCATGTCATCAAAGTTGATATTGAGACCGAATTGGTGCGTGAAGGAAAACGCCTCTATTTGATAGCGTTTGCTGCTGTCTGAGCAAAGGTTGGCGAACTGCTCTCTTGATATTTCAGTTGCAAAAGTCATTTTGTCTTTACCGTTGTTCGTTTCGATAAAGCAATAATAAACCGCTAGTAGAGGACTACTAGCGGTTCTGTAGGGCGGTTCATCACTTACCCTTCGTTGCGACCAACATAGCAATGGAAGTTACTGGATAACCGCCTATCGGTACGCCATACAAGCCTGCTTTCTTGCTGCGATTGTTCAACTCAGCGCGTAGGAGCGTGTTGTCACGACATAGGTTGTGCGCGGTGTTTTGTGCATCCAAGATCGCACGCTCATTGGAGCGAATCAGACGGAGTATCTCCTGCTCTGACAAAGTTTTAGCCTGAATAGCTACGTTCATTTCAAAGATTCCTGTAATAGCGTTGGGACACAGTTGTCCAATTCTTCCCAAGTTTTCGCAAAACGGACTTTTAATTTGTCCTTATAGTCCCATAAGCGAAGTCGGTACTGTTCTATTCCGCCAAAGATGACTTTGTGTATTTCGTACTCAAAGTGTCCATGTGGTCCATTGCCCATTGAGAGCATTATTGTTTCAAGCTGCTTTTCAGCCATATAAACTCCAAAGTGTCGGTTTTGGCCTGACCGACAACAGGTGTGGAGCTACTCAATGGTTAAGCACTCAAGAGCCTTCTTTAGCTCGTCGTTGCCATACTCCGATTGTTGGTTGATTGTCGATTCGACGTCGCCCAGCTGCTCCACCAGTTGAAGCAATTCGTCTTTGTTTCTGCCACGCAAGCGATTGGCGATCGTGCGGATCTCAGCGCGTATCGACGTCAGGAAATCTTCTTCAGGAAAACAGCCTTTCGCCTCTTTTACATAAACTTTGGCACTTTCGATCTGCAAGTCATTCTCGTCCTCATGCCGAATGATTAGAGCCTCAATCGTTTTTTCGCATAACGTACCATTTAGGCGAAATTCCTCTCGCGGTGTCATGGACGAAAAGTAGATATGACCGCCGTTCATTATTAGCTCCACTTACTTGCAATGAATGGAGCAGCAGCGGCAGCAATGGCATCGCCAATCGGTAAATCAGCCATTTGTTTTAACTCGCTGAGGAAGTTTGCCATGTCTTCGCCTTGCATCAAGATGTCTTTAAACACTTGGTCACGATCAACGATGCAGACGTTGTTTTTCGCCTTAGAGAAACGCACGCCAACATTAGGGCGAGCGGCTGTCTCAATAAGAGAAGGGGCTATTTGGTGCAAATCGTGTGAAATTTTCATGTCTAAAACCTTTTTAGCTGTACGTCGTTTCGTTCGACAAGCTAATAATATTCAGACGTGATAGGGTTGACAATAGTCACCGCTGACTTATCCTAGTATATCGCACACATTGCCTGTTCCATAGTCCTAACTCGTCATTTCGCGTATATGCGCGTTTAACCGTTCGACATATAAACACTCAAGAAAGCTTTTAAAATCGCTATACGCGCAAATTAGCGGCAGGAAATCAGCACTAATTCATCAACTTAACTGTGAATTTTCATACTGCTGTGCGCCTTGGAAATTATCGTACGAAAAAAAGAGGGGCTTTCACCCCTCCTGTCACCATGCTATCTGACCGTAGTCTTGCGATGGCTTAGGTGATGCTGTGTAACGCTTTTCTGGCGATTTTGAAACACCGTCCATGTTCAAGCATTCAGGTGACACTCTCCACTTAGAGCGAATGTTGGCAACTTCCACACAGCTGACGGTCTTTCCATTGATTCGCTGTACAACAACCTCCACGCGTCTGCCATCGTTAGACGCGATAAACCATCCTGTGCGCCCTGGAAGAATCGAATAGTCGTAGCGGTTGGCGAGTTCTTTTTCTGTTTCTTCCTTCAGTTTGAATAGTTGCTCGTCAGTCAGGCGTTTTAATATTTCAGTGTTCATTTCCAAGTCCTTAATTTCGGTAAAAAAAACTAGGGCGATTTCTCGCCCTGTCGTTCGATTATTTATGCTGCGTCTTTCTTAGAAAGCTCAGGGAAATACTGGTCGCGTAGTCGCGCCAAGATGGTCGATTCTTCATTTGGCACTAAGCGACCGCCTTCTTCTTTTGCAATCTTGAGCAAAGGAAGCATTTGCATCATTTGACCTGCTTGGGCGCGAGCTGTACCGATCGAGTAAGGCTTCGCAAGGAGGTCTTTCACTAGGTTGCTGTCGCGGCCACCTGAGATATAACCGTCAGTAAGGAGCAGTTTGAATGTGCGGTACATGACTTCATTCCAACGACCGTTCTGTTTGAACATCGTAAACAGGATCACTACCTTTTCAGCCACCTTCTTCTGCACCGTTTCACCGTTTGTTGTCAACGTAGGCTGTGCGTTGAGTAAGCGCAGGAACTTTTGCTGCTTCTCTTTCAGTTCTTCTTCTGGAAGATCGACGTCACCGAACTCAAGGACGATCTCGCTTGTGTCACCGCCAAGTCGGTCAAGCAGCACAGCAGAACGCTTGGAGTTTTGATACGTCGTGCGGTACGTTGTTGGTGCTTTCTCTTTCTTCTGTTTTTCAGGCTTTTCTTCTGCTTTCGGTTCTTCAACCGTTGGTGCAACTTCTTCGGTCGCAAGTGTCAAAGCGGACGCATCAAGCTCTGCTTCATCAAACATTGCGTTTAGGATTTCGTCGTCGCTTGGCTCAGTTTCGGCTGTAGCTGGCTTTTCTTCTGCGTCAAGCAGCAAGTCAAGGTCAAGTTCAGGCTCAGGTTCAGGCGTCGCTTCTTTCTTCTCAGCTTTAACAGGCTTTTCTTTTGTCTTCTTAGGTTTAGCTTCAACGACAGGCGCTGCTTCTGCTTGTTCTACTTCATCGAGCAGCAAGCTAAGGTCGATTTCATCGGAAGCAACCGCAACAGCTTCAACGGCAGGCTCAAGAACAACGCCGTCTATTTCAGCAAAAAGATCGTCTAGGTTGATTTCGTCATTTTGAGCGATAGTGTTTTGAGTATTCATATTTTGCACCTTATGCGTTGTGAGATGATTTTGTGTATCTCGTTTCGATAAGTGCATTATGAGCGACGATGTATGGATTAGAAGTGCTTTTGATGGATAGATGAAGTTATTATTTCTTTTATTTTCAACAAATTAAGCCAACACTCACTTATGAGTGTTGGACGCATGAAATATCTTTATAGCAATAAGAAAACACGCAATGGAGGTCAACAGGGGACACAAGGCAAAAAGTGGATTCAGATCATCTGACTGGAGCATGTGAGTGAATACGCCCTGAAAGACGCATCCAATCACAACAAAAGCAATGCTCCATTTTACATTGAGATAGGGCTTTACCATGCGGTGAAACCGTAATCCTGAGAAGGTGCGCTTGGTGGCGGTGGTGGGGGAGGTGGCGCTAACTGATTGCCAGTCTCAACCATTTCGCCAGTATCAAGATCAATATAGGATTCGGTCCAACTCAGCAAAAAATCCTCATAGAACGCATTGGCTTTCTTAATGTTAGAAAAGACTTTACCGAACTCCATTGATTCACACCATTCTTGCTTGTTAGGCATGAAGTCGTACTGCTTGGCAACGAACAGCGGATAAGCACTTGGGAAACTAGCGTCAGCATTCTCAATTTTACCGACCCATTCAATCACCAGTTTGACCTTGTCATTCTGGAACTGATTTACAATGCGATATTCGTCATTGGCGATATGGTCGTTGTAAACGCCCTCTGATATTTCATCGCCATCTTTGTCAAAGTATTTGGTTACCATTTGGGGAATCCTCTTTCATCGTTCTCGACAAGCAAAGGCTTGTCTCTGTAACGATGTCCTTTTAGTGATGCTCTGTGTGTTGGCACTTCGTCGAACTCTTTCGCCATTTCAAAGAACACAATGGCTTCACGGCGATCTTGGAAGCACCAACGGTATGCGTATGGCGTGATCGGTGTCACATCCATACAGACCGACGTCGTGAACATCAATTCGAGTATTCCGATCACTTCGCCAGTCTCTAGCTTACGCCATGCAATAAATCTGTTTTCAACAAGGAAATCGTCGATCTCCTTGTTTGTCCAATCTTCAAAACTTAGTCTGTTTTTCATTTGCGCCATATCTCTTGCGGTTACATTGCAATAATATCGCATAGAGAGTGGGTGAGAAGTAACTTGCTAGGCTACTTCTCAGGCGGTTACTTGTCGCGACCGTTCCATTTAGCCGAAGTCATTTTGCCCAAGTAGACAATGTTCTCGATTACAAATGACGGTTGGATGTGTCCGAGCTTTTCTGCCTGCATTAAGCAAAACTTCTCCAAATCCTCAATGTCTTTGTATGTAAATTGACGAGACTTGGGCCTGCTAAATGATCGGTAGCTTTTCGTTTCGCCTCGACTTACGCTATTCACCTTGTAAACAACGATAAACCAATGCTGACGACGCATGTGCAACTTCCACCATGCCTTCAACTTATCAATCACTCCAACTGCTCCCTGAATCAGAACTGCCCCAACCGCTATCAGAAGAACTCCAACCACTGTCAGAACTCAATGATGACGAGCCTAGACTTGAACTGCCTAGCGAACTAAAGCTGTCATCGGAAGTCTGTGCCGGAACCGACGAGGAACGGTAGAAGTCCTCTTTCGGTTCGCTTGTCACATCTACTGGAGCAGGCTCGAGTTTTGGCGTTTCTGCTTGTTTAGGCTCGTCGCGATCTCCGAAGTTTTCAGCTGCTTCCAATAGATCATTCAAAGCCATCGCTGCAAGCACGCCATCAGAAAAGCCTAACCCGCTCGATTGAGTAGGCGCTTCGCCTTGAACTTTGTAGGATTCAAGTGGCATTGTGTGCTGACGGAAGTTTGGCATTCTGCCAAACCCCTGGCCATATTGCGCACCAACCATGCGACTTACTTGGTGATGCTTACTCACGCAAGCGTCACGATCTTTCTTTGTCCAGTGTCGCTTAAAGCAATATTCGCATTTAAACAGCATTATTCGCGCTCCAAAAGATGAACCTGACAAAGCATGAACTGATTGATGCTTGGCTTGTCTACGCGAATATCCCAAACTTCACTGTTGATGCCTGTACCGTGACCACCGACGCATTTAGCGTCAGTGATTGTTAAAGTTTTGGCGTCTTCAAATTCCTGCTCAGAAGTGAGGTGCATTGATTCATAACCTTTAGGCGAAAGTTTGACTTTCATACCTGCATACGGTTGGCGAGTTAGCATGTTGCCTCCTGATACTGATCGAGCAGATCCTCCGCGTATTCGCTTTCGCCATAGAAAGCCTCTACAGCTTCACAGTAAGTACCTGCGCGATCTTCTTCCTCTGCTTTGATGACGCTCAAGTATTTGTCTCCACCTTCAAGCGGCTTCATCCAAAGGTAGCTGTGTGCACCAAAGTTCCCTTCAGCTTCTTCAAGGAAGATATGCTTGACGTTGCACTGCAGGCGGTTAGCGATCTGCTTTAATAGCTTTTCTCCCGCAGGGCCCCAAGCAGTGCTGAATCGAACCTCAAACATGCCTGAAAGCTCACAGCAATAATCTTCCTTGTGACTGGCAAAATCAGATTCATGGGCGTTGTGTGTCGTTCCCCAATTTGTCTCCAACCACTTGCGCTGCATAACTTCAGGCATCACTGGCATACGCAAGATGCGATCAAAATCAACACGGCATTCAATAGGCTCTGCAAGGAAGTGATGAGGACCTAAAAAATGCACTAGACGCTTCTTGCGGGTAAACTTCCGCATAAAAGCCTTTTTGTGCGCAAGAGGAATAATGATTGAGTTTTGGCACCAGTTAGGCATCTTCAAGCTCCTTTTTACAATCAATTACCGCCTGCTTTAAAAGCTCAAGAGAGCAGGGCTCACAAAAGTCCACGCACATTTTTAAAAGCGACATTGCACTTTTGGCTGCAGGCGTTGACATCTTCATCATGTACTGTGCGACGTCTTTATTAATTCCTGCCGCCTGTTCAATTTGAGATTGATTCATTCGTCTTCTCCTGCAGTCTTGCTGTAAAACTCCAAAAGCGCACAGTGGTACTTTGCTGCCGCCTGTTCATTGACAATGCAATACTCTGAATAAGCATCACACGCGGGTCCACCTTCGTATGAATTTTCCATGTCAACTTTGACGCCTAAACTTTCAGGTGTAGGCGCGCCCTTTTCAAGCGCACGTTCGTCAAGTCGAAAGTAGGAAGCGTTTTGCTGAATGTTGATATTCATGCTAATTCCTCCTCATCTTCTTCGCAGGCGACGTCATAGTGGTACACCGCTTCGATTACTTCGCCTTTGTCGTTGGTGCGGTAATACAGTGGAGCAGAGCCGTCACCGTGCGCTGTGTGCGAGTTACAGCCATGCTCAAACGTGCCACCTTCTTCTTTTTCAGGATTGTTGGCATTGCGGTATGAATCGCCACCTGATGACAGTGCGCATAGCTCAAAGTAGGCTTTGCGGTCGTCGCGATCTGTGTCGCCACCGTACTCGTTCTGATACCAACCTTCATCAAAGAAGCCCGCCTGACCTGAATCGACACCCACATCGAATTTGTTGTTTTCAATCCATACACCCTGATCGAAGGTGGTAAACTCAGGCACAGATTCATGCTTGACGTGCAGGAAGTGTGTGCGCTGTGGTTTACCGCTGTCAAACAGCTGTTGCGTGTACTCCACCGATTTTTTGAGCGCCTGCACGCAGACTGGATTTGACATGGTGAAATATACTTGGTCATGCGCTTCGTTGGCCGTACCTTCTGGAACACGCATACGCATTAATGCCATTGTTAGATGATGCCCATCACTCGAACGAGCGCGGTCAAGAATATGCGAGTATTTTTCAACAAGGACGTAATTGACTAGCTTCTCTAGGCAGTTCTGCGCGTAATCTTCCTCTTTCCACCAACTTCTGTGAGTGTTCAGCGGGGCAAATTTAGGCACTAAGGCTTCAATGATTGGCATAACTTCGGACGGATACCCGATTGACTTCCACGAAACGTAAATAGAGCGTCCATTCGCCTTCTCATACGCCTTAATTGCGTCGTAAATTTGGACGTACTTTGCGTATTCGCCGTATTCAGTCATTGGCTCAAGAATTTCTATGGCCATCTTTTTCACAGCGATTAATTCAAGCAACTCGCCTTCGTCGTAACGATCACGGAAGAAACCGATTCGCGCTTGGTACTGACCATTGGCAGCAGGCATAGAGCCTTTGCACCACGTATCGTTGCTGTAGCATGGGTCGGTAAAGCGGATCGCGCCCGACTTAACTGTGAACACACCAAGATCGCGAACAGAACGTGTTGGCGAAGCGGCATTGATGCTCACGTAAGGAATCAACGACATTACTTCAGTTACAGTTTGAGTGGCATCATCAAAAACAATCCAACCGTTTGCGAAGATGCCCCATTCAAATTTTTCGTTGGCAAGGTCTTCACCAACTTCGGGTGGAACAACAGAGAACCCAGTCTCACCGCGAACATATTCGAGAAAGGCGGGTATCGTTTTGTCTTTTTCGTGGCTCTTGCGCAAATCAGCAAGAACGCTTACAAACTTCTTCATGGGTTTAACCTCTTTGGTCAGTGTGACTTGTTTCGATAAGTCAATGATAATGCGTAAACTTTGGAAAGGTTTAGGCAGATTGAGCTTCTGCTTTAAGCGCCCTAACATCAGCAGCGGTAAGCGTGGTGACTGGTCTAAACGTGTAATGTGCGTTGTAGATACGGTCGTCACCGATTGGGTCTGAGAATACGAAAGTGCCATCTGCTCGTTGCATCATGTTTGCGCCATGCAGATCGACAAATGCGCGGTCGTAATCCTGCATGAACTGCGCAAGTTCATCTAAGGCGTCGATGATGGTTGGGTTGTCGTGCTGATAGAACGCGTTGTCGCGTAGGTGGTGCGCGATGTCTTTTGCTCTTGAGCGATAGTCAGGAACTTGTGACCGCTTGTCACCTTCGCGCCAATCTTTTGCAATACGACGAGACAAGGTGGCATTGCGCGTACCTTGAGGAATTTTATGCAATCTCTCAATCTCATAAAGATAGATTGGCACTTGCAGCTCGATAGGATTTGTCAGCTTCGTGCGTGTCACGTTTTTTGATGTCGTGAACGTGCCAACGCGACCGAAGTTGCGAATGACATTTGCGAAGTGATGGCTGTCAGGTCGGTAAAGCGCGTCTGTATGGAACAGATAGCTTGCTTCATCAATGCTTAATTTTAAGACTGTGTTTTCGTTGTCGGATTCAAAGACGCCTGAATACTGGCCGCTACCGATAAGTTTACGACCTGCGAGGGCAGGATGATTCTTTCTGATCTCTTTAACGAGAGGGTCAGTTAATGTGAAAATTTTCACGGTGTACCTTTATTTGCTTTCGTTTCAATTGTGCTATTAAACAATGCGAATTGTGGAAAGTGTTGATTTTGTTGATATTGCCGAGCAGGGCATAAAACAACAGGCAATAAAAAACGGGCAAGTTTCCCTGCCCGTTCCTCGACTGGAGTTGTAGCCTAAAGTTCACTTGCGGAAAACTTTAGCTCGAAACGCACAACGCACCAACCAAAAAGGTAAGGTCAAAATAGCTCTTATACTTTGACCTGTCAAGGATTACGCTTGTGGATTTTGATAAAAGTAACGGAAATACTCATCCAAACCAGGCGCTCTATCCAACCTTTCCAATTCTCTGTCGGCTTGTTGAGCCTTCGCCAAACCCCAACGATGTAGGCAGTAACACAGTCCTGCGATAACAAGGCAAGGAAAAAAGAAAATCCCCAGTACGCCAAAAATCATTACGGATAATAAAGATTGTCTGGCTTTTTCTTCGTACCACACCTTTTCTTCGGCAAGGTGTAATGCGCGTTCGCAAAGCTCATCCATCTCTTTAGTGCGTTCTAGTTCCATTTTTTCCCCATGCAGAGGGCTTATTAACCCTCTTTAGCTTCTTCCGTTACCGCTGTAGTTGATGCAAGTTCAGCTTGCATAGCGTCCAAACGGGTCAGGCTCGTAATGACAAAATTATCTTCACGAATATCATAGTTCTGGCAGAGCAACTTTTTAAGGGATTGATAGTGATCATGGGTCAAAATTACACCATCCAAACCCACTATGCCGTCAAACCATGTTGTTTGGCCATCTTGACCCACTCGAAACGCTGCAAAGTGATAGCTTACAGGCGATAGCGGCGGTGCAGAGTCAGTTCGAGCTTCTTTCTTTGGAAAGTTCAAAACATTATCTTCAGGCTCAACTTTCGCCGCTGTTTGTCCTTTTGACAATTCTAAATCCTTTTAACTGATTGGTAATTTGTAGAAGCCGCGATCAATGCCCTTAAACAGACATTCGGCGAGGACTTCGGTGTCATAGTCGGCAGCATGGGCTGCTGTCGGGTCATAATCGACGCCCAATGCAAAGCAGAGTTCACCAAGCTTAGGTGATTTACCGTTGAAGGTTGCCCAACGACCATTGTCCATCGTACAGAAGGAGTTCACTAGCGGCACGGTCTTGCCAACGCGTAGCATTTCTCCTGCGATGAATGGCGCATCGAACGCGAGATTATGTGCAATGAGGCACTTTGAACCTGAAATGATTCGATGCACTTCATCTGCGACATCCTCCCACTTGGGGCAACCCATCAGCATTTCATAGCTAATACCATGAACCGCTTGTGCAGCAGGGTCGATAGGGCGATCGGGGTCGATACGTTGCACATATCGGTTTACGAGGCTTCGGGTGTCAAGGTCATACGTGAGTAGGGCAATCTCGATGATCTTGTCACCTTTTTCCTGACTTAGACCTGTAGTTTCTGTATCTGCGCATGTGATAAGTGTCATGCTGTTCTCCTAACGCCTTATTGATGTGATCACTAATTGCTTAATGATCACATTGTAAAACGTCAATCTAGGGGTTGATGTTCTACAGCTGGCTACTTCACATTAACCAACGGTGATGCACTTCCGTTGCCCAAAAAGACTGTATGAGTGCCTTCTTTTGCAAATGATGCTTCGGCTTCAATTTCCATTTTCCGCACTAGCATTGGCGTAAGTGACTGAGCAATTACATGGTTGGCTTCAGCGTCGGCGCGCGCCTTGATCAAGCGTACTTCCGCCTGAGCTTCCGCTAACTGCTTCTGACCTTCTGCGCGTTGGGTTTCAAACTGCACCTGAGCTGCTTGGCGAATCGAATCCTCCAATTTGCTGTCGGTCGTCAATGTGCGCACTGTGGCACCAGGAATAACGAACACACCAGGCATTTCTTTATTCAAGGACTTCTGTAGCTCACTGGTGACGTCGGCAGCAATTTCATCACGATGTTTGTGAATCTCCGCTGAATCATACTTGGCAGCAGCTTTGAAGATCGCTTCCAGTGCATGACGCTTCACGTAGCGCTCACCTACAACCTGATCACCGTCGGCATTTTCCGACAAGTCACCCGCCAATTTAGACAGCGTATCTGCCACCATGTTTGGCTGAATCATGTAGCGGATGTCGATGTCCACATTTTGCATAGTCACGTTGTCTTGCGTTTTAGGATGCAAGTTTTCGAGTGGCACAGTCGTTTCGCGGACACTTACCACTTTCAGGTCACGTGTGATGGTTTGATATGGACCAGGCGGCAGTTCATCCATTTTCATTTTGCCAAGCACCGATTCCACACCGACATGACCTGTTTCAACCTTGGTACAACCAGTGAAGGCCAATGCCATACCGATCGTTAAGATTCCTAATAATTTTTTCACTTTAAGTCCCTGTAAGTGCATAAGTGAGGATTGCAGTAAAGATCACTACAATCAGGATGATTTGAATTGCATACTTGCGGATAAAGGCAAACACTGGTGTACGAACCTGTTTCGAGCTAAGTCCGACGACCAGTGCCGCAATTACAGCAAGCACAAATCCCCATTTAATGAGAGCGGCAATCACTTTTTCTTGCGACCGCCCTGATGTTTAACTTTCGAGCTTTCGATAATCTTCACCAAGACATCCGTGTTTTGCTCCACAAACAATTTGAAGTTTGCTTCTGCCTGTTCGTCAGTGAAGTAATCTTCACCAAACGCTTTCTTCCACGCTTCTTGGAAGTTGATACCTTCTTGGTGAATCACGAAATCGTCGTAATTCTTAAACAGTTTGCCGTCACTGGCTTCATGAACACGCACTAATGGCATGAGTAAATCCTTTTTGGTTGGGCGGTGACAGGTTTCGAGACTGCCACCGACGTTGTTTGTTTAAGCCGCTTTTAAGCCTAGATCACCAAGAGCTTGAATGGTTGCTTCTTTCACTTTGATGTGAATGGCACCTTCAAGACCCACTCGCAACAAGTCTTTCGCTGCATCCAATTGATCAGGCTCGTAACCCATCAGAACTAAACCAAGCAATGAAGTGAGTGCTTCAAATTTGTCTTCAGGGGCAACAGTGGCTAATGCGGCTGCTGAATTGATAACTGAAATTTCGTAGTTGCGTGGGTCTTGCGCATGATCGGGGAACAGGATGTCGGCAAATTTATGACCAGAAGTTACGATGTCTTCCAATGTAGCGAATGGCTTGATTTTGATGTTGTGCGTGTTTTCAACCACCAAAGTTTTTTCGTCTTTGCCGTGAGCTGCGATTTTTGCTTGGTCTTGAGCGAGAAGCTTCTCTGCAATGTCCACTGCTAATTTGGCAGCCACCACCACAGGTTTGTTTTCGTAGGCAGGCTTATTGCGAAGTTGAAGTTCAAAAATGGCGCGACGCACTAATTTGTCGGCTTCAACTGGAGTTAGCGACTTGTCACGTGTGAAGCCCGCAAGTGCGGCAATAAAAATTGCTGCTTCGCGATTAATGGCAGGGTGTAACTTTAAATCGCCAGTCTCAGTACGAGCAGGCTGTGTACTTGGGTCGGTAGCTTTCGATGCACGTTGACACATAATGGAAACCTTTTTGGTTGGTGCGACGCCCACATCGAGCATCGCTACGTCGCCATTATAGTCACCGCTGACTTACTTTTTACGAATAGATGACATTGAATGGCTAAGGTTTAGCCAAATGATGATTATTCAGGATAATATCTAACTGTTTGGCGTCTAATGGCGAATCCGCTCGAAATACGTCAAGTCCAATTTGACGCAACTTATGCTCAACGCTGGCTTCAATTTCGATTTGCGCGTCATGTACCGCCTTATCAATGGTTTCCTCCGCACACTCCAATGCAAAGTGTAGGTTGTTCGGCAGCTTGCCAACATTACGCTTTGCGACGTCCAGTAGCGGTTCAAGTAGCGTTGTGATGTCTTTCTTGCTCACGGACTTCTGAGATTTGATTTCATCCACCTTCTCCGCGAGTTTCTGCAACGAGAGTTCTGCCAAGCGAATCGCTTTCTTGGCGTCATTGCGGATTTCACTCTTAATCAAGTCCGTCTTTGTTTCAATCGGCTCGATATTGGGCATCCGCGTTGTGGTCTTTTCAAACTCAGCGGGAGCATACTGGATGGTACATGGCGTACCTTCACCTTTACCGCTCGACTGAATCATAGAAACAAACTGCGCATGGCTCATCGCCACCTGAATGATCGACTGACGCTTGCCGTGAACCCAGTCAGTATTTAAACCACGCTGTAGGTATGCGCTTGAAATTTCCAACTGAATGTAATCGCGGTGCGATACGTCAGAGCCAAACAGAACTCGATCGCCTTGCGGATTAGACAGGCGAACTACACCGAATGCAGGATGTCTGTGAACTGCATAATCGCCGTCTTGCTCTACCGTTGGTCGTTGAGGTTTAACCGCCCTTGTATGTGACATGCCTTTAGTCTCTTATATACCGTGATTGAATTGTGACGCATGATGCTTGGAAAACATGACGTCAAAAGATTTAGCCAAAAGAAATCCCAAGTACCGCGAAGTGACTTGGGAAGACTTGGGGTCCGCGAGTGCTATCGTATATTTATATAAACCGCTATTAACTAATTTATATTTAATACGATCGCGGGTTGGGAAAACTACTGTCGGACTGAGGTGGCAAACTCCACACCACCAAGAGTACGAAGCTCACGGGCTTTACCAGCGTTCTTGCGTTCCAGTGACCGCTTAATGCCAAGCTCGCAGGCTTTGATACGCATGTTGATGTCCAACATTGCGCGTGGAATGTAGAAGTGCGGAACAATCAGTCGCTCGTCTGAGAAAGTACCCAAGTAAATCAGGTTCAATTTCTCCATCAAAGCTAGAACAGATTTCGCTGACGTTTCACTTGATGTTAGGGGTACGCCTGGTTGCAACAGAACGAGCGATGTAAAGCGTTCGTTTGTCAAGTTGACGCAATCGGTCACGTACTGAGTTAGGCGCGCACTCTGCGCATCTGAGAGGTCATCCGTAACCGCTAACATTGCATAGCCAATCAAGTCCAACGGTGTGCGATCACACACCGCGTCCAGACCTTTGATTGAGGAGTAAATCTCATCAAAACGTCGGAGCAAATGTTCTTGAATGTCCATGCGGGTGTCAAAGTCATACGACTGGTTTGAAGAATCGTACCCAAGTTCCTTTTGAAGTGTGCCGATCTCCATTTTAACTAGAGTAGCACCTGACTTTTTCGCATAGGCTTCCGCAAGTGTTGTTTTACCCGTGCGGTGTGCGCCTACTAACCCTAACATGATCATTAGCTGCGTAATTCCTGTTTGTCGGCACGCACCTGAGCTTGAGCGTTCGAGTAAGTGCCTTGACTGTAGCGTTTGCCCAACTTTGCAATGTTGGCTTGAATTGTTTGTTCGCGAGTAATTCCTGTCATCTGACGGATACGCTCCATGAAGAACTCAAGATCACCCAATTCTTCAATGACGTTTTCCATGTCAATCGGTTTGCGGTAGATGGTCACTCTTTTGATGGCGTCCAAAAGTTCACCCGCTTCGCCCGATACACCCATTGCCATGTGAGTTAATTCCGCATCTGCAGGAGTTAATTCACGGACGATCACTTCGCCTGGCTTAGATAGGGCTGCGACCATGTCAGAAAATACGATTGGTGATGTTGCTGCGTTCATTGGCTAAGTTCCTTCTTTAAGTCAGACAATGTTTGAGTTTTCGGCTTTTGGATTAAGTTCTTAATCGATTCTGCTATGTGTCGCGCTGCTTCTTCTTCTGCTTCTGCTTCGCTTTGCTTTGCGAGAGCTTTTTGCACTTTAAGCGCGTGTTTTGCTTGTTCGTCGCGTTGTTGTCGTGCGACTTCTTCAAGCTGCTTTACTTGCTTGTTAAAGTTGACCATCACGCTTGCGACACTCGCTGGGCTAAACAAGGACTTAATGAAAACGAATAACTTGTTCATCGTCTGACTCCGAGGGAGCGGCTTGCTCCCTATATGTTAGTGAGGTTAGAGGTAGTTTTAGTAAAATTTGGATTCAATTAACTTACGATGCTGTACCCAACCCGAGAAGTTTCCGTGTTGATGCGGGTTGCGGTACTGTTTGCCAGTCATAAGTTTGGTGAACCAATTGGCTTGAACGTCAGGTGTTGCCTGATGCTCAAATGGCGATGCGTGCAACGGGCGCGCACCTACGAGTTGCTCGCAGAGAGCCAAGTCTTTTTGTACGTCTGGCGCTTGACCGTCATGGCGCAAGTAGGACACACGACAACAACGAGCTGCCGACACCTGCAACAAAAGGTCGGTTGGATAGAGTTCACGTTCTTCATCCGTAATGTATGGAAGATGCCATTCACCAGGCTGCAGGAGCAACGGTAGGCTGTGGTCCATACATTCGCGCATCGCAATGGCTAATTCGCGAATTTCAGGCTGTGCATCTTCGTGATCGCGCAATTCAAACCAGTTGCCGTATTCAGTGGCAGTCAACACCACCGAGATATATTGAAATGGTTCAAGAATGCGGTTAGCGACTTGCTTGTGCAGGCCAATTCCTACCATCTGCTCCGCAATGTCTGCTGCCATATCTGCTGCAAGTTTCCACTGCTCGATTGCTTCGTCACGTAAGGTTGGCTCAAGCTCAACTTTGGCTTGCATACCTGATTGGTTTTTACCCCAATGACAAGGCATAGCAGGCTCGTTGCGTACTTGCTCCAACATGCGAACCACTGGAATTGCGCGAGAGGATGAAGCGTTGCGGCTAAATACACGGTGCGTCATCAACTCACTGTGAATGAAGCGCGGATAACGCAGTTGGAACGTGGTAATGCGCTGACCTGATGGACTGATCGAGTCTGCAAGAATAGTTGCTTCAACTTTAAACGTCATGATTATTCCCACTCCAACGCGCCAGTTTGGTACGCGTCCACTTTTGTTTCAAAGAAGTTCTTTTCCACACCGTTAGGCGCAGAGAAGCGCTCAACCCACTCGTAAGGGTTGGTGACGTTGCCGTAAGGCAAGAATGGCGCGTCGATGTAATCGGCACGTTTGTTGCCCAATGTTTTGATGTAGTTTTCAAGCATGTCGTCGGTAGCACCAAAGACACCGCCACTGAAAATGTATTTCGCCCATGAAACTTCCAACTGAACTGATTCATGGAAGATTTGATAAGCGTCACGCCAAAACGCATCGTCGAACACTTCAGGATTTTCAATACGCATGGTGTTAAGCATGTGCATGAATAGAGTTAAGTGGTTTTGCTCCTCATCACGCTGGATGAAGCGAATCATGTCGGCAGAACCGAGCATCTTTCCTTGACGCGCCAATAGGTAGAACACCAAGAAGCCCGAGAAGAAGTACACGCCTTCAAGTAGAATGTTTGACACCAATGCCAACGCGAAGCCACGCGCCGTAAATTCTTCAGCACCAAGCACCTTGGATTGTTCAAGAATGAACTCATTCTTTTTCGCCAAAATCCCGTCACGCTCGAAGGTCATGTAAATGCTCATCGGGTCAAGGGAGATGGCTTCAATCATTTGCGAGTAAGAGTCAACGTGTAACGCTTCCTCGAATGCTTGACGCGACAGACACATTTCAACTTCTGGAGAAGTGACATGCGCTGCAATATTCATGTTGATGTTGTGAAATTGGATACCATCCAAGTTCGACAAGAAAGCGAGAGCTTTGTCGTAGGCATTGCGCTCTGCTTCTGTGAGATTTTCGCGATAGCAGATTACATCGTCCGCTAAGTTGACCTCGCCAGGCGTCCAAGTGTTTGCAAGCATCAGCTTCCAAACGTCACGCGCCCACTTGTGTTTCATAGGCGAGATCGCCATGAGGTCATCGCGTGGGCCAAGGATTAAACGTCGGTCGTTTACTCGCTTGGCATAATTAGTTTGTTTGTCCATAAAATCCTTTTCCTTAGAACAATAAAAAAGTGGTGGAGCGTTCGTTCTCCCCACCACTTCCTCGTTCTCTCTCACAGTATAGTCACCGCTGACTTACTTTTAAGGAAGGACTTTAACTGTTTGGACGATTTGTAGCCATGTTGAAAGATTGGATTAATAAATGAGCGACTTGATTTTTATTATTACGTGTTCTATATTTACTTGGAGAGCTAAAGCAGCTGTCACTGCTCTAGCCATGTTCTTAGTACGCTGATTGAGAAATCAACAACACCAAGAGCATGATAACGATGATCATTAGGGTGCGCATCGTCAATCCTCCAAGTTCAATGGGTAACATCTAGCTGTTACGTGCCACCGAACGCCGAATTGCGTTCGGCATAAGCATGATACAGTAAAAACAAAGGCTTCTATTTAGAAGCCTTTGTTTTGTCTAAAGATTGCCGATACTTTCTTCGTGGTCGCATCTTCACCTGGCGCGTATGCAAGTAAGCATAAGGCGGGGTATTTTTGCTATTCACTTTCAAGCTGTCATTCAAGCCGCTTGCTACCCAATCCACAAATTTTCGATTACTTACACGTAGGCGGGGTTCTTCATTTTTAATGATTGCAATCTGCCCAACTAAAAGTCCCAACAAGTGATTGACCGACCTTGTAACTGCGAATGATCGATTGTATTTAGCCCACTGAGCCACAATTATTGAATCCGTCATTTCGAGCTTTGGTTTGCTGCAGGCGACTCTTATCGCGTTAAACACCAAGCGAAGGCGGGCTTTGATTTCCTTTTTAATCTTTTTGATCATTTCTTGCCCCGACGTAGAGCGTCCTGAACTTCTTGTGGTAGGTTTTTAAATTCGTCGTTGGTTAAGATCATGTCTTGATTCCTTTTCAGTTAAGCGTTAGTCGTTTCGAGTTGCTATTATATCAAACTAAGTCACGGGTGACTTTTAAAGTTTTGGACGAATGTGCAATTATTTTCAAATGTCCAAATAAGTGATTCACAACCAAACCGATCTCAGATAGAGAATATTCGTCCAAGTCTTTCTCAAGGCGCGTGCCTTCTCCGATCATGTTGACCAACTTCAGCCCTGCTTCATCATTGTCGCCAATTGCAAACAGGCGGTAGGGTAGCGCTTTAAACCATGAGCGCATCTGTTTTGGATTGTTGCACAGGACAGCAATGGCATTGTGACCCAAGCGATGTAAGGCTGCCGCCTTAAAGATTCCCTCCACTACAAAACAAACGGGCTTTGATGGATTGAGCAATTCAAGCCCCCATACTGCCACCTGACCATCTGTTCGATAAGTATAGTAACGCGCTTCATCTTTGAAGTTGATGCGCTTGTTATCGCTGTTAGGGTTGTACTGCTGATAACCAGTGAACTGACCTGACAAGTTGTTCAAATACACCGTAAGGAGCTGATTTTCGTCATCTAGCACAATATTGTGATAGAGATTAGGATCGAAATGTCTTTCGATTAGGTGTTGGCGCAAGTTCATTGTTTAGGCTCACATTTGTAAATCTTGTCCACGTAGTAAAATCCACCAACGCGCTCACATTCTTTTCCTATGGTCCACACAGAAGCATCCCAAAAGAAAATCCCACCAACGACAATGCCGAGAAAGAAATGTTTCATGCTGCGTTCCGTAATGTGTATGTGCGATCGGTTAAATGTTTAGGCTTCTTGTAGCGCTCGTTGTAGCAAGGCTTGCATAGTGACTCCAATCGAGTCTCGCTCTTTCGACTACGGCCATAAAAGAACTCTTTGGTTGCCGGGTGATAGTCGTCGCACCCTTTGCAATACTTGTGGCGCTCACCGTCAATAAATTCATACAGCGGCTTTTTGCGCGTTCTGTCCTGTCTTGCTGAGAAGCGGTAAAAGTGATGAATCGCAGAGTGATGGACGCAAATTACCTCCTCACCTTTGAAAATGCCGAAGCCGTATGAGACATGCCAATCCTGATGCAGCATGAGTCCACCTTTCTTCTGCAAGGCGTAACCAAGTGATTTAGCAAGTGTGTAGTAATCTTCAAGATCAATTACATCCTTTACGCGCTGAAGTTCTACAAGTCGCTCTGTGGTGTCATAGGCTTCTACTTCTTCTGCGGTCGCCTGTACGCATGTTGTAATAAGTTCGATCACGCTAAACGCCCCAATTCTTTTAATTTTCTATTCTTGGCTTTCTCCCGATCACTTTCCGCTTGCGACCGACATGGCTTGCACTTTGAAACAGGCTTACCATTGCGCATAGTCCAGTATTGTGCAGTCATAGGAAAATACTTTTTACATTCAAAACAACATTGACTTTGTGAGCCATCTTCGTTGGTGACAATCTTCTCAAGACCTAACTTTTTCTCGAATCTCCTTATGACCACATTTGCTCTGCTCTCTAGCTTTGACACTACTTTCAGGTTGGAAATATCAACGTTCCCACTGTCGCCATCAATAAAGCAAACCTCACTATTGTCATCTACAGGGGAAATGAACGCATTTGCAACAATGCGAGACAAAGTCCTATTTTCTTGATTGGAATCTCTACGAAGATTAATCATGAAGTTGATGGATTTGTTAAACTTCCTGTTTGTTTCACTCAGATGAGGAGGTACAAGATACTCTTGCCTGATGTACTCAATGCCTCCAGCGTTTCTTCTAGCTTTAAGTCGCTTTACCCTGCTGAAGTTTGAAACCATGTACTCGTCGAAGCCCTCAATTTTTCTCCAAACTTCACCTTCAATGTTTTCAATTGGCGGGAACTTGTCTGGATAGACAGCTTGCATCAAGGCGTTTATGGCGACAATTGCAGGCTTCTCACGACCGCGACAAAGTGACACTTTGTTCAGGGAGTCAATTTTGTTTCCATGTCTGTTCTTGCCGCCAACAGCTTTCAACTGTTTCCCTCTCACGTATCTACGAACGGCATTTGACATAACGATCTCTCGCGGCAGTGAGAATACAGCGCCATCTTCACGCAATTCGTAAAGCCCCTCAAAACCAGGAACTTTGCGACGTTCCAATTTAATTTCGCTCATGCTAAACGCTCCAACAATTGCTCATAAGAAATGTTGCCCAGCGAGTTCACCGCTTGGCGTACCGTAAAACCGTCGCCATTTAAGCGTCTCGCGAACGTAGAGCGATTTGCTCCACATAGCTTCGCGATTGCATAGGCGGTAAGAGAATGCGCTCCTACGTCAAATAAGCGCGGTTTTAGAGGGGGTTGCGATTCACGAATCATGCTCGGTTCTCCAACATAGAGATTAGGTCGCTAACTGTGTACTTCGAGCCAACCATTCTTAGGGTGCGCTCAAGTGAAAATTTCTGCACACGTAAGCGATAATCAACACGACGGTTGGTTACGCCTATTAGTTTTGCTATTTGTCCAGAGGTAAGCTTGTGAGAGCCAACTGCAAATCTAGCAACAGGCGTTGTGCGGTTGCTTTCTTTGAGATACTGAACCGCCTCATCAACGGTCATATTCTTTTTAGTAACCAAGTTAAAAAGGGTTGAAAGGTTTGTTTCCGCAAGTAGAGCGAGGTAATACAAAGAGCCAGTGTGACCATTCCAGCTGTGAATATGTTTTGATGTAGCCATAAAAAAATAACGCTATCTGTTTCGAGATAGCGTCATTTTATGAAGTTGATCTAGGCTTGTAAAGTCACGGGTGACTTACTTCAACTTTTTACCCTTGCGTAAGAAGCAACAGCCCATGCACTTCGGTTGAAGTGTTACCCCATCACGTTTCAAGTAAAAGAACTTGTCATTGGCAGGGTAGTAGGTATCACAGCACTTGCAGAGCTTGCGTCCGTCAACATACAAAGCCTTAGCTGTCATTGGCAGCTCTCACAATCAGGGTTGTCGATTGAACACATATTCAACTCCTGATTCATGATGTCGGTGTTCGGCGAAGTGGTCGCAACTGGCTGTGTTTTCACCACTTTGCTTGCTTCCTGCGATTCGTTGCGTAAGTAGTAAGTTGTTTTCAAGCATAGTACCCATGCAAGTGTGTACCAACCTGCCAACTGACTACCTTTGACGCCACGTTTAGCGAACAGGTTGGTTGACTGTGATTGATCAATCCACTTCTGACGAACAGCGGCAGCGCGGATAATCCAAGTTTGATCAATGTCATACGCAGACTTCACTAAATGCGCAGCAGGATAAGCCAATGAAGGGTCAATCCAGTCGAACGGTCCACTGAGGTTAGACTTCACACATTCAAGCTCGTATGGTGGCTCGATACATGCAGTCGTACCAAGAATGTTGGAGATCGTTGCGGTCGGTGCAATCGCCATTACGTTTGAGTTGCGCATACCCTGACGCTTCACTTTTTCACGGAGCGCATCCCAATCTAAGCGAGTTTCTGGAGCAGTCTGCCATTCGTGTTTAGGGCGAGACTTCAACAGTTCCGCATAGGTATCAATTGGCATGATGCCCTTAGACCAGTCAGAACCTTTAAATGATGGGTACGCGCCACGTTCTGCAGCCAAGTCGCTTGATGCTTCAATCGCGAAGTAAGCAATTTTTTCAAACAAGACATCCTGTTCAAGCAATGCCGCTTCTGAATCAAAAGCAATGCCACGCTGAATGAGGTATTCAGCCAAGCCCATCACACCGAGACCAACAGGGCGGTGACGTTGGTTAGATGCTTTGGCGCGTGATGACGGATAGAAGTTAATGTCGATCACGTTGTCCAACATGCGCACACCAGTACGGATAATCCGACGTAGGTGTTCGTCATTCTTCACCATGCTAAGGTTGATTGAGCCTAAGTTGCACACCGCTGTTTCGTCATCAGACGTGTTTAGGGTGATTTCGGTACAAAGGTTCGAGCTGTGAACAACCCCTGCGTGGCGCTGCGGAGAACGCAAATTACATGCGTCTTTGAATGTCACCCAAGGGTGGCCAGTCTCAAACAGTGAGGTGATGATCTTCTTCCACACTTGCATGATTGGCATTTGATGACGGTATTTGCCTTCACGCTCCAACTGCTCATAGCGATCTTCAAACTCTTTGCCGTAGAGTTCGTGCAATTCAGGGTATTCGTTTGGTGAGAAGAACGACCACATTGCATCAGGCGTTTCGATCACGCGACGCATAAACAAGTCACACGTCCATGCTGCAGGGAAGATGTCATGCGCACGGAGACGTTCGTCACCTGAGTTCTTCTTCAATTCGCAGAATGCCCAAAAGTCGGGGTGCCAAGTTTCCATGTAAGGTGCGAATGAGCCTTTACGTTTACCGCCCTGATTCACCGCAACAGCTGTATCGTTGTAAACCTTCAAGTAAGGCACTGTGCCGCTTGATTTACCTTGTGTGCCGCGAATGATGTCACCTGACGAACGTACACGCGTCCAGTCTGTACCAATACCACCAGCGTATTTAGATAAACGCGCACATTCTTCGATTGTTCCATAGATCGACGCATAGCGGTTTTCATCATCTTCCGATGATAATCTGTCTGCCATTGTATTCAGGTAGCAAGACGAAAGCTGTTGGTGTAGACCCGCTGAGTTGAATAGCGTCGGTGTCGAAGCCAAGTAGTCGTGATAACTAAACTGCAAATAGAACTCAATGGCTTTGTTTGTGCGATCTTCGGGCTTTTCGCCGAGCGCAAGACCCATTGCCACACGCATGAAGAAGTGTTGTGGCGCTTCAATGATTTTGCCTGACTCTTTCACACCCACTTCCAAGCGTGAGCGTACAAAGTAGCGGTCAGTCAGAATGGTGATGCCGAGGTATTCAAACAGAAGATCGTTCGCAGGGACGATAACCGCATCTAGCGCCTCAAGGTCGAAGTGTTCAAGTAATTCAGGAGTAAGAACCTGATCTGCAACACCACGTTCAATGTAGGTGCGTAACGGCGCATAGCCGAAACCTGTGTGACCCAATTCAGCATTTACTTTGCTGTAGATGTCCAGTAACGCAAGGCGTGCAGCCGCTTTGCTTGCATCCATGCAGCTACGCTTAATAAGTTTGGCCGCAGACTGCACCAATGAAAGCTGAATTTCAGAAGTAGGCATATTCGGTCGAATCAACATTACCGTGCCATCTTTGATAATGTTCGGGTCAACGTCTAAGCCTTGAGTTGCCCAATCGACTGCTTTGTCGATCTTGCTTGCGTCAAAGGGTTGGGTTGTTCCGTCGCGTTTTACAACCATCGTGGTCATATATTCTGTCCTTAGTTTTTGGGGTGGCTATAGTAAGTCACCTATGACTTACTATAAAGAGTTTTTTTTAAGTCCAGTCAAAACCTTGTGGTGGTTTGGTGACTGGCGTTGCTGTGAGCGGCTCAGGCTCGGATTTAGGTTCAGAAGTGAATGTCTTTGCATAGTCTGAAACTTCCCCTGTTGTGAAGAAGTCTTCCTTGCGGTAGTGGCCAACAAATTCGCCCAGCTTATCCAAGAGGTCACGCGTAGAGGGTTCGCTGCGCGCTCCGCCTGCTACATGCTTCATGTGACGCGCACGTAAAGATGAAAGGTCAATACCAGTGCCGCCTGGCGTAGATGCTGCAATCAGTCTTTCTTTGGCAATCTTGCTCACATAATCTTGCGCCCACTTGTGCGATGCCTCATCGGCAAGTTGCGCTCTGAGCATTTCTTCCGCGCTAAATGCAGGAAACTTAACTTCGTAAGTAGGCTTTTTGCCGCTGTTAAACCAGTCAGTTAAAGCTTTGCTATCAATCGCCATCACCAAGCCACCTGTCCGTATCGTTCCGAGATCATTTCTGGCGACTGCTGATTTAAGAGAATTTCGAGTGAATCTTCAATGTCGGCTTTTTCTTTGGCTGCTGCCAGTGCAAGCTCTACCTCGCGCTTCTGTTTGGCAATGAGTTCGCGCTCTCTTTGTAGTTCCATTTCTTTTTGTGCGTCTTTGGCTTTCTTGCGCATACGTTCCTCTCTTTCTTCGCTTTCCTTTCTCATTCGTTCTGCTTCGGACAATCCATTCACACGGATAGTGCCCCTCTGTTCACGCTTAGGGGTTGATGATGCAATTGAGATTCGCTTTTCGGAGATGCATGACTCCGCTGTGATCATTCCAAAATGATCTACTGCACTTGAAACGTAACCCCTGTTGACTGATTCCACTTCAACATCAAGGTTGATGTAGAGTTCATTTTGGCGTTCTAGCTTTTCTGCATTTTCTACGAACTCCTCACGCGCTTGATCGCAACCGCCACGATTACAGCGGAGCGAAATGCCGAATTTATGCTTACGGTTAAGGTTGTCTTGATAGCTGCTTGATTCACACATGCGGTTGGAACAGCCAATGCACGTCGTAGGAAAGCCGCCGCTCATGTGCAACTGCTTTCCAATTTCGTGCTTGAAGACATCTCCAATGGTCTGCATGGTTTGGTCATACATACGAGAAACGCTGATGTTACGCGAATCAAGGTAATGTTTTGCATCCATTGGGTCGATGAGCATCACCGCCTGGATCAAATCGCCATTCAAAAATCTGACAGTGTTAAGTTGGGATTCTGCGGGTGAAAAACCAGTCACTTTATTGTCCATAAAAAAAGGCTAGAAAATATCTAGCCTAATTATAGTCACCGCTGACTTACTTTCTACCTAATCAATGGAGCAACTGTCCATTTTTTAGCTGCTCAGCATATTCAGCAAAGGCCTCTGTGCGAATCCCTGCGCGAATAATAAAGCAAGCATCGGCTAAGTGTTCGTTGTCGTTGATGATCGGATATTCCTTCTGATCTTTACGCTTGGTCTTTGCGCGTAACCAAGGTGCGTCAGGGAATAGTTTTGTCGCTGCCTCAATCATTTCATGCTTGGTTGCTGTAATGTCGCTACAGCCCGCCAGTTTCGCTGCTGAGGGCGAGACTTCAATCAAGGGCTTGGGACACGTCCCAAGCAGCCCCAAGCTCACACCGTATGACGTCATAGCGCGACTTGATTGTGAACCGATGGGAATCTCTGCAATGACGATGTCTGCATCTTTTACCGCCTCATGAAAGGCTGCGCTGAGAATTTTGGCACGACGTAGATCGTCAGAGCCAACCGAGACACCTTTCGGCAGCTCCCGCACCTTCGTCACTTTGCCTTCACGCGACTTCTTCAGGCGTTCGACTTTGCCGTCTTCTGTCTGTGCCAATTTAAGATCGTAGACTTCGTAATTTTCGGGGTTGTCCAAATCTACCATTGCTATCGCAAGTCCCATATTTGAAAGCGCAGGGTCGCAACCGACCACTTTGATTTTCATGTGTTGTTTCCTTTTTGGTTGGACGGTCGTTTCGAGTGACCGTGTTGGGAGTTGGGAGTGCCGTTCGCTACCGTAATATTTATAAGTAATTCTAGTAAGAATCTATATTAAATATACGATAGCTATGGCGGTTCCCAAGTGATTACCAAGAACCTTCCTGAGTGTAGGCTTTGCTGTCACCTGTGCGCTTGATCTGACGTTGGCGGTCGCGCTCTGCGTATTCGCGTTGCAGATTCACCACGTTGTTGTTAATGTCATCCATTGCGGTAAGGAAATACTTGGTCAGCACCGCTTTAAATTCGCTGCCGAACATATCAACCGCCTTGTCGAATGGAACAATCAAGTAACCGACATCACGGACGATCGCGGTAGGCTTAAATAGAATATTCACCATCGACTTTGAGCGTTGTACGTCCGACAGCTCGAAGCCGTAAAAGTTAAACACTTCACCCGCAAGAAAGTGTCTGGCACTTGGTACTCCGTTGCCGTTAAGTTGCACTACCTGATTGCCTGATTCAAGCAAGGTGAAGATCGGCAAGACGTTTGGGTCTCGAAGTTTGTTCTTCAGCACCTCATCGTTGAGTTCATCAATGGCGCAGGCCATTAAATCCTCATAACGCTCCCGAAATTCGGCACGATCAGCATCAGCTTCCTTTTCGTCTTGCTCTGCTTCGTTGACAACCTCTGCCAACAGTTCGAGTTCAAGTTCATTCATGTTTCAATTTTCCCTTTGATTTAACGCGCCGTGTCATCAAGGTATGCAATCGCATACGCTAGACAACAAAAAACGCTAGAAACGCAAATCATGCGAATCTAGCGTGCGTCCTAATTGCTATTTTAGTGACTTACTTTGTAGTATCACCGCTCACGACGGATTGACCGCCTTTTTTCTGCACAACAATGACTTGGTCGATGTAGTCTCGGAGTTCATTGTGAGAAATCACCAGGACTGTGCCACGCTCACGCGCTTTACGTTCCAACACACCCATCAATCGCTCGATGCCTGCTTCATCAAGAGCGTCGTCAATTTCATCACCAATGAACAATTGAATCGGCTTTGTTGCGCGTGATGCCACCAAGTCTTGCAGTGCCAATGCGGTTGCAAGGCGCACCTTACGCTTTTCACCGCCTGACAACCCTGCGAAGCTGTCAGAGCCACAATCGTTCGTGACCGCAATGGAGAACTTCTCTTTCAACTCACCTTTGGCAGTCGTTGTCAGTGTGGTCCACGTTGCGTGAATGTTGCCATCAGATAGCGCACCCAAGTAGTCGCGTGTACGATCATTCAAAAATGGCGTCACAGTATCAAGGATGTGCGCACGGACACCACCCTGACCATACACGCCCACCGCTGCGGTATGCAGATCAACAAGCTCATTGGCTTTTTCAAACATAGCTTCAAGTTCAGTGTGCTTCGTCTTTAAGGCGTCAAGTGTCTCTTGGATTTTCTTCACTGAATCGGTGAATGGGTTTGCTTCATTGTAAAGTTCGTTCGCAACCTTCTTGATGCCTTCGATGTTGCTCTTGTGCATGTCAATTTTGGTTTTTACACCTTCCAATGAGCTGAGTGCATTCTCAATGGTACGCACTTTGTTGGTGAGTTCGATAACATCTACCGTCGGAGCGTCTTTAGCAATCTGCTCCAACTCTTTTGCTTCCGCTAACTTAGCATCAGCGGTCGCTTTCAACTGCTTGGCTTCTGCTGCGCTGCTTTCTGCTGCTGTACGCTTTGCGGTTCGCGCTGCTTCAATGTCATGATCACAAATCGTTTTGCCGCATTCTTTACAGCCTGTACCAACAAGCGATGTGATGGTTTTGATCTCTGCAACTTGACCGCGAACCGAGCTAAGCTTGTGGTCGTAGTCTCGCTGCAGGAGTTGTGCTTCGTGATTGGCTTTCTTCCAAGCGTCGCTCTTGTCTTGAGCTGCTTTGTTGGTGTCTTTTGCGGAAGCGATTGCTGCCTCCAAACGCGATTTTCCACCAAGCAGGGCAGACTCGTCGAATTTGGCTTTGTGATCTTCTGCCGCCTTGATCGCTTCCTGTTCATGGAGTACGCCAGCAAGTTTGGCTTTAACGCGGTCGCGCTTGGTTTCATCGAACTCTTTCTCTTTTTGTTGTGTATCTTCGAGGTTTTTTGATGTGAGGTGAATGCGGTCGATCGCCAATTGCAATGCGCTTTTGATTTCGTCCGCTTTGAGTTTTTCAGTCTTCAGTTTGGCTCTTGCGATCTCATGTGCCTTCTCAAGCATCTGAACACCCGCAGCCTCCTCAATGAGTACCTTTAAGAATTTGTCGGTCATTGCAGGCAAGTCCGGCATCTTCTCCTGACCCGCATAGATGGATGACGTGAACACATCATAAGAACAACCCAAGATCGTGTTGACAACCTCTTGCGTTTCCTTGTCTGTGCCTTTCGTCAACGACGTTTCGACCGTGCCCATTGAATCGAGTTTGTCAACAAGCAATGCGTTCTTGTTGGTGCTATGTTTGCGGTGACGCGTCACGCGGTAGACCGCGCCATCATCTTCAATCAATACTTGACCGATACACTCTTTTTTGGCTGTGCGGTTGACGACTGCGTCACCTGTAATGCCACGCGCTGTGACGCCATGCAGCACCCAACACAAACCATCGACGATAGAGGACTTGCCCGCACCGTTTGATTTAGCGGAGCTGTCTTGTTCGTTCTCGCCTTGAATCAGGATGAGCCCTCGATCAGCCAAGTCAATTGCGGCCTTGCCGATGGTAAGGAAGTTTTGTAAATCAAGTTCTAAAAATCGCATGTCTTACTCCTTACGCGAACAGGTTGGCGGCGATGACGATGAATGAAAGCACCAATAACACTTCGTCTGCATACTTACGACGAAAAATCTTGAACAACAGCGGACGGCCAGGGATTGCCTGCACGCTGAGAACTAACGCAATGGCAAGGAGAATGTTTGATGCGATAAGTGCGTAAAAGGTCATTCTGCTGACTCCATACGTGCTTCTGCCAAGATTGTGGCGCACAATTTGTTTAGTGCCACTTTGTCTACTGCAGGGGATTTGTTGACAAATTCTGTGACAGATTCTTCGATACTGGCACCCGCCTTCACAGTGGAGCTTGAGCGTGATGCTTCGATCACAACTTTGGTGGTGATGATCATCACACCCTTTGCGCCACAATCGGTTAAGAACTTACGGACACGCTCAACGTCTGCGGTCTTTGCTGAGTTGATCTTGGCGCGAACATACGCACCATCAACCGCTGCCTTGATTTCAACCTCGTCCATATCGCCGTCGATTTCGACAAAGTCTGGCGCATGTGACTTGTGCCACTTCACACCCGCATCAGAGACAATTAAGAAGCCTGCTTTTGATTTCAGGTCAGACCATGTTTGATGTGTGGACGCGCCGACTGAATAAACGCCGTTGCCAAAATCTTTGTGGTGGTGGTAGTGACCGCTGAATACATACTTGAAGCCATAGTCTGACAAGTCTTTGTCTGTCATGCCGTGCGCAGGCAGACCCGCAATTACACCATCAACAGGCGCATGAATCATTAAAGCCCAATCGTTGTGACGGTCACTGTACATGCTGCCATTGATGTCATCGACCGCTTTTGCAATGGCTGCTTTGAGCGTTGCGACATCCTGAATCCAGGGAATCATTACAACGCGGTCATCGCCAAAGAATGTTGTCTCATTTACGATTTCACACCCGATACCTTCAAGTGCGGTAATTGCAGAAGATACGCGCTGCGCGTCACGCCCTTCTAAGTCATGGTTGCCCGCCAAAATGCGAACCTTCAAACCAAGCTCTTTAATAATGCGACTGTAGACGTCGAGCGTTGGATTTAATACTGACGGTGCAATGTTACCGCGAACGTGAAATAGATCGCCTGTGTGATACATCGTGCTGCCGCCTTGCGCTTTAATTTCACAAGCAAGACGCCACTTTTCGTCGAGAATCGTTTGAAGGCGGTTATTAACACCTGAAGGTAGTATGGTTGAGAAGGCGTGCCAGTTATGGCAGTGAGTATCTGACTGAATACCGTAAGGTAGTTTCATATTCGTTCCAGTTAGTTGTTCAATTGTTTGTGCGTTTCGAGCGTATTATATAACAAGTTAAGTCACCCATAACTTACTTATTCTGGGTAGTTTTTAGGTTTGTAGTACACATGCCCACCGACACGACCAAGTGATGTAAAATCATGTCGCCATTTCGGACGTGTGGATGGGGTGTGGAAGTTGCTCACATTGCGGTACTTCGTAGGTACATCAAGTGAGCCGCCCAGTGCCTTGCGAGCGATCATTTGGCATTCCTCCCACGTGTCTTGTTCTTGCGGTTTTCCTGCAGGACGTAATGTTCTGCCGACAACTAAGTGCTTTGTCCAACTGAACTGCGAGGGTCTCATAACTTCGGCACAGACATTGCTATTGTTGTCTCTTGCGCGGTTAATGGTTGTTTGTGCAATGATTTTTTTGCCTAGCTCTGGTTCACCACGTCCTTCATGGTAAATGTTCAAAGCTAGGCAGGTCAGCGCGGTTGAAAGTATCATTTTAGGGTCTAACTCCTCGTTGAATCTTTCGCACAGCGTTGTGCCAATTCCTCGCTGCGTGACTGCATGACGGAGAGCCTGGGACGGGTAATGTGTACCCATTTGGTGACTTTAGAACGACATGGTTGCCACCTCGACGGTAGGACCAGCCATTTTTGATGAGGGATTGCGCTGTGCTTTGGATTGATTTGTCGTTTGATAATCGCATTACATATTCTCCATATCGGTGAAAAATGAGCTTTATAGCTCTGTAATGCGATTATATAAGTAAGTTACTGGTGACTTACTTTTATTTTAACGAATTTCGAGGGCAGTTTCTAGGGCTTCGGCTGTATGTGAGGAATTGGCAACGAACAGATTGCGGTTCAAACGACGCATCGGCTCTTTGCCGGACACGTAATGAACCTCAGAAGGGGCGTTAAGGAAGTCCTGCATATTGGCGATATATGTGGTCTTTTTCTTGCCAATCTTATGCAGCACGCCAATCTGTGTGCATCCTGCCGCTTCTGCTTGGCGAATGGTTGCTGTCGGCAATGTCCAAGCGTTGTGCTTGTGATCGAGAGCGCGTGTCTTTTCGCCACCGATATGTTCAAGGTAAAGCTTGCGGCCATCCCCAAAGTCGTAATAGCGACCCTTGAATTTGCCGTTTACCGTTCTGTCTGTGCGTTTAATCACTACCATGCTCCAAATGCTTTGTTGTTTCTCATTTTGTTGACCGTTCCAAGATCAACCTGAACTGTCATTAATCCTCTAGTGAACTGTGCGACAAGCTGTGGTGAAGGCTGATAGGTGAGAAATAGCTCCTCGACCTGTTCGGCAATTGCTACAAATGACGTCTCAAAGGTGCAGCTTTCGGTATGCTCAATCAAACCCCAACCTTGTTTCTTTAGGCTGTTCACTTTCATCATGGCAGCGTAATGCAGCGAGCCATTAATGAGCGATTGTGAGTTGTTGATCGCCAAGCTGCTGACAATGCAAAACCAAGACGAGTTGCTGTGGATGTTGTAGACCAATACAACGATGCACCCGACATCATTCTTAGACAGCTTCCACACATAAAGTCTCAAGTCTGAATCTGGAATCACGACCATGCTCCAAACGCTTTGTAGTTCTTCACGCCTAAGACAACTGGGTCGAACGGCATTTCCATGAGTTTGAAATACTCAATGATCGTAAACTCGTCCATGATTGCCTTTAGGTGCGTAAACAATTGGGTCTGATCGACAACGGTGTTGAAGTCATACGCTGTGCGGACATCATCCTGTGCGCCAGGGTGAAGAACAATCTCCCATCCGTAGCGACCATGCTGCCGTTTGTACTGCTCAAACTCCCGATAAACCAAACCTTCGCCCGACTTAACGAGCTTCGGTGGCTCTTGTCTGTCTTTTGGTTGATCCAGTCTGACGATGATGCTGAACGGATTTCTTTTGTGGGATTGGTTGGCAACAATACAGATTAACTGCATCTGTTCTTCATCGTTGGAGGTACTTTTGAAGGTTGCTGTTGCCATTGTCAGAACGCGAAAGTTATCATCACTCATGACCATGCTCCAAAATTACCGTATCGCTCGCTTGGATCTTCCTTTAGATCAAGTTCCTGTGAACCTGTAACAGCCTGAACAAGTGTATGAATGACAATCTCGTCATTCGTGCCAATACGGATGAGGTCAATCAAAGCGTCCAAGCCTTTTTGTTTGCTGACGTCTTGGTTGTACGTGCTATTGCGGTAAATCGAATCGTAGCCGCTATCTCTGATCGCCTCACAGAAGTCTTCAAGACCTTCAAGGCTTGGGCTTTCATAAGTGACGTGGCTTTTCAGATTAATCTTTTCGATCTCTTTGCCGTTGTCTCGCAAGGCGAATACCTGACGACGTTTAATCTCAGGCGTATTAATAACGAGGATGCTGATGCGGTCGTCCAGTGTTTTGTTTTTGTATTCACTGATGAATCCCGATACGATCATGACCATGCTCCAAAGTTAGCGTAAGTTTCTTGTTCCAGTGTCAACTTTGCCTCGCGCACTTCTTCTGCCATAGCGATAGACTTGTTGATGTTTTCAATAAACAGGCGAAGTTGATCTTCTTTGTAAATTGCGGAACGAATATGGTTAGCAATGTCGAGATTGGCTTCATCTGTACCGTCGCAGTCGATAGTGACTTCTACTAAAGGGTCTCCTGTAGTTACCCAGCCCTTTTTTGCATAGTCATCCCAAAGCTCGTTGTGCTTTTCGGCCGAGTCACTCAGGCTCTCAAACGTATGGATTTTGGCTACTTCAGCACCAAAACATTCAGCCATCAAAAAGATGCCAAGCACCTGATTGTCGAAGCAGACAAGGTGTCTTGCAGGAACGGTCGATTCAAGAATGAACTCGGACACAATTACGTCAAAATGATGTCGTTTCATTACCAAGCCGCCCATGTGTCTTTGTAGCGTAATTCGCGTTCTTTGGCTGCCAACTCAGCTTGTATGCGTTCGAGTTCTTCGCGTTGTCGTCTTTCTGTTTCGCGCTGTATCAGTATTGCGGTTCTAGCTTCTTCTTTCGCTTTCTGCTCTGCTTTGTATTGTTCAAGCTGTCTTTGCTTTTCAGCTTTCTTTTCTAGCTCTCGCAGCTTCTCAGCTTTCATTTCAGCGAGCCAAAGACTGTACTCAGCTTTCGTGAAGCGTGTCTTGTAGGTTGCGTTGTAACGCTCATTCTTGCGGAGAAAACTATCGAGGACGTGGTGCAGACTTGCACTCATTCGCGTGTGCTTGGAGCGCGGTACTTTTGGGTCTGTACCGCGTAGGTCAAGAAAGTATTCGATGGCAGTTAGATTGCCTTTTTTGATTAAGTCTATTGGCTTAAAGCCTGCGTACACGCCAGAAGCCAAAGGTTCATCTATTTCTATGAATGATGATCTTGAACTCACTCAATCCTCCTCAAGTAAACCACACATGCTTTCTTGCTGTGGTTTACGATATGTGGACCAAGAAACTTGGTCATAAGTTTGTAAATACGGCTAGCTGAATTACCATCTGCTCGACCAATTTCCGAGTGATTATTCGCGGCATGGTACAAACAGATTTGACCGAACGTGTCCTGTTCGACGCTGATAACTTCTGCTTTTGCGAAAATCATTTTATCTTTTGAGTTTTGGAGATAGACGTGATCGCCACACTGGAGCAACTTTGTCCACTTAACACCCATGCGAATCGTATTAAATTCGCCATCGAAACCTTCAAGCGGTGGCACGAAGTCCAACACATAACCTTGAATCATAAGAAAGCCCTAAACTAAAACTTGCATTCTAGTTTAGGGCGGTTCCGACTACTTTTAAGCGAAAATTATGCAGCTTCTTCCTCTACTGCCTTTTCTTCACTTGGTAAGAATGCCTTCAATTGCTCTAAGCCATCCTCTTGCTCGTTCAAATGCTTCGCAAGCGCCTTCTCGTAATACTTCTTGCCGTCTGTCCACGTCACGTAAGGTTTGCTGTAGTTCACCCAACCTTTCTTGATGGCCAAGTTGAGTGTCGATGCGACATGGTCGAAGTTGGCACAGCCGATCTCGTCGTACATCAGGCGAAGGTCACACTCTTGGAACGGTCGAGTGAGTTTGTTCTTCACGGTCTGCACTGTGATGTTTTGACCGACGAACTCTTTCTCTCCATCAGCACCTTTGTCCATGATCTTTTGACGGCCAAGCGCAAGACGAACCGAAGCGTAAAACTCCATCGCTTTACCTCCTGGGGTAGTTCGAGGATCACCAAAAGCAACGCCCGGCTTTAAGCGCATTTGGTTCAAGTACCAAAAGGTTGCGTTTAATTCTTCGGCTTTGGCTGCAACAACTTTTAACGTCGTTGATGTCACACGTGCTAAGGCTGTCGTGTCGTTCATCGTGTACGTGTCCATTTCGCGCTCATTGCCTTTTGAATCATGCAGCATTGATTCAGGTACGGCAGACGCAATTGAATCGCCCACAACAAGAATAGGTGCATCATCAGGGATTGCTTTTGAGCGACGGATAATCTGACATGCTCGAATGGCAGTTGCGTTACCTTCCTCCCAAGTTTTCGGTTTGATGTAAATCCAGTAAGGACGCTGCGTGTTCAAGCCAAAACCTTCTGCAAGGTTGACATCAAATGAACGCTCCCAATCAATGAAGATGGCAACGCCACCCATCTTTTGAGTTTGCACCATACACTTTGTTGCAATGGCGGTTTTACCTGTAGAGGACTCGCCGAAGGTTTCAAGCAAGCGACCGACTGGAACGCCGCCGTCGTAGCTACCTGAAATGATGCGGTTAAGTTCAGGATTACCTGTATCAATCCATTGTGTAACAGACTGCTGATCGTCGTTCTCGCCAATGCCTTTGTCGAGTGCGAGTGCCAACATTTCGAGTTTTGGGTCTAGTGGGATTGTTGTAGCCATGTGTTGTGTCCTTTTTGTTTAGTGCTTGAATGGTTGTACGAAGTTGTCCAGACCTTTCAGAATGGACATGAACGCAAACTCACCGCAGAAGTCCGCAAACTCATCACGGTTGTATGCGCCTTTTGTTAGAACAAGTTTCGATTTGTCTAACGGTTGCGGCACTAAGAGTTGCATTAGCTTGAGATTACGCCCAAACAAAATACGACCTTGACCGACGTAGGCATCTTTGTGTTTCTTTAATGCCTTCTTGTGTGCCTTCTCGTTGTCTTCCGCTGACAGTGCAGGGTCTTCAACGTAGATGAACTGTTTCTCCCATTCCTCCTTTGTTAATTCTGAATTACCTTGCCATAATGATCGTTCAGCTTTGGTACGCGGCTCGTATGTGCCTTCGTCGCATTTCTTCCAGAAGTTTTGTACCGAACCATGCTCCGCAAGTAGCAATGGCGCTGTACCTTCACCGATACCACCTACACCGCTAATGCAGTCTGAGGTATCGCCGTGCAGGCATTTACCTTGCAAGAAGGCATACGGTGTTTTGTAGCCTGTCTTTTCAAAGAAGTTGCCTATGGTGATGATTCGAGTATCTTCACGTAGATCGCGCCACGTTACGCCTTCACGAACCAATTGCGCCCAGTCCATATCTCCTGAAATCAACAAAACCGTGTTGCCTGCGACCGACATTAGGCGCTTTACAAACACACCCGCCAAGTCATCTGCTTCGAGATTTTTGGCGCGCATCTGTGTAATGCCTAAAAGAGTTAAGACACGTTGAATGTGCGGCTGCTGTGACTTGTAGGCTTCATGCTCTGCTTGTTGCTTGGGTGTTGAATTGCGATCGCCTTTGTAGCCTGGGTGAAGGTCATAGCGAAATTCTGCTCTACCATCCCATAGCGCAAGCATTGATGCTGCTGGATAGCTCATACGCAACTGACGCATCACTTTAATGAAGCCAAGTATTGCTTGTGTTTGCTGACCATTAATTGAAAGTTTGGTTGCGTGATGACATGCGTAACCAATAGAGTTCGCGTCGATCAAAATAGTTAAATTGCCCATACATATTCCCCTCTAAAGAAAAGCCACCGCAAGGGTGGCTGTTCTAGTTGCGCTCAGTCAGCGATTAACCCGCTGCGTCCAATTCTGCAAAGATGTCGTTAAGATCGGAATCTAACGCCACTTCTGCAACTGTTGAGCGAGAGGCTTCGGCTGCGCGAGAGGTTTCATGCACTTCGATCGCTTCTGCTGAAGGGGCAGCAATCGCTTTCGTTTCAGGAGTTGCAGCAGGCAATAAGCCAACTACACCTTTCACCGCACCGATGGCACGTTGCATGTTTTCTTCATTCTCTTGGCGAACGTATTCGTCAAGATCGTTCAGGCGACTCAAGATTGAAGCATCAAGAGGATGCTTGTTCATTGTTGGCTGAACGCTGTATTTTGTATTCAAACCTTTACCTTCGCGGACAACCTTAATGATGATCGGCTCTTGAGGGTCGAACATTGCTGCACCCCAATCTTCCATCAGGTCAAGGATTTGACCAAAGACTGTTTTGCGAATTTCGAAGATTTGTGGATCAACTTTGTTTTCGCCATCTAAAGTGATGACGTTTAACAAGAATGATTGACCAGAGTTTGCATCTTTCAATGCCTTGATTTGCTCGTCATCAGTTACGCTTTGAGACGCTTGGCTGATTGCCTGACAAACAGGACAAGGTTTATTGAATGTCTTATCAAGACAAGGGTAAACAGCTTGCAATTCGCCTGCTGTGTTTTTGACATAGTGTTGACCAAAGTCGTGGAAGAAAATTTCTTCTTGACCTTTACGCCATCCTGGCAATAACACAATACGGTTCACGCCATCCTTTGGCTTCACCGTTTTCGCACGTTGTTTGATTGCTTCTTGTTTAGACTTTGCCGCTGCTAAGATTTTGTCGATTGCTGCGTTACTCATGGGTTTAATCCTTTTTGGTTTGTGTCGTTTGACGTTTCAAGTTTTAAGTTCGAGGACTTGTTGACTAAGTGATTTCGAGTTACTTAGTCAACGATTGAAAGTATAGTCACGGGTGACTTACTTTTCAATATATTTTTAGCGGCAATTAAGCAGCTTTACGGTTCATTGCTTCTTTGGCAGCCAACACCGCTCGCTCTGCCATTGACAGGTCTTCCGAACGACGTTGAGTGGCCGCAGGGGTAGTAGGGTCGCCCGCTGATTCACGAATACGCATTGTGCCTTTCATTTCTTCACGACGGTCTGAGCCAAGTTGAATCAACATGGCACGTCGATCGTGCATGGCATTCACAAAACCTTTGTGCGTGTCGGCAACCGCTTGGGCGTCAATCAGCTCCAAGTATTTATCGACCCACTGTTGGTCCATGCGCACCGCATTTTCAATTGCTTTTTCGGTTGCTTTCTCTCCTTCTTTCAGGAACTTCTTGCGATAGGCGTCATACAGTCGCGCTTCGAGCGTGTTGAATTGCTGCTTGGTGCGCGACAACTGTCGTTCCGCTTCTGCATTCTTTGCAACGTAGTACGCCATCAGACCTGATTGGTCGTACATACACTCTTGCAAGGTGGCTTCGGTAACGCGAGTTTCACGCATGAAGCCTTTTAAATCGGGCTGCAAGCTGAGTTTCGCCGCTTCTTTACGTGCTGCCGCTGATACCTTTGGAGCTTCCGCTTCACGCGGCTTCATTTCGACTTCAGGGAGCGTTGCAACTTCCGCATCAGGCATGGTGGCTGTCACAGCTTCTTCAATCACCTCGCTGACCGCAATGTCTGCTACTGGCGGGGCAACATTAGCAACAGGCGGTGGTTGTGTTGTTGCTGGAGCTGCTGGCTGAATATCTGAATGAACTTCCATCTTTGGTTCAAAGGCAATTTCGAGACCGACTTGTTGCTCCGCATTGAGCTTGTCTGCCTGCGTTGGCGTCATCGCTTCGAGTTCTGCAATCAATGCCGCATCTTCTAACTCAAATGGCTCGTCATCTGTAGATGGGTGAATAACTTCTGGAGTAGGCGGTGTTGAGCTGCCTGCTTGCCAGTGTTCATTTTCAGGAACGGGCGTTGCGACCGTAACAGGTTCAGGCGCGGGCGCGGGCTTTTCAATCGCCGCATCTGTATTGAATAGACTGGCATTCTGAGCTTCTAACTCAGCCATTAAGCTATTTAGATCGTCGTCGTTTATATCAACTGTCATGTTGAATGTCCTTTTTGATTGCTGCTGTAGCGTGTTTCGTTGCTACATTTCTAATGTTAAGTGACGATGTCAGGAAAGCGACACGGCAGTGTCACTCCCTGAACACTCTCCCTATTCGAGAATTTCTGCGACCTTCTCGAAAGTTTGGACAAGACCAGTCATCTTCGACGGGTCGAAGTGGACTTGTTGTGGATTTAAGCCGCACACAATCGTTGCGTCGAGCTTAGGGTCATAGAAGGACTTACCAATCAGGTCAGCGGTGCTACCTTTGGTGCCTGGTAAGAAGTGTTTGATCGCTGCTGAACCGAGCGCAACGATAATGCTAGGCTTGATCAGTTCAACTTCTTCACTAATGAATTTCTTGCAGCCGTTAAGCTGTTCATTGCTCAAGAACTTATCTTGCTTTTTGGCTTTGACTAGCGTCGTGTAATAACCTTCATTCGCTGATAGGTCTGCTTCCTTGATTGCGTTCTTCACGTACTTAGAGGCGTCACCTTCCATCAAGCGACCTTTCTTTTCTTCCTCCCAAGTAGGGCAGTCCGTAACAACCATGAACTTGACTGTTTTGCCACAGCGCACAGTCGGATGCGGTTGACCTTTCAGTGAGCAGCCATCGCACTTCAAGAAGTCTTGAGATAGTGAGATCAGGCGCGAACGCAAGTGTCCTTCAGTTAGATCGGTGGTGCGATCAGCCTTGACCGTGTCGATGATAAGTCCTGGCATCAACTCGATTTGGTCTTTACGTCTGTCCATGTGATTTGCAGGCAGTTCGTCACTGTCAATACTGGCGAATGCACCGACCTTGCGTAAGGCTTCGATGACCGCTGCATTGACACCTGAACCTTTAAATCCTGCTGCTTCGACCACTTCTTGAATTGAATCAAATTTGCCTTTGACTGGACTTTCAATGTCGTAACCGTAGACAGGCGTTTTCTCTGCATTGCGCTTGTATCGGACGATGGTGATGTCTCGATGCTTCTGTCGCATGGCAACAATCTTACGCGCTGTCGTTTCAGATACGCCTTTGACTGCACTGAATGGCGACAGAATGGTGCTGTTGTTTGGAATGGTGAACTTATCACTCGACACGTTGATGTCAGGCGGTAACACTTCAATGCCGTACTCTCGCGCATCACGCACAAGTCCAGTGAGTTTGTCTTCACCTACGACCGACAATGAGGCAGCAAAGTATTCGGCAGGGTAGTGGACACGAATGTAGGCGCACCATACTGAGATAATCGAATACTCGACAGAGTGGCTTTTGTTGAAACCGTAACCTGCGAACGCTTCAATTTTATGGAAGATTCGACCTGCTTCGGCTGCCGCCACACCTGACTTTGTCATTGCGCCGTTTACGAATTTCTCAGCAAGTGCCGCCATCTTGGTCGCATCTTTTTTACCCATCGCTTTACGCAAGCCATCTGCTTCTGCGTTGGTGAAGCCTGCAAAGTCAACTGCGACCTTCATTACCTGTTCCTGATAGATAATGACGCCTAGCGTGTCCTTGAGTGCGTCGGTCATGTTTGGATGATCGTACTCGACCGCCTTCAGACCTTGACGCACAGCAACGTAATCATCCATCAGACCTGAGTCCATTGGGCCAGGGCGATACAGGGCGGTTGCTGCTGCAATATCATCAAAGGTCATTGCGCCACCCTTTGCGATGTTCTTAAGCAAGGCACGCATACCGTTCGATTCAAACTGGAACACGCCTGTCGTGTCACCTCTTGCGAAGGCATTCATCGTCTTAGGGTCATCAAGTGGAATCTTGAGTAGATCGAGTTCTACGCCATGACGTTCTTTAATGTACCGCTGCGCAATGTGCAACGTGTCTAAGGTGGACAGACCGAGTAAGTCCATCTTGACCAAGCCCCACAGTTCTACACAGCGTTTGTCCCAATTGACCACTGGAGCTTCACCACGCGTTTCGAGTACCGCACGGTTTGCAATCGGTTCGCCTGCAACGATAATCCCTGCTGCGTGTTGTCCGAATGACTTCATCGTGCCTTCGAGTTTGACGGCATGACTCCAAATTGCAGGATGGTCGAGTTTGAATTTCTCAAGCTCAGGCACAGCACTTGCTGATTCTTCAAGTCCTACGGTTTGACCATGATCTTTCAGCACGTACTTGGTGGCGGTCAATTCAAGCGGTGATAGACCGCTAATACGCCCTGCATCGCGCAAAGCTGACGCCGACGCAAGTGTTGAGTAGTTACTGATGCCTGCGACGTGATCTGCGCCATATTTGTCAACAAGATAGTTCACCACTTTGTAACGTGCCGACGATGCAAAGTCCAAGTCGGCATCGGGCAAGTCGAGACGTTCAGGGTTAATGAAACGCTCAAAGATTAGACCGAAACGAATTGGATCTACTTCTGTGATGCCAAGTAAATACGCGACAAGCGAACCACCAACTGAACCACGACCAGGACCCACAATCACACCGTTGTCTTTCGCCCATGCGACCAAGTCTTCAACAAGTAAGAAGTATGATTCAAAGCCCATGTTCTTGAGGACGTTGAGTTCATAGCGTAGACGGTCACGATAGACGCCTGATAGCTCTGCTGCTGAAGGCTTATGGCCAAGAACTTCAACCGAGAAGCGTTTCTTCCAACCTTCGGCACATAGGCCGCACAGGAGCTTGAACTCGTCATCGCCAAACTTAGGCAATGAAACGTCGCGCTTGTCAAAGGTATATTTCGCCTTGTCTGAAATTTCACCTAAATAGCCTAAGCCTGCTGTCCATACCGAAATGTCGCGCACACCGTTGTATTTTGCTTGGCGGTACGCTGCTTGTTTAACACGTTCGAGGATGTCTTTTGGCTCAAAGAACGCAAAGTCCTTCACATGCTGCTTTGGTCGCCATGATTCTGACATCTGCGTATTCGTTGCAATGGCACTCATGAGGTCAAGTGTGCTTGCGTCCGCATTGTCAGCGTAGCAGAAAGGGTAGGTAACGATCGGCGCTGCGCTGAATGTGTTGATGAACTCAATTGCCTTGCTGTTCATGCGGTCAAACAATGGCGTATCGACAGGGGAGAGTTCAACATAGAAGTCGTCGCCAAAATGTCGCTGCAATTCACTTGCAATGGCAGTTGCATTCGGATGACTGAACAGACCGAACATATCGCCAGTCGTCACAACAACATCCTCAAGCTCTAACAGACTTTTAAGGTCAGTACGGCTGTGGTAGTAATACTGCTCTTTGGTGTTTGCTGCGGTCAGTAGTTTGAACAGGCTTTTCAGGCCAGCTTCCGACTTCACATACACTTTCGGTTGAAACATTGGATTCGCTTTTGGTGCGATACCTGATGATTTTGATGGCACGCGGTACGTTGCATCATCATACACACGAAGGCGACAACCGATGACCGGCTGAATACCTTTCGCTTTGCACTTATCTGAAAACTCCACAAGCGCGTGAACGCTCATGTCGTCAACAAGCGCGACAGACGCATAGCCTAGCTCTGCTGCTTTGTCTGCTATCTGTCCGATCTGCAGTAGTGAACTACCAATCGAGAAGTGACTCTGGACTGATAGTGCGTGATTAATTTGCATGGGTTTACTCTTACTGATTACTTGCTGTCATTGTCATTGAGCAATGTAGGGTTTGCGACGATTCGGGCGTCTTCCTCAATGGCAATGTCAAACATGGTGAACAACTTAATGGCGAGCGACACATGGCTTGCTGCGGTCTCGTTTGACCACTGGAGTTGTTCAGTGAATGTGACGCGTAAGCCTGCTCGATCAAAACCGCCGTCGATTAGCTTTACCAAAGCAACTGACAGCCATTTAGGGCCCGTCTTTTCAAGTGGGTTTCCGCCAGTCTTGAGATTTGCTTTGATTTGCGCAATTAAACCCGCCTTGCACAGCTGCGTAGCGAAAGTTCGCGCCTTCACAGGTAATGCCATGATTAGGGTTTCGGTGCGCTCGTCGATCTCGTAGACGATCTTTTCCACCTTGCTTGCACGTTCGACCTGTTTCGGCATCGGACGCATTGGCTTTTCAAGGTCAGGCTTTGTTTCTTCCGCCTTCTTCTCTTTGCGTTCGTTACGCGCCTTAGCGAGTGCCTGATTGTGCTTGTGAAGCATGTCCTCTACATTCACAATGCCTTTGATGCGTTCTAAAGTGGCTGTCACTTCCTGGCCGCATTGTTTATACGCCACGCAACCTTCACAAATTTTGCTATTGCTGGCATAACATGAAGGTGCGCCAAAACATGCAGGAGCTTGTTGTGCTTCTGCGCTATCTGCGTTCGGTTTACTCATGATTAAATCGCTCTATTTGCGCTGTACGCGCTCAATTGACCTTTAGACGTGTATTGATACTCGCTTGATGCTTTACGTGTGAAATGCGTTAGCTACTGCGGTTTTAACTTCATTAACCGCATTCACAATAAACCGCTGTGCTTCTGGAGTATCAACCGTCATCTTGAGGCAGTTCGCAACGAACTTAATGTCAATCTCCACTGCATGACTTGTCTTGAGTCCATTTGCCGATGCAAACGCACATTGCGCTCGTTGGGCATAAAACTCTTGCTTGACAAAGTCAGGTGGACTCATCGAGTAATCCAATAACGTGCGAGCCATCGGGCTGAGGCTGTCGCGTAAATGATTAACCTCGCTTTGTAACTCCACTTCTTCCTCAGCCGAACTTGATTCATCAGCGAACGAATCGAACCATTCGCCTTCGCTATCTTCGCCCGTGTGGGATTGACTGCCACTGATGGTTTTCATTTCGTAGCGATAGAGGCGTTCAATTTCGTTTGTCACTGCATTGGTTGCTGCTGTCACAAAGTAGGTGGAGAACTTTGCTCTCTCTGGATCAAAGCCGTGATAGCTTTTGATAAACACTTCGCGGAGCTGGCCGTGTATTTCGTCATAATCAAAGTGATCAGCTAAGCCCGCAGCCGCAAAGCGTCGAGACGCTTTTTGGCTTGCGAAATGGATAAGTTTCTCGTTCTCTTGAAAGAATTGTTCTAAAGGTAGCTTGTCCATTGCGGTCTCCCCTGGGAGTTCGGATTAACCGAACACTCGTTGAGAGAATTTTTCCACCGCTTCTTTATCCACGCGTGATAGCTTGTTGATGAATGACAGCTGCACACCCATTGCAAAGTTACCGCGACAGATACCGATCTGCGCCGCATTGATCATGGTACGCAGGGAAATTGTGTCGCTAATCTTCGAGCCATCGTATGCTTCACGCACAAGAGAGGCGAACTCTACAATCTTTTTGCTATCCGCTTCTGCTAAACCGCAACGCTTGTTCAGTGCTGCAATCTCCATTGCTTTAGGCATATAGTGTTTTTGAATACACATACCGAAACGGTCGAAGTTGGCAGAGTTTTGAATGTTCGTACCTTGATACAAGCCTGTCTCGTCACCTGAGCCGTTGGTGTTACCTGTCGCAACGAAGCGGAAGTTCGGATGTGGCTTAATGATACGGTTGGCTGCATCAGCTTCTTTGATCATCAAAGGTTTGCCTTCAAGTACCGCCTGATACACAGACAATACCGCTGGTGATGCGAAGTCGTATTCGTCTGCTAAGTACATCCAACCGTTCTGCATTGCCAACGCTAATGGCCCTAACTCGAATACAGTCGCGCCATCTTTCACCGTCCACATACCGACGATGTGCGATTCTTCGGTGTTGGCCGTATGCTGAATACGAACGAATGGGCGGTTAGTACGTGCCGCGACCTGTTCAAACAGTTCCGACTTGCCTGTACCTTTATGACCCCATACATACGGATTAATGTTGAGCGACAGTGCCAACATGACATTTTTAAGGTCGTCAATGTCGTAAACGTAGGTGTTGTTGATTTCGGGCACCATTTCAACGTGCGTTGGGTTCTCGATACAAGCAACAGGAATTGCTTCATTTCTCACGTTTTTTGCCGCTTTGTCTTTCAGGTCGAAAATTTCGTGAAGCGCCTTGTTGACCACCTGATCTTTCGCGGCGGTTGCCAACGCTTCTATCGGAGTTTTCTTTGATTCTTCACTTGCTGGCTTTGTTTCCGCTTTCGCTTCTGCTTCTGCTTTTGCTTCTGCTTTTGCTTTGGCTTCAGCAGCTTTCTTCGCCTGCATCTTTGCTTCGTATTCTTTGCGGATATACTCAGACATCAATGGAGCTGTAGGGAAGCGCAGCTTGTATTCTTCAACGGTGAGGCTTTCGCTGCATTCGTTTTTGTTTAAGTGACTGATAATTGCATGAACAGCACCACCACAGATTTCGCAAGTGATTTTTTCTTGAGACATTTTCTTACTCCACAAATACGGTTTTAAATTGGTTGAAGCGTTTAAAAGTGCTTCTGCGTTTCGATAGAAGCATTATAAGAATGTGTACTAGGGCTGTCTAGTCACTGGTGACTTACTTTTTAACATACCCTAGTACGGTATGGCGACTATTTCGCCATCAACATTGTGCGGAGTTCGCGGATTACGCCTTGAGGTAATTCTTCGACGTTATTAATCACGATGTTCTTGGTGTAGAAATTTTTAACTTCACTGGAGTTGATGCCAATACCGATGATCTTTGTTCCTGAGCGCTCAATTCCCTCAACGGTATCCTTCAGGTGACGAGACAGTGAGCCGCGACCTGTGCCGGACTGAGCGTGAGGACAACCGTCGGAAAGTACGATCATGATCT